GATGTCGATTGCTTCGTCCGGCGAGATGGCGTCGTCTGCGAAGGCGATTGCGTCTTCTTCAATCGGCTGCCAGCCACGATCTTTTCCGGAACCGTCGTAGAAAGCCTCGATCAGTTCGCCGTCCTTTTTACGAAGGTCAACTACAAACCTGTCAAAGATGTCGCTATAACCAGAGTCAACAACCTCTGCGTCGTACTGCTTCTCTGCGATTGCTTCTACTTCAAGAATGTCAACGCCACCCTTGACGGCAAAACAACCACCCTTACATCCTTCGCAGGCCGGCGACTCGGGGGCGAGCACCTTGCGGTCAAAGGCACACATGAAGTGGTCATCACTTGCGTCCTTGACACCGATCTTGTTCATGCGCTCCATGCGCATTTTCTTACCCTCGGTACGTTCTTCGACTTCTGTCTCTTCGTCTTCAGTCTCTTCGTCTTCAACGGATGCCATTTTGGGTTTTTTCTTCATTGGCATGAGTTCAAGTTCTTCCTTGGACATCTCCTCGTCCATTTCGGATTCCTCGTCCTCGGTAGGTGCGCCCTTGGTCATGACGGCCATAGCTCCGCACTTGCCGCAGACCTTGTCGCCCTTCTTGTAGCCACAACCGGCGACATCGCCCTTGGCACACGCCTTGACCTCGCCCATGGCGCTGACGCGTACGACGGCTTTTTCCTCAACCTCTTCGTCAATAGACTGACTGATCTCTGGGTTCATTTTCCTGTCCTCCGTGATCCCCTGCGGGTCATTTGGTTTGCCCATTGCTGGGTACTACAGAGCTTTTTTTCGCTGCCCTGAACTGTACAACATCCGTTCGTCATCATTGCGACACCGACCCGATGGCTTTTTTGAGTGCCTCGAGTGCGTCGGCACTTACTGCGTTGGTGTCGTAGAACACCCTGTCGCCCTTGACCGTATATCCGATGCCGTGGTACGAGACGACCGGGGCAATCCACTCGCCGTGCTGCTTGACGGTTACACCGTCGACGGCTAACGACTTCTTGCCGGATGACTTCATGATTGAGGCAATGCGGGCTTCAATCTCTTTTGTCTGTTCTGCGAACTTGGTAGCGGCTCGTAGAAAGTCCACTTTTTCGTACCATCTCAGCTTGATGTCCTGTGATTTCTTGAACCACTTATACATGTTGTCGGCGGCCGCTTCTCGTTCCTTGATTAGTTTCTTAACCTCTGACTTGACATCGTCAGCCAATGAATCCACATCGGGGGTACCAAGTTTTTCTGCTTGGAACTGGCTGATGTGATTGTGTGCCGAATAAGCGTTTAAGGCCATACTCTCCCACATTGCGATCATTGCCGACATGATCTCCTGAGGCGAAGCCTTCTCTACGCCCCTGCTGAACTCAGGGTCAAATGGGGGGTTGGCTTTCGTTTGCGACTTGATTATCTCCCGTGCCCTGGCCCCAGTGATGGTGTTTGATGGTTTTTTGTCCCATATTGTTCCGTACGCTTCTCTTAGTTCCATTGCCTGGCGGAGGGCCTGCTCAATGAAGTCCCTCCTGCCGACATCGTCGAGCATCAGGTCGTCCGCATGGAACTTCTTGTCATCGGACGAACCGGTATACGGCTTTCGGACGGCGTTCCATAACTCAGACCAGACGCTGAACTTTCCTTTTCCGTTGTCCGACACGTGTTGTTTGATTGGCTTTCCCGTCATGCCGTCATGTCGTGGCAAGTAGTTGTTGGGGCCAATGCCGCCCGTGTGCTTGCTGCCTGAGATCTTCACGGCTGGCGAGAACAACTTGTCAAACGCACCTCGCAATGTCCCGGATACGCCAAACATCTCGTCCACGGTTGTCGGTTCGTTGTCCTTGAGTTTCTTCATTGACTCTTTTTTGTACTTCTCCTTCATGGCATTTACGCCCGAAACAGCCGCACTCACGAGCTTCTTTGGGCCAGCAGGCCGTTGGTAGACCGTGTTGTCCTGGACCATGCCATCGCCGTCTGCGTCGCGGGCTTTGGGGTCCATGCCACCAAGTCCCTTGACGGAATAGCCGTCCTCGTCGACCCACTCGGTGTACGAACTAATGGCGTTGTCAATGGCCGTTGCGGCGTCGGCGGTCATGTTCTTCTCGTTAATCGTCACAGTCTGTGACTTTACCGAGACGGAGAGGTCATAGTTGCTGACAACAGGAGCAATATGCGACACGAGGTCACTCGCGTCCTCAACGGACAGTACAAACGCCGCGCCCTTGAACTGAACCTCACCGATTGTGATCACGTCGTTGATAAGTTCGGCCGCTTGCTTGAGTTTGGCAATGTTGCTGGACGACAAGACGCGTCCTGCCTTGATGCCGAATAGGTCGTCGTCAAGCGCCGACTTCAAGCCACCGCAACCGCAACCGCAACCAGGCTTCTTTGCGTAAGGCATGACCATGCTCATTCCTTCCTCATCTTCACCCTCGGACTCCCAGTTGTCGTCGTCCCTCAGGAAATCAGTGAACTCTGGCTCTTCTCCCATGAAGTCTTTCAAGGCCAGCATGAAACCCTTCATCTCCTCGTCGTCATCGCCCTCTTCGTCGTAGGGATTGCCATACGACTTGCCAAAACGATTGTTGAGGTTGTTGTTGAACTCGGCATCACTGAAAAGCGATCCCTGAATCACACGCTTACCCTTCTTCAACTTCTTCTTGCAGTTCTTCATCCCGGGGTGATGACACCCTTCGTTTGGCCATAATCCGGTCGTCTCGTGATGCAACCAGGCGCAGATGTTCTCTAACGGGTACAACTCGGGGTGGTCGGCGAGAATGACGCGACACCTACGAAACCCGCCTGGCTTCTTCATGATTGGACGCCAGTAACGGAGCAACCTTTCAAGGTTTCCTCTACGCGGGCCGTAACCCCTAGCAATATCACCGGTGACATTTTCCTGTGGAGCATCAACACCGACAATGTTGGCAATCTGATTCAGGGCATCTGCACCGGGTGCTGCCTTGCTCTCCTCGTATTCGTCATCGTCCTCAAGAAACTTCACCCTCTCTTCGGAGTCACCAGAAGGAAGCCACATTTTCAAGTCGTCATCGTCATCGTCAACATCAACATCAACAACGCCCTTGGGGATGACCGCGAAACGGCATTTCCCGCCTGGCTCGATGTCCATGGCAATGATGTCGCACGAGCCGTCTGCGTTATAGAAAACGCAGTTTGAGCACTTGACACCGATTGAGGCAACTTCGTTCTCGTCGGCGGGGGTGTAAGCAGCCCAGACTCCTTGAGAGTCCTCATTGAAACGTCCATGAGTGGAGACAATCCTGAGTAAAGAATCCCTGAGATCGGATTCCTCGGCATCAAGGATTGGCCTACCCTCAACCATGGGCATATCGGTGCGCATATCGCCACCCTTGTCATTTTTCACGGACAAAGTGGAGGTCAGTTGGTTTGCGCCGTGTAGCACGGGTGAGACTTCGTAGAGTTCAAGTTCCTTGAGGATGTTGGCTTGAAGCTTGGGGTCAAATACGGCGTCAAGTGTCTTGTAGCCGATTGACCATTCCTGCTCCTCGCCGAAGAACTGCACGAACGAAAAGGCTTCACGACCACGTTCTGACTTGAGGTTCAGTTGCACGCGGGCATAAACCGCACCCACGCCAGCCTGCTTCATTTTCATGGGAAGCCTGGGGTCACTTGGGCTGACCTCAAAGATGTCAATGACCTTGCCGATGGGCTGATTCCAGTCGTGTCCCCATACAACACGGGGTTTCCTGCGCTTTAGCGACTTATTGAAAGCACCGGGGATGATGATGTCTCCCACGCTGTCCTTATTGCCGATTGCAGCAACAAAACACTCAACTATGCCAAGGGCATCGTCGACGCCAACTTGTCCCCCCATTGTCTTGAAACTGAGATCAGCCACGAAACTTTTCCTTTGGTCAGTGATACCTATGAAAACATACCCCCACTAGGGCTTCTGTGACCGCAACATTGACGGCAAATACCCCAAATGGCATTGACGGCAAACTTAGTGCTTGAAATGCCTCTTGGAAGTCGCTAAGGTCTTCCTAACAACAAACGACGGAGACCCCCGCCGACCCCCGTGAAAAGAACGGGAAGGACAACGGGATGATGGACTCCGATTTGCCAACTGGAGTGTCTCAGGAGGGACACGACGGCAAGAAGGGCCACTAAGGCCGGCAAGCGCAAGCAAGCCACCCCATAGAACCCCACTGACCGCGCAACAACCAGAAGGAGAAACACCATGCGCAAGCAAAAAGCCTTTGGCTACGCCATTGGGGCGGCAACCGTCGCCCTCGTCATCTCAATCGGCTACACAGCCAACGGGATGGCACCAGCCCCCAGCACAACAACTACGGTTGTCAGCACCCCCGAAACAACCACGACGACAATCGTTGTTCCGGAAACCACAACCACAACCACAACCCTTCCCGACCCTGTCGGTGAGGCAGAAGCCATCTACCTCAGCCTTGAGTGGAAGCCCTGTTCGCAGTGGTTCCGCACCGCTGCACAAGCAGGTTGGCCGTTGGATCTCATTCCCGACGTCCTTGACGAGATGTACAGCGAATCTCGATGTCTCCCACTCGGTCCGCCCAGCGCATACCCGGAACATTGGTCTGGCGAACGAACCGACGCATGGGGCGAGGACTACGCCGACCTCTGGAATCACTCCGATTGGGGCTTGATGCAGATCAACGGCTTCACTCACAAGGATTTCGTCAGCCAGTTATACGGCGAGATGGACGCGATGGTTGACCCTCTCAAGAACCTTGAGTTCGCCTGGAAACTGTACAGCGACCTTGACGAACGAGGTCGCTGTGGATTCAAGCCGTGGAGCAGGCCATGCGTCGACTGACCGTTCTAGCCGTTGCCCTGGCGGTACTCGCTTCCCCCCTCGTTGACCGCCCGGTATCCGTCTCTGCCGAGAACTCGCCCCCTATTGACTACTCGCAGGTCAACTGGACGGAACTCGCCCGCTTCATGTATGGCAGGTGTGGGGAATACCACGACCTCGCCATCTCTGTTGGCTGGACTGAGGCTCAATGGAAGAAGTTGAGTTTCGTCATGTACCGAGAATCCAGGTGTAATCCGATGTCGTTCAATCGCACCGACCCCAACGGCGGAAGTAGGGGTTTGATTCAGATCAACGGTTATTGGTGCAAGAAGAACAAGTACAACCCGAGTGGCTGGCTTCAGGCACAAGGAACACTCAACACCTGTGACGACCTCTTTGATCCGGCGACAAACCTCCGTTCTGGACTTGCGATGTGGAACTACAGCCAAGAACGCAATAAGTGCGGGTGGCGACCGTGGGCAACGCGCTGCTAGAACTACGGGCATGGAAACGCCCACAGTCAGACCACAACGGCTACTAACACAGAACAGCGAACTCAGGAAGGTCGGCGTCTGGAACTGGACGCTCCCGGCCCACACTCTCAAACTCACCGACGGCTCGTGGTTTAACACCTGCCCGAACGCAGGATCGTGCGGGCGGGTGTGCTACGCCAAGATGGGGACGTACACCTTCTCCAATGTCAGGAAGAGGCATCTACAAAACCTCGAGTATGTCCTCCAAGACGGCGACGCCTGGGAGGCACAGATAACCGCCGAGGTCGCCCACAAACGCATGAGGCCGACAGGCACCCCACTCAACCTTGACCACGATCCAACGGACGAAGTGTTATCTGATTGGATAACACGGGGCGGCAAAGCGGTTCGCATCCACGACGCCGGGGACTTCTTCTCAGCCGACTATCTTGACAGATGGTTCAGGATTGCCGTCTCCGCCCCTGATGTCCTCTTCTACGCCTACACCAAGGAAGTTGTGCTGCTAAAAGAAAAAAAATCAAAAATGCCCCCCAATCTCCGGGTCGTCTACTCATATGGCGGTAAGCAAGATCACCTCATTGACAGGGATACCGACAGGCATGCCGATGTCTTCCCCACGGCAACGGCACTCGCTGAGGCAAACTACTACGACCAAGAGGACAACGACCTCCTCGCCGTCACCGCTCCAACAACGAAAATCGGCATCGTTGCAAACAACCTCCCTGTTGCGAACAAGCGTTTCGCCGGGAAAACGATGAGCGAACTCTCCGCAACTTGACGAAACTTTCAGCAGCGCCTAAGGTCCTGCACATGGAAATACGAGCCGGCCGTCTCTACGCAGTCAACAACAGTTCGCATCCCGGGATCGACACCCCCGAACCGTATCTATGTCTCAACATTGGCGGTACGCCAAGGTTCATTTTTGCGCCGGGCCTTGCCAACTCCGGCGATGGTCCGCACGACACTGGTGCCTGGATGGACCACGTTCAGTGGGCCTGGGCACTTCGAGCCGATCAGGTGCTTGGACCTTGGTCCGAGCACCGCCCACCGTCCCGTACTGCGAACACTCGTACGACGACGATCAAGGCCGCCACGCACACGACGAGAGTTACGACGTCCAACGACCCCCACGACGGCTACACGACCTGGTTTGAGACGACGACGACGAACCCGTACTTCACGAAGACGATGATGCGATACCTCGGAGCCGACCGACCTGAGGCTGAACGGCACTCGGGAATCGGAACCCCCGAATCGGAGTAACGCGCGCGGAGATCCGTTTTCGCTCCCCCCTTGTATCCACACCCGTTCTGGAGGCTCGCGCGACACTTTTCTGCCGTGACTCTTCGCCCCTTCGGCCCCGGAGTCGAGCAGCTCCGGCCTTGACAGCTGACGCCCGGCATCGCCCCTGCTCAGAGGCTGCGCCATCGAGACATCGAGGCAGCTGATGGTCGATGCTATCCCCGGGGGTCACGCATCCCCACCTCCGGTCACCGGCCGCCACTCAGCTTTGGCCCTGCTTCCGGCTTGACGTCGCATCCGTCGAGGCCCTACCATTCGATGCCATGCCTTCGTAGCTCAGTGGATAGAGCGTCGGTTTCCTAAACCGCAGGTCGCAGGTCCGATTCCTGCCGAGGGCGCACCCCGTGATCACCCGTGTCAAACAATGACTTGACTTTGTCACACCCTTGAGGTATGGTATGTCTGTCAATGAGACATGACCAAGGAGGTCGCTATGGAGAAGAAGCCGATCACATGCAAGAAGTGCGGATGCCCTGACCTGAAGTGGGCGCAGAGCAAGGCGGGCAAGTGGTATCTCACCCCCATGGAGGGTGCGCACATCAAGAACGAGAACGGGTGGGTCATGAAGACCATCAAGATCGCCCACCGTTGCGACCTCTATGAGGAGCAGAAGGCGGAGGACGCACGCATGGAAGCCGTCATCGTTGAGGAGCAGGCGAGTGCGATCATTGACCGTTGGATGGACGAGGAGGCGACCGACGAACAGAGGCACGAGTACCTCACGGCGATCCGTGCGGGCTTGGGGGAGGAGTTCAAGACGGCACTCCTAGAGACACTCACCCAACGCACCTGAGGCCACGAGAGTGGGCCGTGGGGGTACGGTGGGGACGTGCTCGAGACAGCAGTCCTCATCGCCGTCAGTGTCCTCCTCATGATCGTCGCACCCACGCTCATCAGCAGGGACGACGACGACCACTAGCCGTTGTCTGTCGCCATGAAGCCGAGCTCACCCAAGGCGGTGATGCCCTCGTGCGGCAGGGCATACCTGTCCACCTCGGTCTGCCTCAGTATCCGGTGGGCCACATCGGCAAGCTCATGCTCCGTCGAGAACCCGACGCCCACCCGGGGTTCGGCCCATTCGATGCGCCGGCCGACGCCCACCTTGTAGGGCTGCACCACATAGGCAGCATCGCCCTCGATCGTCACGCACAGCAGGGTGATGCACTCCTCGACCTCCGGGTCGGTGGGGAAGCGTTCGACTAACGTCCTCGTATCGTCGCTCGGAGGGGCCGTGTAGGACTCGTGTGCCCATACCACGGCGTGGCAGCCCCATGACCGGCGCATCACCGCTACGGCCTCGAGGAGAGCGATGTTGAGCGTCCTTGACGAATCGTTCTCAATCAGGATCGCATAGGACTCGACGACCCCGGTGTCATCGAAGCAGAACACGCACGGCAGCACATCGGTGCCGACGCCCATCGAGCGAACCGATTCCGACTTCGTCTGCTTGGCCGCATCGAGGACGCCGTACGTCATGTCGATGGGATGCGGGCTCATGCCCTGAGAGGCTACTAGCCGCCCGCGCAGCACCGAGTCAGATGCGGCCGCACGCTTCGAGGCCGGCGGGGGTGGGGGCATACGTCGACTCCTCGAGCCATCCGAGAGTCACGGCATGCCTTACCATGCGCTGCGTCGACCCATAGCTCCGGCCCCAGGACTTCGAGATGCCCTCGACTGTCACCGGAGACCCGGACTCGACGATCCCGGCCGCAGCCCGGACGACGTCGCTCGTGCAGCCCATCAGCCAGGCCCGTTCTCTTTGCGCCAAGCTGCCACTGCCTCTCGAATGTCATACGGATTCCTCGATCCGCGTGGCGGCTCTGCGTTGTCCGCCGCCCGTGACTGCGCACCTGGCCCTCCATAGGCATCCCATCCGCAGGCTGCATAGCCGGCGAGGTCGACCCAGTTGTCTCGATGTCCCGGCGCATTGGCGATGCGGGCCGTCTTCAGCAGCACCATCATTGCGATGGCATCGTGCGGCTCAATGAGGTCAGTCAGCGCAGGCGACACGCTGATCCCCCTACGCTTCATCAGCCCCTCGAGGTAGGCGTTCCACATCTTCGAGACCTTCATGTAGTCGTCGTAGGGGTCACCGTAGGTCTCGTTCCTATCGCCGTTGACGAGCGAGGACGCTTCATTGAGGACTTCCCTCCTCCGATCCGCCGGCATCAGGAAACTCCCCGCGTTGAACGGTACGCAACGGCCTCGGCCACCGACGTGATCCTTGACAGCAGCGTCGAGAGAAGCTCCGGGTCGTCGATCTGACGAGCCAGCGCCTCGACTAGCTGCAGTGCGTTGTCCGCCCGGAGGAAGTCGGCGCGTTCGTACCGTGACTCCACACGACTCACTTTGAGCCGCCCTTATTCTTCTCGGCCCATCCGGTAACGATGCTCTTCATTAGCTCGTCATCGCCGGCCTCGACTAACTTCCGGCCCTCTTCGGCGTCCTCGTCGAGTGCCTCGAGGATGCGGCTAGCGAGGAAGATGCCAAAAAGCATCGCCGGAGCGAGGAAGGCGAGCATCCAGGCCCTCATTTCACGTCCCCGGTTGCTTCGACCCACGCCCTCAGAGCGGCCTCGGTTACCGGGTCTCTCGACCCGCGGTAGCAGTCGAGCGCGTCGAACAGCCGGCACCCGGCGTCGAGCAGCCGTGACTCCCGGGAAGCTTGTCCCGGAAGGTAGACCCAGCCTCCGGCTGATGTGGGCGGACGGCCGACGACGTTCGTCAGGGCCGTCCGCATCGCTTCGTGATCCATCCTCATTCACTTTCCTTCTCCCTTGGGAGCATGATGCTACCTATCTCAACGATCGGCATACGAATGGTCGTATCAGCAAAGGGGGCGTGGTTCTCAATCATTAGCCTGCGCTCACGTTCGGTCGTCCCTCCCCAGATGCCGTAGAACTCCTTGTTCTCGACCGCCCAGTTCAGGCAGTCGAGCCGGACGGGGCAGCCGTTACACATCGCCAGGGCCTCCTTTACGATGGCCCTGACCCTCAGATTGTTCTTGCCGGACGCCGGGTAGAAGTCCTTCTCAACCCCGCGGCACGCCGCCGAGTCACGCCACGTTGTGCTGCTCTGTGTCATGACTCCACCTCGCCCATGTCCGGCAACAGCTGACTTAAGTCCGACCACGGCCGAGTTGTCTCGAGGTTCTCAATGAACGTCGACGAGGCCCACTCGCCGACGGCAAGGGACAGGCCGGCACAACCCAAAGCATCTAGCAGGGTCATTGCGTCAATGTCTTTGGGTATATCGGGGTTGATGCTGCGCATCTCCTTCAACAGGTTTGTAGCCATCTCAAGTTGTTTGTGCTTGATAATGGATCGCCACTCAGCATGGCGTCCCGAGGGTATGTCGAGTTCGCTCATCGCTTCACATCCAGCAGCCGTGGGTAGCCAGACATCCACTCGGGTTCTTTTGTGGCGTCAAGCGAGACATGGGCCGACACGAGGTTCGTGCCCAATAGTTCGTCAGCAAGTTCAAGGACTCGCATATTAGGTATGAACGGGCGCACGCCCACCTTCCCGGCGGGACGGCACTCTGAGTAGACATAGCTAAATGCCTCCTCCTCGGACATCCCGATCATCGCACAGATGGCAATCGCAACCGCCGTTGAACGAGACTGACCTGCCTTGCAGTGGATCAACATTGAATCGTCCTGAGTGGCCGAAAAGGGCATCAGCCGTGGGTATGCCCAACAGAGGATGTCGTCAATCTGAGAAAGCGTCGGTGCGCCCTCTCGGTCAAGGTAGCGATCCTGGAACTCGACGATCAGATGGTCGCCGTGGCCCCAATCGCAATGCCACCACGGCGAGAACACCGTAAGGACATGGTCATAGGAGTGGCACCATCGTGCCGCCTCCCAACGGGTAGAGATCATTATGTTTGGTTTCTTCTTCATTGTTACCTCCTTGGTAAACGTGTGTTGGAATGTGTATTAGTACGAACTGTCAAGAATAGCGAGTCAAGGACTCCCTTGTCAAGGATGACCATGACTTTCCTGTTCGGGCACGGACGGTTGAGAGCAACGGGACGTCGCCGACCTTCCTTGACCACTCGTCGTAACGGCGTGTCGTGGGCGTTGACCCGACTTGGACAACCGCTGTGACGAACCTGTCGACTGACTCTTGGATCTGCTGATCGGTGAACACCTGACACGACGGCGACATTCGCTCAGTGACGACGCGAGCACCCGCCATGCGACGGGCCGACGACCATGATCCATGCCGAACCGTGATGGTTGCGACCGACGGAACACGACGGCCCTTCTTCGCTTGCGCTTCTCTCCACGCTCCGTACGAGATGACGCTCGTGAAACCGAGTCGTTCTGCCTCAATGATTGCGGCGGAGATCTGATCGTCGCTGAAGTCCTTATCCGAGCCCTTCCTGGTTAGCACCTGAGTATGTGCCACGGGGGCAAGCACCTCGCGTACGACCCTTGCGGGGATGCCTCCCGAAAGAAGAGCAACGGTTTCCTTCACATTGCGCGTCTTCTCGAAGAGTCTAAGGATGGTTCCCCGGTTTGCTTCGACCGACGCATTGTGAGTCCGGCGGGCCTGGTCAAGCGGCTTGCGCCTTGAGACGTCCTGTTTCGACAGCACCTGACGGACACGCTCGCGAGTCACGCCGTACGCATCGCCGATCTCCTGGAGTGTCTTGCCGGCCACGTACATGGCCGCCATTGTCTCGTCCCGGGTCATAGCTGACTTGTTGGTTTGGTTATTTTTCATGTTTTCTTCCCTTTTCCGGCCGCTTTCTCGGCCTCTCGGTCTGCTTTCGGGTCGCGCACTTCGTACGAACCCTTCTTCTTTGCTGCCCAGAACATGTCCGGGCGTTCGTTGATGAAACCTCGGACGCTCGACGACGTGGTGTCGCACTGAGCGGCGAGTGCTGATGCGGTAACGATGGCACCGACGTTCTCGGCGGCCCACTCAAGGATCGCCACTTTGTAGGCGTCCTTGCGTTTCTTCGGAGCGAACTCAACCGCTCGACCGAGGATCTCCTCCTTGACACGGCGGTCAATAGAGAACATCGTCATCACCCTCTCGGGTTCTGTCTCCGGATTCAGCATCATGGCGTACTTCGCCCGACTGCGCTCGCTAATGACGACCCACTCAGGATCATTCATCGCAGATGTCCACGATCCGTGGGCCTCCTGTAGAGCTGTAACGGCTGCCTTGTATTCTTCGTCGATGTCTTTTGGTGTCATCGTTACCTCCTTGGTTTATGTGTATAGGTAGTGCCGCCCTGAGGCGACTTGGTAACTGTACTACTTCTCGTTACCCCTTGTCAACTTCTGTACAAGAGAAATCACGTCACCGGGGCCGAGGACGATCATTCCACCCTCGATGCCGGTGTCCCCCACGACGATCTCGACCTGTTCGACCATGACACCGAGGCCGTGAGCGATGGCGGCCCTCGAGAAAGCCGCCCGCTCGAGAGCAGCTGACACCGAGTCGAGGTCGGGGCCGAGCACGGTCGCCTCGATGTACTCGTGCTGGCCAGCGTCCGTGACTTCCGGGTCGGGCATCCTCTCGAACGAACGTCGCTGCTCCTCGAGTTCCTGGCACTCCGGGCAGTCGATGTCGACCTCCGGCTTCAGCTTCCGCTTCTTCGACATCACGTGGCCGCAGTCGAGGCGTTGATGCCAGACCGTGGTGCCGTAACCCCCGGTCTTCCACGCTTCTCCCTCTGGCCTGGGCATCAGGAGTTCTCGGCCCTTGCGGCTTCGAGGCCGGCGGTTAGGTCTTCTATTCTCATTTCTTCCTCCTACAAAATGGAAGACCCCGGCTCCGACGTCCCAAGGAGGAGCGACGCGGGCCGGGGTTTCCCCCCCATGCCTTCCGGGGGGTCGGGCATGGGAGAACTAAATGACTTAGTTAGCGAGGCTAGCTCACCATTCTTCGTCGTTGCTGCTTGGTGCGGGTCGACGAGCTGCCGATGCTGCTCGAGCTGCTCCACCTGACTGCTGCTGACGTCCGCCAGCTGCTGGGCGTGACCCTTCGGCATCGCCACGGCGCTTGCGAACGAGAGACTCGATCACTTTGGTGCTGATGGCAACTTCGTCGACAACGAACTGCCACTTCGACTGCTTCTTGCCGGTGTCGACGTTGTCCCAGAAGCGTTGCTCAAAGCGTCCAGTTGCGACGACCCTGAGGCCCTTTTCAAGAACTCCAGCCGCATCTTCGGCCATTTGTCGCCAAGCGATGCAGTCGACGAATGATGTTTCGTTCTCCCACTCGCCTTTGTCATTCTTCCACGAGCGTTCGCAAGCGATCGAGAACGTCAGTTTCGACGCTCCGGACCCGAGAACCGCTAGTTCGGGGTCGGCGGTCAGGTTGCCTGCCACCGTTGTTTGTATTCCGTTTGCCATGATTGGCTCCTTTTATCGTGGACGGGTATTCCCGCCGGTCTGAGAAACACTACAGGCCCACCGAGCGTGGCGTCAAGTCGTGGGAGGGAAGTTCTCGGCGGGGCCGGTTGACGGCTCGAGGTCAATGTCCCAGAGCGTAGGCGTGACTGGCGGGTCGTGCTGCATCATCCTGATCAGCCGGGGTGTGTTGTGATCCGGGCCGAAGGCTAAGTACGTCCCGTCGACCGAGTCGCAGCCCCACTCCCGGGCGATTTTGACCCGCTTCTTCGAGTTAACTCGACCCATATGTACCCATTTGCGTTCGCTCTTCGCAATCTGCGTAGCTTCCCGGGCCGTGCCGGACAGCTTGAACTCAGTCGAGCCGCCGATAAACAACGCGCCCATCTCGGCCCATGGGATCTCGTCGAGGATCACCCCGTCCTGCAGGACGAAGGCCGGCTTGTATCCAGCATCAGTCACGGTGGCGTGGTATCGACCCCAGCGTTCAAGCGTCGCGGCGTGGTCGGCCACAACGTCCGGGACAGTCGCAAAGAGGGCCGACTCCGGGTGTTGCTTCACCTTCAACCAGTTGAGCCAGACCCGCTCATCCCAGCGTTCAGCAAAGCATCCATTATCAGCAGCCCAGGCCCACTCAGTTGAGGGAGCGTTGCGCTGACTGAACGGCGTCAGCATCGCTCCAATCGAGTTGTCGAGGAGCAGCCTTTGCAGCTCAGGCTTCTTGGGGATGCAGCCGGTGAGATAGAGCACGGTAGCCCCAAATGATCAACCCACCGAGCAGTGCCATCCACGTCTTTCCAATGACCTGACCCTGCCAGAAGTTGGTCGAGTCGAACGCTATCTGAAGGAAAAGGAATGAGTCGATGATGCCGCCGACGACCCCGGAGAAGACCACGGCAAGCGCAATCGACTTACGCTTGACTCGGGTGTAAACGAAGAAGTCGACGATTTCGCCGACCGCAAAGGCCACCGCTGAAGCTGCTGCGACATCCGGGTTCACGAAGAACGAGATGACAATGCCGGCCGCAATGGCGATGAGAACGTTCCTCTTCCCGAACTTCTCCTGCACATAGTCACGGGTGAAGAGGGCGATGCCGATCAGCAGCACGCCGGACGGGGCCTGATAACCGAAGCCGACCGGGATCGTGTGCGGGCCTTCCGGGAAGGACTGAGTACCAACGTTGCTGATGAACCAGTTGGCAAGGGGGATTGTTGCTAGGTAGGCAATGATTGCTGCATATTTTTTGATCATGTCGATAACGCTATCATTTGCCCGCTCGTTGTCGTGGCGCTGATGGCTTGACTTTCAGGGCCGGTTCGGTTACCGTCGACCCAATGGGAACAAGATCTGAATCAGAAGCACGTCTCGAACTGATCCGTAGGGTGAAGACATCGCTTGAAGTCACGGTTGGTGATGAAGCGGAAGTTGAAGCGCAGCAAGCAGAGCTGATCGACATGGCCACGGTCATTGTCGACGAGTTGGGCCTCCGGTATGTCGGCGGCGAATCGACTCTGTTCGAGCTGGGCGAAGACTAAGAACGCTCGAAACCGACGGGTCGACACGTCCATCTGACTCCGTCGACCTCGACAAAGTCTCCGGGGCCGATCGACAAACCGGGTGCTGCCGCCTCGAAAGAGCTGCGGGCCTCGAGTTCCCAGCTGCTCAGGTTGCCGAAGAACCCATTGCAGATCTTCCACGCTCGATCTGCGGCCTCGAGCTGCGTCCGTGACTCATAGTCTTCCCAGGCGCACGCAGGGTCGCGCCGGCCGCTGAGGTCTTTGACATGAACGATGATGTGCATCAGCGCTTCCGGGCTATGGAGCTTCGCCAGCAAGTGCATTTGCCCCCGACCCCGGCGCATCCTGGGCATGGAGAGGGCGTCCACTTGGGCCACTCCCTTCCGTCCTTGCCGGTGTTGATCATCAGTATCCATTTTCTGCCGCACTCGACACAGACAATCTTCCCGCCGGCGACGTCAGAGTAATCAAGCGTCGACGAACACCGGTGTGTCTTCGGGTTAGCTTTCAGCGTCATCGACGGATCATACCCACGCTCGACCGAGTGGCGCAAGCTGCGACCCGGGCGTAGCATCGACCCATGAACCAAGCTGAAGAAACAGCCGCCTTTGTCGGTGGCACGCACGGCGACTTGATCGACCCCGCCCACGACTGGGAAGTCACGCTTTCTCCGGCCTTTGGCATCGGGCCTGACGGCCTCGTCGAAATCCCCGGAAGGAACGTCGTGATGGCCGGAGGACGCGCAATCGACGTCGTTGGGTCGAGATGGCACCCGGTGCAGAATCGAGAAGTAATCAGCATCGCTCGAGGGGTGGCCCTCTCGACTGGCGGTAAAGTAACCCGGAGCGGCGAGACCGGGTCGGGTCGAAGGTTCTGGGCAAAAGTCGACATCGGCGGCTCGATGTGCGTCGTCGTCACCTCGGCCCACACCGGGAGTGGCGGGTTGACCGTGACTCCTTATGTCGAGGAGGCCGGCGCGCTCGTCCGGGTCGGGTCGAAGCCGGGTCTCAGCTGGCCGCACGGGCCGACGCTTGAGGCCCGCATCGCTGAATCAGAAGACATCGCCGAGTTCATTAGCGATTGGAAGTCGAAAGCCGCGTCGTCAAAAGCTGCGATGCAGAAGACTCAGCTCCCACCAGCAGCTTTCGTCCAGGCGTGCTCGGGCCTATTCCTTGCGAAGAACCGGACGAAGAAGCGGGAGGAGAACCGAAAGGACGTCCTCGACACGCTTGCCGGCAAGTGGAACGCAGCCTCAGACGGCCGCCTCGACGCTTGGTCGTCGCTAGTCACGGTATGTAGATGGCTCGACGCCGAACGCCCGGGGCCTGACGCCGACCGGGCGGAGGTAACGCTTGATGAGGGAAGTTGGGTCGTTCGTGCGAAGACCGAGGCGTGGGTGTGGTCGGCGAGCGTCATGCCCGCCGACCCACGGTGAATCAGTTCTCCCAACCCCAAGTGCCGTCGTTGTAGAGGACGACATTCTGTGGTGGACGACAGTCGGCGAGAGAGAAGGCGGTTGTCGCATCAGACCTCGCCCACGTGAAGTCGGGCTTCACGACGACGGGGCAGGCGGGTCTCTGATCGCCGTAGGCGGTGTCGACCAACCACTTGCCGACCAACACCGTTCCGCCAATCAGACCCGTCCAGAAGACGAACCTGACGGTGCTCCTGACCTTGTAGTACATGGGTGAGTGCCACCCGTTCTGTGTTCCGTTCATAATGACCTCCTTGGTCGTATTTCGTTGACACATTCATTAGACCGAACTTGACCCACAATGTCAAGCACCCTCGGCAAACTTTCTGCCGAGGGTGCTTTGGGGGACTCTTCCTTTTGTGTCAGGAGGCGGAAGAGTTGATGAGTGGCACGACCACATCGGTCATGGCGATCGTCCGACCGTCGGCGACCCTGATCGCCGAGATGGAGAACTTTGGCTTCTTTGAGTTGATGCCTGCGAAGGCGTACTCAACTCCGCCCGTCTTGAACTTTGTGCCGAGTGGGGCAACGAGTTCGGTCGCCTTGAACGCCGCGTCGTACGCCGTATATCCGAATCGTGTGTAGTAGATCGCTTCGGCGGACTTTGTGTTTACGCCTGATGCGTCCTTGGCTTCGACGGAACTCTCAATGACTAACTTGTAGATGTCTCCGTAAGTCGTCTTCACTTTGGGTTCGGCGAGACCGTGCTTGGCGAGGATTTCTTCCACCGCTTTTTTGATCTCGGCACTGACTTGAACTGCTAACTCTTTGGTTACTTCCATGGTGACCTCCTTGGTCATTGTTGTTGTTGTTTGTATAACGATCAACCCACACGGAAGTGTGCGGGCCTCTTTGCTTCGCAGGTAGACAAGTAGTAAAACCGTCCGCCCTTTTGAGACTTGATGTAGTCGTATTCATCCCAAGGAACAATCCATTGCTCCCCGCAACCACAGGCGCAGGTAACGAGTGTGAGTTCGTCATGTGGAGTTGATGTTGCTTCCATAATGACCTCCTTAGTCTGTCTCGGTATCTCCTTGACAGAGACCATGGTATACCCAAGGTGGCACGGAGTCAACTACTGAACGAAAAAAACTTCGAGATTATTTTCCGCTCCAATGGTTGACTTTGTCATACCTATTGTGTACGATACTTTGTGTCAAGTAATGAAGACCAAGGAGGTCGCTATGGAAACAGTAACGAAGAAGAAGATTTGGTTGGTGGTTCACACAACTTGCGGTATTGAGTTTGAGATCATCGCCGACAAGAACGGCGAACCTGACTTCGGTCGCTCAATATCAGGCCCTTGGTACGTCACCGGAGACTCCGACGACGACGACTACGACGAAGATGCCGAGGGAAAAGAAAAGGCAAGCCTGAACGCCGTCTTTGAGCGAGATGGTTGGGAACTCATGGGCGAGGTCTGGTCATGAAGCGACCCGCCCCCAAGGTGGCACGCCGACCTTGGTCGGACGCTGACCGCCTCGAGTTCGCATCGGGGAATGTCCTCAGAGCGAAGACCGTCCCGGCGAAACGTCGCCCGGGGCCATCGGCCGTCGACTGGGCTTAGCTCTTCCTGCGTGACTACGCAAATGTGTTCATGGGCCGGAAGAACTCAAGGCCCGTGTATTCTTGACTTCCATGATCCAACAACCTGACCTCAACAAGCTAGCGATGGCCGAGGCCGACGTGCAGGCCCTCGACAAAGATGAACGCCTCGCCCGGATGCACGCTTTACTTGAGGAGAGTCACGCCCTGCTCGACTGGGGGATCGAGTCAATGATCACCGGAGAAGGCAAGTCGGTGGCCGGCATCGCTGTCCTCTACTCGGGCGGCAACGACTCGACCTGCCTGGCCCACATGTTCCGGGGCCGAGTCGACGTGGCCGTTCATGCAAACACCACGATCGGGATCGAAGAGACCCGTGACTTCGTGCGCAAGACCTGCCTCGACTGGGGTCTCGAGCTGCGGGAGTACTACCCGCCAGCTGGGTCGACGTATCGAGAGCTCGTTGTCGACCAAGGTTTTCCGGGGCCTGGGCATCATTGGAAGATGTATCAGCGGCTCAAGGAGCGGTGTCTTCGCCAGGCCCGTGCTCAGATTGTCTCGAACCCGCGAAAAGAACGGGTCGTCTTCCTTGCCGGCCGTCGTCGAACCGAGTCGGCCCGTCGAGCCAACGTCCCGGAACTGAATCGAGAAGGATCAGTCGTTTGGGTCTCGCCGCTCGTCAACTGGACGAAGACTGACCTCTACACCTACCGTGACTGGGCGGGCGATGTACCGCGTAACCGAGTATCGGATCTGATTCATATGTCCGGCGAGTGCCTCTGTGGGGCCTTTGCGCACAAGGATGAACTGGCCGAGGTCGAGATGTTCTTCCCGGACGTTGCTGCTCAAATCCGGGAACTCGAAGTCGAGGTCGCTGCCGCCGGGCATCCGGCGAAGATCTGCAAGTGGGGCTGGGGAGCGACGGAGAAGCTGACGCCCGAAGACATGAAGTCAGGCCCGCTTTGCTCGAGTTGCGAGTACCGACAAGAAGTCACGGAAAGTGAAGCCCCACGCCAGAAGTTCCCCATATACAATGTTGCGCGTTTTTACGATTGGGACATACCCCCCTTTGACGGTAACCAACAGTAAAAGTCCGAGCAACAGAAAGGCCCACGGCCGGCGGATCTCTCCGTCTTCCGTGGGCCTCGCCGCGTTGTGTTGGTTATGGCTCGGGCCTATTGACCCGACCCGACGATGTTTCCACACCGCCGCCATCGGTGTCAAACCGGGTTGAAAAGTCCCGGCATGATCGTCGACCACGGGTGGAAGGTATCGGACTGAATGTCCCGTTTGTCGTTCTCCCACATGTTGCCCGTCTCAACGACTCGGGTGACGAGAAGGCCCTCAGTCGTCATGACATAGGCGTACGAGGCGTATGAGTACCAACCGCAGTCGTGGGTATACCACGAGTTCTCGTCGGTCAGATCCTCGTCTTCGTGGAACGTTCCGTAGCCCTTGACTGAGTTAGGAGCGTCGTCTTCGTAGAACGGGTCAATGAACGACCACGACTGATGATCGGCCGTCAGGGTCTTGACGACCTTGTCGTAGCCGTCTCGCTCGACCAGGATGGCAAGAACGCCGACCATCCGTTCGGGATAGTTATCCCAATGGGAGTAGCTTCCACGCCACCCCTCGGCGATTGTGTCGTTGTTGGCGACTGCGATGATCCCTCTAGTTGCCATAATCAGTTACCTGCTTCGGCGAGAGTGACGGCCTGACGACTTGCGAGTATTACCTCGCAGTTGGAGATCAGTTCACTTGGTGAACCGCCGATCTCACGACAGATGGCTTCAATCCTGTCGGTCGCCGCAAAGCCTTGGGCCTTGTTGTATTCGCCGGCGAGTAGAAACAAACCTAGTTCTACCGCTTCCTTGCTGAGTTGTTCAATCTTGTTCATAGTGACCTCCTTGGTCATTGTTGGTTGTGTCGAATCCCCGAGTGATCAGTTCCCGTTAGCAGACGAGATACTCGGTCTTGCGGAGGAGATCCTGAGCGAGGATGTAGCCCTCGTTGAGTGCTTCCCAGAGGAGTTGCTTCGTCTCCTTGGGCGTTTCCTTGGGGAGACCCTCAACGGCGTCGTAAGCCTTTCTCATGAGCATCCACATCGCCTCGGCGTGTTCCCTGTCTTTCATCGTGAAGTTGATTTCCATAGTGACCTCCTTGGTCGTTATTCCTTGACAAAAAGAATCGTACTCCCATTGACGATGGATGTCAACCCCAAATGTCAAATAATCCAGATTATTTATTTTCGGATTTCTTTGAGGAAATGTTTGACTTTGTCATACCCTTTTGGTACGATGATTTTTGTCAAGGAGATACCGAGACAATGACCAAGGAGGTCGCCATGGGAACAAAGCACATGACAGACAAAATGCAGGAAGCTTGGGACAACGTTGAGGAAGCGATTGAAGACGCTCACCTGGTGGCCTTCGATGGCTGTCACAAGATCTACCTCGCCATGGATGAGGTTGAAGCCAAGTGGTTCGCCGAGAACTACAACGGCACCAACTGCGACGACCGGACATTCCGCGGCACTCCCGAGGAAATGCTCGCCATGGTTGAAGAGTGGTACAACGAGTCTTGCGCATTGAAGTTCGTACAAGCCGTCAGCCACAACGAGGAGAACCCGAACGCAGGGTATGTCAGCCTCGTTGATCAAGGTCTTGAAGACGAGAACGATCCTTGCGAAGACTGTGGTTACTCAGACTGCTCAGGCGGATGCGACGACGACGATGAAGCCGAAGAAGACGACGACGACGACGAGTGAAAGGTGCGCACACTCTGCGGGCCAACGATCGTTCTACAACTACAACAACGACCAAGGAGGTCACTATGGATGAAAACGAAGCAATAGACAAGATCATGTCCACGGCACTCACGATGAGCGAGGTCATCGCTCTGTGGGCCGGAGCAGACGACGAAGAGATCGCCGAGTTCGACCTCGGCGACAAAGCCAAGAACCGACTCGCCATCAAGGCGGCCCACAAGGTCCGAGACTCAGTCATCAAGGGCAACTACGACGACTTCATGTTCGGCATCACCTCGCTCTGCTACGCCGGAGTATTCGGCGACGGCAGAGACAAGTGGAAGCTTCTCCCCATGGCCGCCGAGATGTCGTGGCGCATGGCCCGAGAATCATTCAAGGAAGAACTCGCCGAGGCGGTTGAGCGACTCATCAGCGAGGTTCAGTCATGAAGTGCTCGTGCGGCGAGGACGTCGAACTCAGGCCCACCGGAACCGTCGGTTTCTCCCACTACAAGAAGGTCTCCACGGGTGACACGATCCTGGAGTGGGTTCTGGCATCAACGCCAGAGGGAGCGGTCAATGACCCTCAGTACGGTTATTGCTCTGGCACCAAGCTTCGACACAATGTGCGCGGAGTGATGGCTGAGTACCGCCGGCACGGGGTCGTGGTCTTCCGGCAGAGACGTGGCCACTAGCGCCTGAAATGCCAGTCACGCTCGTACTTGAGCGGCGAGTACTCACCCTCCGGCGAACTGAGATACTTCAACCATTCCCGGATCGCCTCTTCGGCGACCCAACAGCCATTCCACGTGAAGCAGTACTCAACGAAGCGTCTTGAAAACTCGACCCACTCCCGGCATCGGGGCCGCAGCAGGAAAGCTCCGGTGCAGTACCAGTCGATTTCCCGCTCAAATAGTTCTTCTTGGTCTTCATAGTTCATGTCAGTCACGCTACTCATAAGTGATCTTGCGTGACCGTTTGTCAGAGAAACCTCACACCGGATACAAAAAGAGGCGGCCCATTTCGGGTCGCCTCTTTTCTTTCGTCGATCCAGCGATCGTTATGCGGTCGCTAGCCACCGGGCTGTCGCCTCGTCGGCGAGTTCTTGCATCTTCACCACGTAGGCGTCCTCCCACTCGTAACGCTTCTCGTCGTCCTCGCCGTCGGCTTCCCAATCAAACTCAGGGATCTCGGTCTCGGTGTCTTCAAGTGTCTTGCCGTCCTTGTGGATGGTGTAACCGGCGAAGGCGTGAGACTCTTCGGTGATCGTGGTGACGAAGAGAAGGTCGGGAAACAGGGCCGAGATGTGCCGCACGAGTTCCGATGACGGACCCCAGGCTGACTGATACTCAATGCTCGTCTCCCACTCGTCGTGGTTGATCACGTTGGTCTCGTAGTCGCCCCACTTCGTCCCCCACTCGGCGTGTGCCCATGAGTACCAATCACCGTGCCCGTACTTGAGAAGGAGCGATGCGTGCCTCTCGGCGCGTGTCTTGGCTAGTTCCTCGTCGAGAGTAAAACCGACAAAGGTGCCGGAGAGTTCTTCCGGCATCGGGTGTAGAACTTTGAGCGATGGATATCCCTCGTCAACGGCGAGTGAGATGAATCTGTCTCGGGACTCTCGCGGCCCGTGTATCGCAGTCTGTTGTAGGCAGTGGTTTGGCATGGCTAGACCTCCTTGGTCGTTTGTGTGGTGTCTGTGTCGTCGTATGGTGCGCCCATGGCTTTCTCATACTCTGAGTTGCCATCTTCGTCGTACAGGATCCCTGTGCCGTCCTCGTCGTCCAATGCGTCGATCCCGCAGTTCGGGCAGTACGCCTCATACTCGTGGTCGCAGGGGACTACTTCGCTTTCGGTCTGTGTATTCATAGGTGACCTCCTTGGTCGGTGTTGGTTATATCTTGCTAGATGGGTGTGACGACCCCGTCAGATGACGGTGACCTCTCCTTTGGACATCTGATCGGAGATGTACTCAATGTCTTCCTCAGAGATGTATTCACACGAAGCGAACTCATCTAATGTGTCCATGATTGAGTCAAAGTCAATGTCGATGACGAGTTTGCCGTCGTCTCCGGTTTCAATGGTGAACCTGCAACCACCACTTACCGATATTTCTCTGACACTTGCTTTTGCTGATGTTTCCATAGTGACCTCCTTGGTCATATCTTCTTGACACAAAGTATCGTATACCTTGGGTGTGTCAAAGTCAATCATTGGAGCAAGAAATATACGGATATTTTTTTTCCGGGAAATACCCCGAATGACTTGACTTCATCACACCCCTGTGTCATGATGAATGTGTCAAGGAAATACCTTGACAGACCAAGGAGGTCAAGCCATGAGAAACACAATCACCATCACATTTGATTCAGACCGAGAACTCACCGAAGACGAAGTCGCCGCCCTAATGAACGCGGTCGCCGTTCAGGTTGAAGAGCCGCAGGTTGAGAACGAAGACCCCACGAACATGTCAAGCCACGTCGATGCCACCTACGGAACGAAGTTGCTCAAGATTGACCACTGGTCAAGTGAGACCCCCTGGACTGTCACCACATCGCTTCGTGGCGAGTGACTTGACCTGATCAGCGAGTTAGTCGCCGACCATCCCCATCAGGAGGTCGGCGACGACGGAGCCGGAACGGGCCGAAGATTCGCCGCCGTCGGTCGCTGACTTGACGACACTCCTCTTCGACTCAACGAGTTCGTGGACGCGTTCGTCGATGGTGCCGGAGGCAAGGACGTGCCACGCCGTGACTGATCCTTCCTGGCCCATCCGGTGACACCGGGCGACGACCTGATCGACATCTGCGGGCGTCCAGGGCTCTTCGACGAAGATGACGTCCTGCGACGCTGTCAGAGTGTGGCCGGTTGATGCTGCCATGATCGACAACACGATCACTGGGGCCTTCTCGACCGAGAGCTCCTGGAAGTCACGCTTGGCTGACTCGACTTCTTCCGGCGACATCTGGCCCTGAATCTTCAAGCCGCCGAAACGTTCGGCCAACTCGTCGACGATGTCCCGGTGGTGGGCCGCAAGGACGACCTTTCGACCGGACTCGACCATCTCTTCGACCATTTCCTCGATTGCCGGGATCTTCGCCTTCGCCGCCAAGCGTCTCAACGCGCTGACCCGGACGAGATGCTCATTCGCCTCAGCAGCGAACCGCGCCCGTACTGCTGCGTGACCTGCGGGCTTGCCGAGCTCTCGAGCTATCTCAGCAGCTCGATTAGCGGCGTACTCGACGATGTCTTCTTCGGCCTTCCGGTAGTCGAGCATCACCTTCGAGTCCGGCGGAACGAGCCGCACCGCTGTTTCGACCGGGGCCAGCTCCGGCATTACATCGTTCTTCGTCCTTCTGACGTAACAAATCGACCGCAGCTTCTCGTTCAGCTCCGGGAGATTGGCGGCCCCGTCGAGATGCCATTGCCCCCAACGGTCACGGAAGGCGTTGCAGTAACGCTTGTAGAAGGCCCACCGGCCACCGAAGTCGTCGATGCGGCCCAATATCTCGAGCTGCGAAGCGTATTCAGCTGGCTTGTTCGTGATTGGAGTCCCGGTCAGGCAGAGAACCAGGCCCGGAGCTCGACGTGCGACCTTGATTGCAGCCTTCGTTCGAGCAGCGTCGTAGTTCTTCGCTGCGTGACTCTCGTCGAAGATGTAGCTGGCGAAGCCGGAGAGCAGCTCGGCGTGGGAGCTGAGGTTGGGCCACCCGACAATCACGAGGTCGATTCCGTCGAGTGATCCCGGGTCTTTCCGGCCTTGGATCACCTTCCACGTCTTCCCGGGAAGCCATTTGTCGAGTTCTCGGCCCCAGTTGAGTACAAGCGTTGCCGGACAGACCACGACCGCTGGCCACGAAGTCACGCCCTGCTGCGCTGCCGCTTCAAGGGCCACGAGCGATTGGATCGTCTTCCCGGTTCCCATGTCGTCAGCGAGGAACGCTCGCCGGGCTTCGACGACGTACTTGATGCCGGCCCGCTGGAAGTTCTTCAGCTGGCCGCCGATGCCGGGGACTTCGATGTCAGCATCAAGCGCTCTCGAAGCGTCAATCGACTCCTTCTGCCGGCGTGATGCTGCATCAGCGAGCTCTTCGACAGCTGGCTCAGCGTCGAAACCGAAACGTGCGCACAAATCTCGAACATGAGTCACGGCCGATAGCGGGGCCGAGAAGACACGGGCCTTCTTATCCCACGTCACCCCCGGAGTTTTTCGAGCAGCTTCAGCTATCAGCTGGTCGTACCCGAACTCAATCAGCAGCTTCTTCCCGGAAATGCGCAGCCTTTTCTTCCCCGCCGTGACTCCGCCGGCCAGCGGGATCGGCAGGTTGAAAGTCATGACTTCCGGGGAGACCCAGAATGAGCAGTCACGGGCGAAGGCCCGCGCTTCGGCCAGGCTCTCCATCGGAAGCCGCCAGACCCGTGCGATCTTGTCCCACCGAGCTCCGTGCATGGCCTTCACTGTGGCCACTTGGTCAGCGTCGTAGGGGAAGTCCAGGACGAGGTGGTCGTCGGCCAGGATCAACTGACTGCCCCCCGACTGTACGATCCTCGCCACGGGCCGATCGTACCGCCCGTACCGCGCAGGCGTCAAACGACGTGAACCGCCGGCCCGACCGATTACTCGGCGCAAGCCTCGCAGCCGAAGCCATCAGGATCGGTCACCTTGTCGGCATCGTCTACCAAGTAGATCGTTGCGCAGTCAAGGCATCGGACACATTCGCAATAGTCCACGGGCACTTCGCATACTTCGCACATCTCGGTGTTGGTTGTGTCCATGTCGGACCTCCTTGGCCATGTCAAGGCGTTTCCTTGACAAACACATCATGCCACAGGGGTGTGACAGAGTCAAGTCATGCGGTCGAAAAATATCTAGAAGATTCCCCGCTTTAATGTTTGACTTTGACACACCCAATGTGTAGAGTGGTTTGTGTCAAGGAAATAGAAGCCACAAGGAGGCCCACTATGAGCATAGAAATCACCACCATCAACCCATGGAGCGACCGAGACGATGAGGTCGCCCGTTGGCACTTCACCGATGAGGACGCCAAGGCCGTTCTACAGGAATGGATTGACCCCGCCACCGTCTCAGTACGCACCTTTGAGGGTCGTGGCGCAGAAGGCGATCTGTTGGCCATTGACAACGGATATGTCGTCATCAACGAAGGCGATCAGAGGAACATTCTTGAACTCCGCACGGTAAGCCATGTGTGGATTGAGACCGACGAGGAACTCCCCACCGACGTCCTGGCCTGGATCAAGGCCACGATCGCCTTCAACGAGACCGACGAGGACGCCGACGACTTGTTCTCGGTGTGGGTCGGCGGTGGAGAAGTGAACGACTCCTACCTCAGTAAGGTCGAAGCTTTCGCACTCGCTGAGAAGTGGGCCGCCGACGGCTACAAAGATGTGCAGGTTCGCAACGAGACCACCTTCAGCATCTCCTGAACTTGACACGGCACGCCGTTAGGCGTCAGACTGATCTAGTCAATGAATACCAACGACCAAGGAGGTCATCATGGAAGATTACAAACCGATAACTAACAACGACCGCGCAGATCGTGCCGGACGGTTGATTACGGCCTACGAGCCCGGATCTGCCGATCTTTCGGACGAGTCAGTCGTGGGCGATCTGATCGCCGACATCATGCACTTCTGCGACAAGTGGGCACTGGACTTTGAGACGGCGCTTGCGTCGGCCCACAACCATCACGACGAAGAGGTGAACGATGAAGCCTTTAAGTGAGTACGAAGTGAACTGGACGATGCTCTACGACGCCGAGAGTGCCGAGGACGCCGTCAGGCAGGCCCTCGCTCACTTTGCCGAGATCGCAGCCGATCCCTCACAAGGCCCGAACATCTTCGTCGTCAGTGCGCCGGCGAGCGTTCGTTACATCTTTGCGGACGCAGCATTAGTCGAAAATACAGAAACCGAATAAACAACAACAACAACGACCAAGGAGGTCATTATGTGGATAGCAACTCAAGACGGATATTTCAGTGCGGTACAACACCGCGACAAGCCCGACACGCTCATGGTGCGCGCACGGGACTCTAAAGACCTACAACACATCAGAGATTGGGGCTACGACACGGGCCGGATCATTGCGATGACCAATGCCGACTATCCGTATCGCATCATCATCAAGAAGGACGAATGGGCGCGGTATCTCGTTAATGCCACCACCGCCATTGACTACGTCAACTTCAAGAGCCGTATCCACGAGGTCGACCGACCCCGTGGGGACATCTACCTCAAGGTGTGGCGCGAGCTTCTTCATATTGAGGACGACGATTGGGATCGTGAACTCGTTGCAGTCGTTGCGGCTGACGAGGACGCTCGGTGAAGCCGGCATCTCACACCTTCTACGTCGCCGTCAGCGTCCACACGGACGAGGGCGGCGATGTCGTTGGTTTCGACCAAGAGTGGGGCGGGTCGTATTCCGACTCCATAACCGACGATGGCGATCAGGTTGATGTGGCCGACGACAGCGTTCAGGCGGCCATGGCCTTCGTTGAGACCCTGGGAGTCATAGAGCAATGAGCGACAGCCGCTGGCCGTCACGGCATGAAGCCGACGTTTGGGACGAACTTGTCGCGGCCATTTCCCGGCTTGACGACGTCATAAGCCGGTCTTCCGGGTTCCGGGGTCGTCGAAAGGCCAGGCGGCAACGCCGTGACTGGCCGGAGTTCTGGGATGCGGTCGACGAGCTGACGTCGCTGCTAATCCGGGATCTGCCCTCGGATCTAGAAAACAACGACCCTCGGATCTAGAAAAGTTTCGGAGTGTCAGTCACGGACTTCAACAAGCCGGCCTCGGCACACGCCCAGTGAGCGTACGCAATCGGTGGGCCTGGATTCCGGGCTGCGGTCGACCCATTCTTCATCCAGCACGTCACACGCTTGGCGGAGCCGGAAGCTGATGGGTCAAGACCCTCGCCGCAGAACTCGCACCTATACGGGGAGTCACGGAAAAGGGCCACGGATCGAATATACGACCCGTGGCCCTCTCTCGTCAACCTATTCGGCCGGCTAGCCCCGTCGCTCTGATCCGGAGATCCAGGAGACTGTCGGCCACCTCAGAGGCCGCTATGACCTGATGGCCCGCGGTGGCGGCAAGGAGTTCGTCAATGCCGGCCACGAGTTGGGCCACGGCGAGGCGGAGTTCGTCCTCCGCCTCGTCCATCACCTGAGCGATCTCTGCGGCTTTCATTGACTCACGACCAATGCGGTCAGGTCGACGTCGGCTTCCAAACGGTGGCTAGTGCGCACTCGTTCGGCGATGTCAACCGGCACGGGCAACGATCGGAGTTCCTTGATTTTGTCCACGATCAACGATGCTAGATCGTCGGTGATCATTAGACCGAGGAAAGCGTCCCAGCCGTCGTTCTGACTAACCGAGATGACTTGAAGTCCGTCAAAGATCAACTTGGTTCGGTTGTGAGCCGGCCCGACCTTGAGGACTTGTAGTGACATATCCTCATTGACCGGACGGGTGACGAGTCGTTGCTCGCGTTCATCGTCGGGGACGACGACATCAGTCCAGACCATCGCTGTGTCGGATAAGGGTCGGTAGGTGAATGTGAGTTTCACGTTGTTGGCGTTCATCTCAACCCACCTGCATGAGTTCGTTGCAACGACCGCAGTAGTAAGCATCGCCGAGGAGTGAGTCCTCGTCGTACTCGTGATCCCATTCTTCGATGGGGTGTGGGCAACCGCCTGCGGCGATGCGGTCGGCTTCGGCCTTCACATCCGCCTCGTGCATGGCCTTCGCCTCGGCGACGGTCAGACGGCGGAACTCGCCGTTGATCATCGCTGTCATATTTGACATTGCTTCCTGTTTCGTTTCCATAGTGACCTCCTTGGTCATTCGTTGTTGAGACTAGAACGATGAGTAGTGCGCAAAGTGTGCGCACCTATTTCGTCATGCGACGGTGGTGACTTCCATCCAACCCGGTCCGTTACCTTCAGGGTCGGCCATCAAGATCGCCGCCGTGCCATCGGTGAACACGATGACGGTGGTCTCGTCCTCATCGCAGTACCAACCGAAGTCTTCTTCGATTTGGCCTTTGTCCAAGTAAGCGACGTGCTTAATGGTTTTGCCGACGAGTCCGGCGAAGTAGTGCTTCTGCGCTGTTTTGCTCATGGTGACCTCCTTGGTCTGTCTCGGTGTTTCCTTGACAAACACATCATGACACATAGGTATGACACAGTCAAGTCAATCGGCCAAAAAGATTTTTGAAAATAATCCTTGACACGCGCACACTTCTGAGTCATAGTATCGTTATCATCTTGACAGGAAGTGAGTCGGAACAACTCTGACACACCCCCCTGGCACTATGAGTAAGTAACCAAAACGACCAAGGAGGTCAGCCATGAAAACAACCCATGAAACCCAAACACAGTCAGTATCCACCGAGCTCGCCAAATATGCGGCCCAAGCTTTAGTCCTCGCTCGCATTGCCGAGAAGGACGCCAAGGCCGCCGCAAAGCGAGCCCAGGACGACGCAATCGAAGCGTTCAAGTCCGCCGGGATCGTCAAGGTTGAACTCGCCGACGAAACCCAAGTGACACTCGTTGAGTCGGACGGCCGACTGAGTGTGGACGCAGAAGTCCTCGCCGAACTCGTGCCGAGCAAGGTGTACGACAACCTCACCAAGAAGTCCGTTGATCTTGACGCCTTCAAGGGTGCTGTTGAGTCGGGCTACATCTCGCAGGACGTCGCAGACAAGGCCTCAAGCCTCGTCCCGGTCGCCGCGAGCATCAAGGTGACACCGAAGCCCAAAAAGCCCTCGGTCAAGAAATAAGCGGTTTCGGGGTCGGAGTGCGCACACTTCGACCCCGACCGATCGTTATATAAATATCGGGAATAAAGACTTGACAGTCTCACACCCGTGTGTCATACTGAGTTAGTCAAGTAAACAACGCCAAGGAGGCAACTATGGGATTAGACCAAACACTTACAGTGACCAAGTATCAGAGCATCGCCCGATGGAATAAGGACGACGAGAACAATGCGGCCCGAAGCATCATCAGCTTCGCTGGAGCCGACGAGTTCATCACGCCGGATCCGAACGGTTACACCATGACCGAAGTCAAGGTCGGTGTCGCTCAGTGGCGCAAGGCCAATCAAATACACGGTTGGTTCGTTCAGAACATTCAGAACGGTGACGACGACTGCCGCGAGTACGGCGTCGAACGTAAGCAACTCGCAGAACTTGCGTCGCTCTGTCAGTCCGTATTGGACAACCGCGACAAGGCCGGCGAGATCATGCCACCCGTCGCTGGTTTCTTCTTCGGTTCAGGAAACTTTGATGAGTGGTACTACGAGCAACTCTCGTGGACTGCCGAGACCATCACCCGTCTCCTCAACACCGTCCCCGACGACTGGAGTTTCTCCTACTCGTCGTCCTGGTGACGATCGTCAGGTCGGCCCGGGCGTCGGGCTTGGGCCGACTTGACAACCATTTAGTTATCACATACCATTGACATAAACAACGACCAAGGAGGTCACCATGAAAACATCAGAACTACCTAAGTGCTGGAAGTACGCACAAGACGCATTGGAGTCGGGCATCGACCGTCTCCTCCTTTTCGGGCCACCAGGAACCGGCAAAACATTCGCCGGCCTGACATTCGGCAATGTCCGCAACGGAGCATGGAAGGTCAACTGCACGGAGGATATGACATCCGCCGATGTGACCGGGCACTGGCTTCCCACCGGCGACGGTGTGTGGGCTTGGCGCGACGGCGGTGCGACCAACGCACTCCGCAACGGTGGCCGGCTCATCCTGGACGAAGTTGACAAGGCATCAGGCGATGTCCTTGCGACCCTCCTCGCCGTCACCGACAGTGACGACTCAATCGCCCTTGACCACCCCGGTCTGAACGGCAACGTCGTCGCATCGGCGGGATACAGCGTCGTCTGTACGACCAATGCCGAGGACATGGACGAACTGCCCGAAGCCCTCGTTGATCGCTTCCCCGTCCGTATCAGGATCAACGAACCTCACCCCGACGCTCTCCTGCGTCTGTCGCCGAACTTGCGCGACTACGCACGGCGTGCCGCCGACCTTGGTGAGCGTCGTATCTCGCTCCGTCAGTTCATGGCTTTCGACAAGTTGACCAAGTCACTCGGCGATCAGGTCTATGCGGCCGAGATGGTATTCGGTGAGAAGCTTGCTCAGGCCGTCCTTGACGCAATCGCCATTGACACGGTGATCAAGTGAGTAGGCCGACCATAGTCATGCCCGACCTGTTGGGCCGCGATGATGCGGAACACGGGTCGTGGGATGTCAATGAGGTCTCACTCGCTCCCGGTCAGTCGTGGACGAACGTCACCGAACGCAAGATACAAGTGCCGAAGGGCGACAATGCCCTGGAGCGTTGTATTCGTGCGCACGAGATGATGCACGCCAAGGTCTCGCCCGTTGCCGAGGACACGAGAGTGTGGCTCGCCAGGGGTCGCGCACCAATGGCCGCCTTCGTCGCTGCTGAGGAGTTCCGCGTGAACACCCTCTGCAAGCGCGCAGGCTTCGACATGGCCAGTGTCGCCGATGGTACAGAGAAGCCCGGCGGTGAGTATCTCGCCGAGAACGATCGGTGGGCCGATGCGGTCTACGCCGCGGTCGCCTCCGGTAACACGGGACGCATCACGGAGTTCCTTAAGGGCGTACGTAAGCACAAGCCTGAATGGGCCAAGACGCTCCGTACCCTCAACGACAATCTGGTCAAGTGGATCAACAACATCCCCTCGGTCAAGCTTGCCGATACATCGGTACATGAACTCGCAGGGGTCGCCCCGTGGGGATACTCGTACACCGAGGCCATCGCCGTCATGATTGAACAGATCGCCAACCCGCCGGCACCACCGGCCGACGATCCACACGAGGACGACACCGAGGAACAGGATGCCGGCGAGGCTCAGGCATCGCCCAAGAAGCCCGAACCGCCCAAGGCCGAGGAGATCAAGGGCATGAAGCCCTCCAATGCTGGCTCATGGTGGGACGACCTTCGTATCGCTCGCCTACCGTTGACCAAGCCGGCACCAGGCGGTCTCGGTCGCAAACGTAAAGCCTCCAACATTGGCACATCGCCAAGGCGGATGTCTCGGATGCTGACCGACCCCGATCGCAAGGTATTCGACACCACTAGGAAAACTGTCGGTGGCGTTGTGCTCATTGACGGTTCGGCTTCCATGAAGTTCTCTCAGGACGACATCAAGTCAATCCTTGAGTCCGCACCCGGCTGTACCGTCGCCGTGTATTGCTCCAACAGCAACGACAGAGTCAGGCCAAACCTGCTCGTCATCGCCGACAAGGGCAAGATGGTCGCCGAGATGCCCGAACGAGTTCAGGGCAACGGCGTCGATGGTCCTGCCGCGCGTTGGGCCATTGAACAACGTCAGAGTCGCAAGGCTCCTGTCGTTTGGATCACCGATGGTCTCGTCCACGGGCCGAGCCAACGGTACGAGGACTCACAGGGCATTGAATGTGCCAAGCTCGCAATCACCAACGGCATCATCATGCGACCGAATGTTGAGTCGGCGATCGTGATGCTCAAAGAACTGCGCAAGGGCAAGAAGCCAAGACGTTGGTACCCGCCTGTGTGGCGACGTTCGTGGGTTAGTGCCTACGGCAAGGAGTTGCGCACGGTGACTCTCCCAGGGGAACGCGACAAGCGTTACCGCTGAACGATCTCGCAGCCCTATCTGCGGGGTGAGCCGGTCTCGACCAATGGTCGGGGCCGGCTCTCTTGCTATTTCTTGGCCCGTTGTTGGTCGGCCACGTACCTCGAGCCGGCGATAAGGAACAACACCGGGGGCATCAGGCACCAGGCAATGCCGGAAGCCTGGTCGTAACCGAGCGTGTGGGCCGTGAAGCCAACGGAGTGCAGGATGCCCACGACGATCATCAAGGCCCACGAACACCACGAGATAAACAGAGCGAGAGTCACGGCGGGCATCAACGCGACACCTTCCGGTTCTTTGCAGCTGACACGGCAGCTCGAACCTTCTCGACGTTCAGCTTTGCGCGCTGCTTCCGGCGCTTCTCGAGGTGGGCCTCGTGCCTCGACTCTTCCGGGGCATCCGGCGCAATCTGATGCACACGCTGTCTCGACATCTCGAACTTCTCCGCGATCTCAGCGAGAGTCACGCCCTGAGCCCGCAGGCGGCGGATCTCCTCGTTCCGTGACTCCTTGCCCTTCGGCCCCGGAGACAGTCTGTCCCACGTCCAGCCCGGGATGCGTGACAGCTCGCGGACTCGACGCTCGTCGAGCAGGCCCTTCCGGTGCCTAGCTCGAGCGTACGCAACGAACGTGCCGACATTGGCCGTCCGGCCGTCACGCAGGCGGATCGTCGCTCCGGCTGGGGCCATCGGGCTGCCGTTCTTGGCCGCCCATGCTTTGATGCCGTCGACGTTGACTGCCCATCGGGCGTCGTAATGGTGGCTCTCGGTTGTCATGTCGTTCCCTCTCACCCTTCGGGGTGTCTAGTTGTCACCGACATACTAGCCACCCAAACAGAGGAACGGCAAAGCCCCGACCGATGAGGGTCGGGGCTCGGTTCCGGTGGCCTCTCGGCGAGCTCAGTACTCGGCGATCGGGCCGTGTTTCGTTCGGGAGTAACAGGCCTCGTGGTAGTTGCCGTATTGGTACTCGCCACCGACGGCAAGGTGGTCAACCCTGACCTCGGAGTCCAGATAGATCTGCTCGCCGCACTCGTCGCACTCGTAGCCCGCACACTCGGCGCAAGCCCACCCGTCGATGGTGGCCTCTTCGTCGTCCCGATCTGCCGGAATCCGGTTTACGAAACGACCCGAGCCGAAAGCGGTGGACTGCTCGCACCAAATGCACGGATCCTTGACTGTCTTAGTTGATGTTTCCATATTGACCTCCTTGGTCGTTGCTGATAATGAGATTGTGCCGCGAGGGTGTGGCACAGTTGCCGACACCCCCGCTTTCGTTCCGATCAGACTGCGTTGGCGATCATGTCCAAGTAGCCCATGAGGACATCCTCAAGTTCGTACTTGACTCGCGGGAACGCCTTCTGTGCGTCGGCCTTGAGTGTTTCCAAGTCCTCTCGCCAGTTGGGGTGGGCTTGGCCTGGGATGGGGTGGTACATGTTCGGCCCACCGCAACCGTCGTTGGAGACATCTAGGATCGCCTCGCCGTTGCGAAACAGTAAACCCTCCCAATACGCACCATCACGAGTCTCGTGGGATTTGACGATCACGAGGGCGTACTTACGAGCAGGTTCGATGTCGTCCGGCACGCAGGTGTGGTTGCCGTCGTCATCCAAGCACCATTGTGGATACTCGCAGACGGCGATCACTCGCTCGGATAGTTCGGGTGTGGGGTGGACTAACTTCGTTGATGTTTTCATGGCGACCTCCTTGGTCATTTATTGGTATGTATCTATAACGATCGTTCACTGCCGAAGTGTGCGGCCCGTTCAGCAGAACTCGCCCGAACCGTTGAGGACGAGCTCGGTGACGGCCACGCCGAAGTAGTCGGCGATCTCCCACTTCTTGAGGTCGGTCTTGACACCCGACAGGTATTCCCACGCCTTGTTGACGGCCGCCTCACGTGCGCCCTCCTCGGTGTCGGCCACGGCCATCACTTCGTACTTGGTTTGGATAACTGCTACGAAAACCTTGATTTCATTGGTCTTTTTCATAGTGACCTCCTTGGTCGTGTCTCGGCGTTTCCTTGACACAAACCATCGTACACAATGGGAGTGTCAGAGTCAACTATTGGAGCGTCGAATCTTTTCGGCCGATTGACTTGACTCCACTACACCGATGTGTCATTATGGTCTCTGTCAAGGAGAAATAAAAAACTTTCGGAATCTGCGCACACTTTGGCCGACACCGATCGTTCTACTCTCAACAGCAAATAACGACCAAGGAGGTCATTATGGAAACATCAGTGAAGGTTTACAGGTTCAGGGAAGGCCGCGACGGCTACGGCAACACTTATTGTGTCCTACTGCCGGTCGTTGACTACGGCGACGAGTACGACTTGATTTTCAAGTCACTTGATCAGGCTCGTCAGTGGTGCTTAGACAATGGCCACGGATTCCTAGATCCGGACGAATGACAGGGTCGTCGGCGGAGTCAAGAAACAAATACTTGACTCTGCCACACCCATGTGTCATGATGTACTTGTCAACGAAACAGCCCCAAGGAGGCCAATATGAAAACATCAGAAAATGCAGGAAACATTCGTGAGGAATCGGCAAACGCCGGATGCGCAGTCTCGGTCGAGATCGGCGAAGATGGCAAGCTCATCATTTCGGTGGATGTGATCTCCATCATTGAGGGGATACGAGAGGCCGCCTCATGGGGAGATATCTCAGGCGAGTTTGTTGAGTACGTAGAGGACAGGGTCGTCAACGGCCTGTACACCTTCACCAGCTAACTCTGCCACACCCCCCTGTCAAGATACAACTGTCAAAGAAACAAGCCCCAAGGAGGCCAATATGAAAACACAAAACCAATACCAACCACACAACGCAGACGATCTAGGCGAGGGCTGGGACGCTGTCGCCGAGTACGCCGACGACGCTCTACTCGCCGCCTTCGATGGCTGTCACAAGATCTATCTTGCGATGGATCAGGAGCAGGCCGAATGGTTTCGTGCCAACTACAACGGAGTCCACTGCGACGACCGCACCGTTGAGGCGAACGCAGAAGACCTCGCCACCGTCGTCCGAGAGTGGTACGACGAGTCCTGCGGACTCCGGTTCGTGAACGCCGTGTTCACCAACGTTAATAACCCGAACGACGGCTATGTCAGCCTCATCAGCCAATGGGCGAACGAGAGCGATGACGACGACGATGACGAAGATGACGACGATGACTGGGGTGACGAGTGCGATGAGTTCTTCGCCAACTCCTTAGAAAAACTCACCGCCCGATGGAAGGAGATCGACGACGAGATCGCTAGTCGGTTGGACGACAAGGACGAAGCCACCATGGAGATGTTCTACGACGAGATCGCTGATCGGTTGAACGACAAGGACGAGGTCTGCTGACCGATCCGAATAATCCACGGAATACGGCGCACACTTTCGTGCGGCCCGATCGTTATAGACACAACAGCAAGCCCCAAGGAGGCCAACTATGAACACAAACTACGAACTCATCGACAGCAACACCGCCTACAAGCCCAACGATGCGATCTACACCGAGATCCGCGCACGCAAGAATGGCCAACGGGTCAAGGTCACCATCACCAAGAACCACTACGACTATCAGTCCGATGTGGTTGTGTCGGCATGGAGCGTTACCGACGGTTGGCTCACGATCACTAAGCACGACCTCAGCAACCACTCCGCCGGCAAGGCGTGGACAAAGTTCCACGAAGCCAACGAGACCCTGTTCGCCAAGACGGCAGAAGTCATGTTCGGAATCGCCGACAAGTTTCTTACCTTCTGACTTGACTCTGTCACACCGATGTGTCATGATGAATCTGTCAACGAAATAGCCCCAAGGAGGCAACCATGAGAAAACTCACCAACAACCAAGCAAAAATACTTCTAGCTCGAGGCTTTGACCGCAAGGGCCGCGAATGTTCCGCACGAGTCATCGCCGAGCAGATCGGCCTGATGAACACCCTCGCTCTATGTGGTGGCCAAATGTCCGCCATCATGGGCGAACCGGATCCGGACGTCGTCGGTACTTACATCGTCGGTCTAATGATGTTCACTACACCCACCCGTGCCATCGAGGTCATCCTTGACTTTGACGACACCTACAGTGTCCGCACCCTTCGCCTCGTCACCAACGGCAAGGACAAGGGTCAGGTCGTCGTGGTGAACGAGATCTCAAACATCTACTGCTTCCAACTCGCCGAGATCTGTTTCTCGGCAGAGGCCAAGGTGTCAGCATGAGTTGGGTCGTGAGCAGAGACGGCAAGACCGTCAGCACCCACGAGACTGACTCGGAAGCTTTCGCGGCACTCCACCGCCTTCAGCCTCACAGTGCTCACCATGCCACCACACACGAAGGATGGAACATCCGGAAGACCAACACGCAGTCATGTCGTGCTTGTGATGGGCGTGGTGGAGTCTATGACGGGCCGGCCCAAGCGACCGAGTGCGATGTCTGTTCTGGTCGTGGGAGCGTTCTGGTCAAGAAGTGCGTCGAGTGTGAACGTGAGTTCAACCTCGGTAACGACGACGACCATGCCGAGTGGCTCTATGGCCACGACTGCGAAGCTTGACAAATAAGTCCGGGAAGTCGCGCACACATTGCGCACACCTGATCGTTCTATAAATAACAGCAAGCCCCAAGGAGGCCGTCATGGAAACAAACCTAAAGCAGAAACCTAACAAACAACGGTGCGAGAAGTTCGCCAAAGAAAACGGACTCACGATTGAGATTGACCGCTGGCGAGAACGAGGCGAGTACCTCGGCTCAATCTCGGTTGACATACCTGAAGGACTCATCACAGAGGATGGTTACTGCGGTAAGGGCGGCGAAATCGACGGCCTGTCAATGGAAAGTATTTGGTCTTTCGTTTGGGATGCCATGGACGAACTGACCTCAAGCCCATGGATCCCTATTGAGGAATCAACAAACGGATGACGGGGTCAAGGTAAGACTTGACTCCGTCACACCCATGTAGTACAGTTATTTTTGTCAAGGAAATACAAGCCCCAAGGAGGCCGACTATGAAGATCAACCACGAAACAAGAACACTCACACTAGGCAAGACAAGTTGCCGAAACTGCCGCGAAGGTAGTGTCCCCACCAAGGTGGACTGCCCCAAGTGCCTCGGTACCGGGAATGGCCCACGAGGCGGTCGCAGGACTTGCCGTCCTTGCCACGGTTTCGGAACCAAGTACAACCAGGACGTGCGCGAGGTCTGCTCGACCTGCCACGGCGATTGGGAGTTCGCCGCAGACGAGAACATCTGCACCTACATCAACAACTCTGAGTGGGTTGACTATGTGAACTGGGATGTCCAACGATTCCCCGGTACCTCATACAACATCTGGCAACAGAACATCGGTGTCGGTGGTGCGATCTACACATGCGTTGACTACGGGCGCGCCATGGAGAACATGAGCGACTCTGAAATCATGGAGGCTGTTCTCAAGTCCATTCGGAGCACGCAGGCGATCAACGTCGTGCGTCGGGCCGACATGAAACTCTGCGATCGCGTCGTCATCGCCGTCACCGAGAACGGCTACGCACCGATGCCCGTATGGGATCAAAGCTGGGTGGCAGCATGAGCACCCTTGAAGTCTCGATTGTCAAGAATGTGCGATTCCTTACCGAAGAACATTCGGGCGAGGGACGTTTCCGTGCCGACATGCACACGACATCGTCGGACCGTTGGGTCATCTCGTACGAGTGGTTCTACCAATGGAGCATGGTGGACTCGAAGACCGAGGTCTTCACATCTGCTGAGGAGTGCCTCTCGTGGTTGCGTACCGCACCGTACAAATATCTGTCATCGTTCGCCCTCAGGGCGGCCGATGCGCTCGCTGAGGCATTGCCTTGATCGGTGCGTACATGGTCATCCATGGCCGAATGACGGACGTCGTCTACTTCGGGCCGTTCGCAACGCTGGAGGAAACCTGGGCGTGGCTAGATGCCCACCCTCGCGTTCAGCGAAGGATCACCCACCTCATCTCGCCGGACACGCCGGCAGAAGAAATGTGGTTCATGCCAAACGCTTGACAAGCACATGGATCACGCATTACACTCAACACATCGCGTCACACGACACGACACACATAATGACCAAGGAGGTCAGCTATGAAACAACCAAGCCAAGCCCGGAAGGGCACAAATACACGAGCACTCCTCGAAGTGATCCGCGACAACTCACTCGGCCCGATCTGGCAAGACAAGGGACTCACGCTTTCGTGGATCGCTGAAGTCGTCTTGACTCAGGCCGGTTTCACTGATGCCGAGATCGCCTCGCTCTTCGGAGGCAAGACCACACCGAAGGTCGCACCAAAGGCCACCAAGCCGGCGAAGAAGATCGTGCGCCGAGTCAACAACGGTCAGTCCTGGACCAAGGCAGAGGACGACAGCATCGTGAAGATGTGGTCGCAGGGGCATACCGCGACGAAGATCGCCAAGGAGCTCAAGCGAACCGACGGTTCAATCAACTTGCGCGTACATCTGCTCCGCAAACAACGTGGCGACAAGGTCGTACAGTTGCGCCGGCCCGACACTCGTCTCCGTTTCTCGAAGAAATAACGACGGGCGGGTTGCCGCGGGTACGGGAGGGGCGCTAGACACTCTCCCGTACCAACCTAGGCGCGCCGAAATGCCGAGGCTAAGCACCGTCAACGAAGACAGGGGCCTGCTTCAAGTCGCACCAATACCCGAAACTCACCCGGAAACGATGGGGGGAGGGGGGGTGTAAGACCTTCTACCAAGTACAAAATCTCTTACTCCTACAGAGTTTAGAGATCTCTACAAAATATCTAACTCCTACGGAGAAGAACTATGCTGCCGTTGGCCCTCGCCGCGACGGAAGGGATACCTATGTCTGAAAATGAAACACCCACTAACCCCACGACCCCGGAGATCAACGAAGTCTTCGACCTTTGGATAGAACTCCTACGGCCTGGTTCGCACGTGAAGCCAAGGCTTGATGCCAAACGCACCACGCTCATCAAGCGTGCCGTCCGGGACTACGGTGCCGAGACGTGTAAGGACGCCGTGCGCGGTTGCTCAGTCTCCGAGTTCCACCTAGGGAAGAACCCACGGGGCAAGGTCTACACGGACATCGAGCTGATCCTTCGGGATAGCCGGCACATTGAACAGTTCGCCACCGCGTGGCACGAGCATCTTGAATCCGACGGTCAAGCAACGAGTGCGGCCCGCGAAGGCGATGCCTGGTGAATCGCACCGAGCTAGTCAGGCTTGTTGACATCTACCGCGCCGCTTGGCCAGCCCGTGACTCTTCGGATCGTCAGGAGGCCGCCGCGATGCGGACCTGGTGGCGTTACCTCCAGGATCTCGATTATGCCGATGTCGTCAAGGAGCTTGACTCCCACGTCGTCCGGGGCGGCTGGCCACCACGGGTCGGTGAACTTCGCCGGGCTGTTGTTCTTAAAGGCGAGAAGTTTGAGACGCCGGCCGAAGCCTGGGCATCGGTCCAGGAACGCTTGCGGGCCGTCGAGACCGGGACGGAATGGAATGAGCTGTCTGTTGAAGCTGCGTCAGCGATGCGCCGAGCCGGCATGGACGGAAGGTCACGCCCGGACGAGAAGTCGTTCAAGGCCGCCTTTGAGGAACTGTGTATTGAACGCGACGAGATAATCCTTGAAGTCGTCGACCCCGAACCATTTGGAGAAGTGCCTAAGTGAGCCTTGACCCAGTATCAGATTTCCTCGCACGGTTATCCGGCGTTCATAAGGCCGGCGCAAAGAACGAATGGGCTGCTAAGTGCCCATGCCGGGCCGATGATAAGAACCCATCGCTCTCGGTCGGTGTCGGTTCGCAAGGTCAGGTCCTTGTTACGTGCCATCGCGGCACACCGTGCGACCTCGACGAGATTTGTAAAGCGGTAGGCATCGAAGCGACCGAGCTATGGCCGGACGACGCTGACCGGGGAACGCCGATCCCGCGCCCAAAGAAGAACACCGACGACAAAACGAAGGGTCACGCATTGACGCAGCCAAAGAAGAAGTCAGGCCCAGGCGAGCTAGTCATGACGTATCCGTACACCGACCCCGACGGCACGCTCGTCATGGAGGTGCTCCGATACCGGACGGAAGAGGGCGGGAAGACATTCCGGCAACGGTGTCCCGACGGTAACGGCGGCTGGACATGGTCGACATCGCATCTTGAAGAACGGCCCCTCTATCGGTTACCCGAAGTGATGGCGGCCGTCTCGGCCGGAGAACCGATCTGGGTTGTCGAGGGCGAGAAGGATGCCGACGCACTTGCCGATCTGGGTCACGCGGCGACGTGCAACCCGATGGGTGCCGATAATGGAATGGGCAACAAGTGGAGGCCCGAGCACACCCGGTGGCTCGCCGGCTCAAAGATCTGGGTCATCGCCGACCGGGATGATCCCGGGATGCTCCACGCTGCGTATGTTGCCGGTCAGCTGGAAGAAGCGGGCTGCAAGGTGCGGCTTCGTACGGTGCCGCCACCGCATAAAGACGTCGCTGACATGATTTCGGCCGGCGGGTCGATCGAAGACGTCGTCGAACTGGACGGATCAACGGTCTCGGCCGGCGAACTTGACCTAGCTGAACCGACAGTCACGGAAGAAGTGATGACACCGGGTGATGCTGTGGCTCGCCAGGTCGCTTCGGTGCTCTCAGATGAGCGTGAGCTTCTCGACACTCGCCTGTCCAAAGCCCGGAGGCTCCTGGACGGCCTGGCGGCCCTCACGGACAAGAAGAACCCCGGCAGGCTTACCACTTGGGCCGAGTTGGTCTCGGAATCCGATGAGGAATACCGCTGGTTGATCCCGGGTGTCCTCGAAGAACAGGAACGAGTCATGATTGTGGCGGCCGAAGGTGTCGGTAAGACGATGCTGGCCCGTCAGGTGGCCATCTGCTGCGCCGCCGGCGTGCATCCGTTCACATATTCACGCATCCCACCGGTTCGCACACTCCTGGTCGACCTTGAAAACCCGGAACGGATCATCAGACGTACCGCGCGGCGGATTGTCGACGCTGTCAAGCAGAACTGGCCCGAGCGTGAAACGGCATCGGCCCACTTGTGGATCAAGCCGGACGGCATCAACGTCCTCAACCCAGCTGACAGATCTCGGTTAGAGAACGTCATTGAGGAGTCACGGCCGCAGTTGCTTGTCCTCGGGCCTCTCTACAAGGCGTTCGTTGACCCAGGCGGCCGGTCAGCTGAGGCGGTTGCCATCGAAGTGGCGACGTACCTCGACCATCTCCGAGCGAACTTCGGTGTTGCGCTTTGGCTCGAGCACCACGCTCCGCTTGGCAACGCCCTCTCGGGACGCGATCTCAGGCCGATGGGATCATCGGTATGGATGCGGTGGCCCGAGTTCGGGTATGCCCTCGCTCCGGATGCCTCGGCAGCGACCCTGGAGTATCAGGTCAAGCAGTGGCGCGGTCCGCGAGATATGCGCGAGTGGCCGGAGAGGCTACGACGCGGCACGGTGCTACCATTTGAGCAGGTCAACTAGACGGAGGCACACGGGTGGCAGAGAGCGACAGGGGTTTGACCAGGGAGTTCCTGGCCGAACGCGACTCGAGGATATTTGCCATGCGGCGAGCAGGGGTCACGACTCACGAGATATCGAAGAAGTTCGGCATCTCGGTCGGGGCCGTGAACAACGCTGTGCAGCGGAACCTGCAGAAGCTCAACCGGGAAGCTTTACTGGCTTACCCGGAAGTGCTGCGCATGGAGCTCGAACGGCTCGACGTCCTGCAGCAGGCCCTCTGGCCGCTGACTCAGCACCGCAAGGTCGCTGCCCCGGACGGTACGGAGCACGTCGTCGAACCGGATATGAAAGCGGTGCAGCAAGTCCTGGCCATCATGGACCGCAGGTCACGCCTGCTCGGCATGGAGCAGGTCAACGTCGCTTTAACGGTCGACAACACGGCATCGCCACAGCGGGCCGTCCTCGCCGGCGCACAAACCGCTTCGGCCGCTGACGCCTTCGACCCGGAGACGGAGGCCCGTCAACTCCTCGACATCATGATGAGGTCAGGTGTACTGCCGCAAGGTACGATGGATCAACTGCTATCACTACCCGCCGGCACAACGGCGGAAATATCAGAAGGAGAGTCACGGGATGATCAGGAACCAGAACGAGAAGAATCAAGCGGACGTGAGACCTGAGGTCGAAGCTGCGATGGCCGAGGCCCTGGAGGACACCGGCACCGGCATCTCCTCGCCAACCGGGGCGGCCCCCGGTGAGGGAACGGTCCAGGTAATCGTCCGGGTTCCGGCCGCTACACGTGACCGCTGGAAGGATGCGGCCGAGAAGTCTGGTGTCTCGATGTCAGAGTTCATCCGGGTCGCTACTGACGAGAAGGCCGTGCCGATCCTCGACTGTCCACACAAGTCACGCAGGGTGTATCCCTGGGCGCAGTTCTGCAACGACTGCGGGGCGAGGTTGTCATCATGAGGCCGGGGCTACTCCTCGTCCTTGCCGCCATGATGGTCTTCGTCCTCGTGAGACCGTTCCACTAATGGCTAACGGTAGGCAGGGTCGCCCGCCTGTCATCGCGCTCGACGGGACGACAGCGAAGATCACGGTGCGCGTGCCGGCCCGTACGAAGAACCTAGCGGCCGAGATGGCAGACCTCTACGGCCTGACGATGTCGGAGTACTTGCAGTCCTTGGTGGACAGGGATGCCTCAGAAGCCTCTACGTCACAAGCCTGACGCCAACGCCGTCGTCTATGTCCGTGTTCCCGGATGGGTCAAGAACGCTTGCCTTGATGCGGCTACATCCGCCGGCATGACGGTGAACGCCTGGGCCGCCTCGGTGCTCATAGAAGCCTCACGCATCACATCGCACGAAACGACACACGACACCACTCTTCACGACACGCCACACGACACATCACAGCACACGCCACACGACACACCGACACTCGTCGAGACACTCTCCTCATGGATCACGGGATCACCGCTTGTCGCTCCGTGTGGCAAGGCCTGGCCATGCCCCGCCTCCGAACGGACGGACGAGGCTGCCGGTCTCCACTACTGCTCCGAGTGTGGAGTCCGTGTCACTCGCCCGGGGTCTGCCGTTCCTGACGGTCCCGCCCCCGTCCGGCAAGCTCCGCCCACAGTTGGCTGATGGTCGGTCGCACGGGACGGATGCCTCTTCGCCTCTGCTCGGCGGCCAGTTGCCTCGGCGTTAGCCCTGCCCACACGCCGTGCATATCTGCTGGCGGGTACTCGAGGGCGTAGTCCAGGCACTCCCGTCTGACGGGGCACTCATCGCACACCTTGCGGGCTGCAACGATGTATTGCGTGTCTTTATGGTGTGCTGGGAACATTGTCGCAGTTTGCCCCTTACAGGCTGCTCTACTGGTCCATGCTTGCCTATCATCTCGACGTGTCATGTCTTGTCGTTCTTCGTATCGGTCGTCTGAAGGTGTGTGGTGACGGGTGGTCCGGTGTATGGATCAAGCCGAGACGAGACTGACATCGCCTTAGTAGCGATTGTTCTCGCCTGCTGTGGGGTGTCAATCCCCTTGCTTCCCCTCAAGGCGTGGATCGCACCGAGGGCGTACTGTCCTCCCGACCCGATGGCATACAGACCCGTTGAGTCTGTTGTCCATGAGTAGTCTCCGTCCATTACGTAGATCGTGGCATTGACGACAGCGAGGATCGTGGAGGAGTGCTGGGCGGCGTGTTCCCTTGCCGCATTATCGGGCATTGCGTAGCCGTTGTCCTCGAAGCACTCCCGTAGGGCAGGTACGAACTTCGTGGTGACGAAGTGGTCAAGCTTCCTCCCCTTGAGGTTTGGATGCGGTGCGGGTGGTACGAAGGCGTGGTGGAGGAGGTTGATCGCACGGATGTCTCCTGCCGCGGCGAGTAACCACTTACCGTTCTGAGCAACCTTGCCGGCCATCGGTGTCATGGTGGCGTTCTGATAGGCGACCGACCCGTCCCAGGAGGAGACTCGAGAGTCGGCGGCGATGAACGCCCATCCGTCCCCTTGGATTCCGATGATGGTTGTCATTCCTCGTCGTCCTCCCAATCAAGACTGTCGGTCCACTCTTCAACACGGCGCATGGTCTCCCAGTCCATGATCTCCCCTATCAACTGATCAACCTTGTCGGTAACCACAGGAGGTTCAGGCTCGGCCCGTCGGGACAGGTTCACGGCCCGCCTTGCCTCTACCAATGCGGCGAGGGAAAGGACGAACGGTATGACCTGTACAGCAACAGGGAGATCCGACAAGTCAGCCTCCGTAGTTCTTCCCATGCCACCGTGCGACACCGTTCATGATTGGCACGATCTCTAGGTGGAAGTCGCCTTCGCCCTCTTCATAGTCGACGACTGCCATACCCTGTTGCCAGTCCTCGGTCTGTGGGAGTGGTCGGCCGTCTAGGTCTGTTCCGCCCTTGGTGGATGGGACTTCTCCCGACACCTTGGCGAGACAACCGGCAGATGCGGCGAGGATTGTCTTCGGCCCGTCCCAGTCGTCCCTCGTCCTGTGGGCGAGTTCAATCCTGTGGATATGTCCGTAGATGACCGAGGTCTTCTCGGTGGCCAGGTACTTGTGGGCGGTTGAGCCACCTGAGGCAACCTTGTGCCCGTGGATAACACGGAAACGGTTGTTGATCCAATGCGATCCGGTTGGGTATCCCGGCAGGTAGGTGACTCCCCACTCGTTGAGACGACACAAGTGTGGTACGGACATAACAGGCCAGGAGTCTGGGGCGTTCCCCTGCCTGAGACCGAACGAAGCGGTTGCGTTCTGGACAATGTACTTTGGGAGGCGTTCCTCGTGGTTGCCAGCGATCCATACGATCTCGGCTTCCGGGGCGAGATGCCTCAGGGTGGCGCAGAACGTGGTCATCCAGTCAATGGTTGCCTGAGTTGTCCGTTGGTAGGCCGGAGTGACGATGTACTTGCCCATCTCAGCAAGGTCGAGGTTGTCACCGTTCATGATGATCTTGTCGGGCTTGGCCGCCTTGACCACCTGTAGTGCGGCGGCAATCGCCCTCTCATCGTGGATGGAAACAAGTGAGTCGTCGGCAAGCCTGTAGTAGCCGGCTTGAATATCGGGGAGGATGACTGCCCTCTTGTAGTCCCTAGCCTCGGTCTTGGAGGGTTTCGTGGGGGGCAGTTTGATGTTCGGCCCTTGTGCTATCACTGGCCATTGCGGGCCGTCCTGCCATGCGGGCGAGAACTGGATTGCGGTCAGGTCGTGGACTTCGGCTTCGCCGTCCTCGCCCTTAGTGATCGTCTGATAAAGGGAGACGCGTTTGACTTGTCCGATTTCGGCGGGGTCAATGCCCTGCCTCTCGAGCATTTGGGCGATCTTGCCGAGTGCGTCCTTGCGTTGTTTGTTGGTGATCTTGGACGCCTCTTCGGCGACTATCCCACCCAGGTGATCTCCGAGACTCATTTAGTGGCCCCCATTGAGCACGAGCAACGACCGCGGCGGTGATCGCCGATAGTGTCGCGGGACATCCTGATGCCCTCGGTGAGCAAGGCAGCTCTGATCTTGTTGTTTGAGACCGTTGCCGTGTCAAGTGCCGTCTGAAGGGCGGACGCAGTATCGCTATCCACAGTCTCCAGAAGTTTTGCCACATTGCACTTCCGTGCCGGACCGCTAGATAGATCCTTGAGAAGCGATGCCAGACCGCTTGCTTGGTTCTTCGTAGTCATTCTCGGTAACTCCCTGCTGAGCATAAGTACCCCAAAGACCCCATATGTGGGAGATGACGCGTTGCCACCGATCAAAAGAGTAGCATCGGGGGCAACATGAATGACGCCAATGTAACTACATGGAACGCAGTTGACCCGCAGGTCGTATCCGAGGTCATTAAGTCGATCGCCGTCTCGTTTGCGGGTGATCCTGAGATGCTTGCGTCCGCAATCGCCTCCGCCCTTGAAGGTTTCGGAGTCGTGCGCAAGGAGCCGACTGTGTCCCTCTTCTCTTCTCACGGGCGTTTGTTGTGCGAGATGGCAGCGACTCCCACCGGGACTCTGAGGGTTTTCGGCAACAGGCTCGGATGGTCGGAAGGACGTGTCCAAAAGGTCGCTGCGGAGCTCGTATCCGCCGGTTTTGTGGCCAGAACACGTTATGGTAAAGGGGTTATGTACAAGATCGTCGGAAACAGACTGCTTTCGCACCCTGATAGCGCCCGTTTCGCTTCCCTGCTTGGGGTGGCAGCGACCAACAACACCCCAAAGTCGGCCTGATATCCGTGGTCTCAAGGGATGAGGGATACCGTTTGGCCAGGGGCAAGGAAGGTCCGGCGCTCGAAATGGCGACGGAGTTCTTTCGCCGTGTTATCGGAGTTGAACCGAGGGTCGTTACAGACTCCGTAGAGAACTGGGAGAAGGGCGACCTGTGCTTCCCGTCCGGAGAGTACGGCGAGTGCAAGGGACAACCGATCAACCCCGAGAAGTATCCGATGAACTTTGTTGAACTCTGTGAGGTCACAAGTAATCAGTTGCATCACGATGGGATGCAACGTGTTGCAGAAGCTATCGGCATTGAGTATTGGGATCTAGCAGATGCGAATGTCTGGGACGACCGAGTCGGCCATAAGCAACTCGTGGCTTTTGGGACACCGGATCTCGTCAGTCCTTCCATCCACACGATCGCTTCGGCGAGGGTGACCATATATGTCAACGCCACTAGCCCGACAGCCCACCTCTACCTATACGGCAGGAACGAGATAGTGCGCCATGTGAAGGAAGCGGTATTGACACAGGAGCTCGTGCGTGGTGCCGGTAAGTCAAACGAAGACACCTTTGGCGTAAAGATTCCGCTTCCATCTATGCGATGGACGAGCAGGGAGGGTGGCGGTTGGGAGTATTCCGGCGAGGGGATTGGACAAACTGCCGTGGAGAGGGTACTTTCTGTACTCGATGATCGCAGAGACGCAGACACCGACTAAGAAACTAAGGAAACGCGGAAGCCAGGCCCGCCTCCCGGTCGCACCGTTGATCTCAATGTGGGATCCAGGAACAGATCTTGGGACGATAGCCGAGGCGTGCGGTTTCACCCGTGCGTCGCTTAGGCATTGGATGGAAAGTGGACTGAGTGTCCACAGGGCCGACGAAGTCGCCTGCCATCTAGGCAAGCACCCATCAAATGTATGGGGGCAAGCCTGGTGGGATATCGCCAGGGAACTCGCATGAGTTACGCATCAGAGTCATCCACGGAGACGCACGCCAAAGTCATCGCCTTCATAGTGAACACGATGTCCGTTCGGGGTTACCCGCCGTCGGTCAGGGAGATTGGCAGGCACATCGGCTACTCGTCGTCGGCATCGGCTCAGGGTGTGATCAACCATATGCAGAAACGTGGGTATATCAAGTCCACGCCTGGGACGATGAGGAGCATGGTCGTCACTCCTGAAGGTATGGAACTCGTCGCTGACGACATAGTCCACCCACACCATGCTGAGATCAGGGGACTCCTACCGGCGGCGATGGCCTACTGGTCGGAGCAACTCTTCTGTGCCTCGTGGCTGATCAACCTCGACAGGGAGCTCCCCAAGATGGTTGCCGAAATAGATATCGCTGCTCGGGCCATTGGCATGATCCCCACTTATTGGGATCATGGCACCGAAGTAACTTGGCGCCGGTATCCCGACGAACTAGATTGACCGCAACCAACAAAAGGAATGATATGAAACTATTCAGGACAACAACAATCATCGGCGTTATTGCCATGGCTCTCGCCTCGTGTGGCGGAACTAAGACCATTTATGTAACAGACACAGAAGTGCCGAACAGCCCTGAAACAACTGAGAAAGTTGTCAAAACGACTGACGCACCGATTGCGACATCAGCACCCGAACCCGTCTACACAGACGAAGACGAGTTCATCTACGACATCAACACAAGTTATGACAATGCGATCTACTTGGAAGACCAAGACATGATTGACGCTGGCTACGCAACTTGCGAGGCTCTTCGTAGTGGCGGTACGGCTTACGAGACGATCAGCGCGATTGCTTCATCAGCAGATGGCGACCCAGACATTGAGGAACTTCTGACTTCAGTAGTTGCTTCGGCCATCCTCAACTTCTGCCCTGAGCAAGAGTACAAGTTTAGCGAATGAAGAAAGCCGCCTATATCTCGTGGGCGATCGCCCTCGTGGTACTCATCGCTTCCATCGCCTCAGGGCGCTTTAGTGGTTCGGATAACGATGAGATCCCCGTATTGCGCAACACCCAAGCAGAGTCTGCTTTCCTTGAAGACTTTAAGTCTTCGTACCTGCCGCCGATCAACAAAACTGACACCGAACTCATAGAACTTGGCAACACCTGGTGTTACGCCATCGGTCTTGGGATGGGTTCAGAAGGTGTAGAGGCAAGGATCAACGAAGGTTCTGATGACGAGGGTGACGCCGTCCTCCAACGTTCGGTCGTGTCTTCTGCCATCATCACACTTTGTCCCGGTCAGGCAAGTAAGTGGCCGTAGGTCCAGAGAGGGAAGTAGTCGTTGACGGATTGACATTCCGTATCATCGAGATCCCAATGGATGAGGAGTGGCCAGCTGGCGACCCTGTTGCCAGAGATAAGGAAACATTGGTTGTATTCACATATCGGCCAACCGAGGACAACGAATGAGAGCAGACAAAGCACGACGTGCGTACGGCAATGTGAAGGACGCCTTGATGACGATGTCGTCCCCGGGCTATTGGACGAAGGTAAACGCCGTTGAGTTTTGGGCCTTCATGACGAAGATTGCCATCATCTTCCCAGGCTTGCTATTTGGCAAGCAGTGGTGGTGGCTTTATATCTTTGCGCTCGCTTCCAGCGCAAGCCTGATCTGGACATCAACAAAGAAGACATTGCCAACGATTATCGTGTTCAACCTTCTTTGGTGCGTGCTTGCCGTAGCAAGTATCGCAAAGCATTTTCTCTAATCTTTTTCTTTGCCGTCAGTCGTTGTTGGACCACCGACAACCGAGGCTACATCACTTCTTTTTATACTCATTCCAAGTTTTGTCCCCAATGCCGAAATACTCCCTGGCGTAGCCAGCACCGATGATGTCTTTGTTGAGACAGGCCGTAGACGGGTCATCTACGAGGTTGCTGGAATAGATGTTTGCCAGGACTCTGCCATACTTCTCGTTCTTGTCTGCCACTGTCTGAACGAAAACTTCAGGATGACCTTCGAGCCAGTCATGGGTGAAAGCTTTGGCTTTGAGTCCCATCTCCTTCTCGGCGGCATCCTTCGTCCTTGACTCCGGCGTGTTGACTCCGAACAGACGAACCCTGATCTTGTGATGAACATCAAAACCGAGGTCAACCATGAGGTCAATGGTGTCGCCGTCAACAGTCTTGAGAACCTTGGCGTTGTACCAATACGGCGAATAGGCGGTGGTCATTCCCAACGCATCCCACTCTTGACATTCCTGTGATGATCGGCAAAAGCCTTAGCCATCGCTACGGACATAATCGCACACGGGACAGTGAACAACACGATGAGTGCGGTTACCGCAGATGAAACGATGCCCTTCGTTGTCATGCTTTTACTGGCTCCTCAGGTTCTGCGTCTGGAACTTTCTGAATGACACCGAACGCCATGTCAATATCATGCGCCGAGAGTTTGCCGTCATCAAGGTACAGCCTCGCTAGGCGTTCAATGACAGTCGCAACTCCACCGATGCCGGCCATGAGCGTGGCCTTCCATAACGGAACACCGGCGATTGAGCCAGCACCGACAACGCCGAGCCCAGAGGCAGCAAAAGCCGCCAGGATACGAAGGGTGATCTGCCTTATCAACCGAACATCGCCTTCCATGTAACAGGCCCGATGACACCGTCAGTGGTTAGTCCCTTGCCCTTTTGCCATGCCTTGACCTGAGCCTCAGTGCCGGGACCAAAGTCTCCGTCAACAGGGTTAGCCTTAACCATTGCCTGAACAAGTTTGACTGCATCACCCTTGGAACCCTTCTTTACGGGTGCTCCTGGGTAGGCGAAGTTAAGTCCGCCAGCGGCGGGAGCAGGAGCGGCGGCGGGAGCCGATGGGGCGGACTGAGCCGAACCGTCAGGGGCGTTGTCACCGAGGCAGTACTGCCAGTGCCAGGCCTCAAACTCCTTAGATGCCCTGTTGTCTCCCTGAAGGTAGAAGCCATACTTGGGGGCGTTGGCGCACATCCAGTCAAAGCAAGCACCTCCCATTGAGGTGAGCTTGCCATTGACGTCATAGCCAAGGTCAATGGCGAGTCCCCAACCGTGGTTGGAGCCCTTCACGCCTGTAGGATCTGGGGCGGCCGATGGGGCCTTGCCCTTCTTGAGCCACCAGGTCTTGCCGTCATACTGACGAGTGACTCCGGTGCCGGTGTCGGTGGTGACATAACGATCAAGGAACATCTTCAACTGATCGTCAAAGCCGCGGTAGTCGCCAACATTCTTGAGCTTGAATCCAGCCCCCATGGCGGCGTCGTACATCTTATTGAACTGATCGGCCACAGGCGCGTACATGCGTCCGCCGGTCTTGACTGAAGCCAGGACGGAAGGATCGAGTTGTCCGTTCTTGAACCTGCTCTTGAGTGCGGTGGGGACGACGAGCTTGATGAATGGGAGACTCATTTGTTGATTCCACCCTTATAGACACGACCGAAAGCGGTGTCGTTGGGGTTGAGGTACCTCATTGCGACTGGGAGTGCGGCGGCCCAAAGGGCATTTAATGTCAACTTCCAATCCTGCGTTGCGGTGTATGTTGCAACGGCAGCACCAATGATTGACCTGCCATACGACGCCAGTATTGCTTTGTGCTCTTGGGTGATCTTCATCATTTCTCCTATTTCCTTGGGGTCCTTGGCAACCTCAGGTTCATTGTATGCAATACAAGACCGATCAGGATCAAGGTGGCGGATATCTTTTGAGCGTCGCCCGACAATGTGACAAGAACCATGGCCATTCCGACGAGAGTCCAAGACAAAGTCCAGATTTCTCGAATGATGGCAACCAAAACTCTCCTACGGACGATCACGGAATATGCTCCGATGACCTCGGCGGTCTCGGCACTGCAGGCGGGGGAGTCACCCTCGGACACCCTGACGGGCAGGTTGTTGGCAGTTGCGTGTCCGCCATCCTCAAGACCGGCAACGGCAAGGCTGGTGGCATCAAGTATTAGCCACCGTTCCGGGACGGAGTCGTCAATGGCTAGATCAACGACCACCCTGGGTGCGCTGAAGAAGGGGCGCAAGATGCCCTCGAAGATTTTCCTGATCATTACTACCTCTTCCTGCCCGATGGGCCAGACGACGTGCTTGACATACTACTAGAACTTGATATTGTGGCGCCGCCGAATACGACAGTGACTCCCGCCGCTACGACGGTGCGCCTCTCCTGTGGAGTGATGACGATGTGAAGCGTTATTGGTCCGACCGACGGGGCTGCGACAGTCGACTCACCAAGCACGCCTGCCAACGGCGACACGTTTGCCTCGGCGGCCCTGAGGGCATCGTCTTCATCAAAGCCTTGTTCCTGTATCTCGAAGGATTCAACGGCGATGATTACGGCCGTCTCCTCGTCGTACCCCTTGTCACCTAGTTCGTTTGCCGTCTCAGCAATGTCAACTGAGTCTTCTTCTGAGAAGCCGAGATCCTCTACCTCGTTGGCTGTCTCGGCGATCTCAAGTGCCGTCTCTTCGTCGTAACCTTTTTCCTCAAGGGCAAGAGATGTCTCGGCGATGGCGATTGCAGTTTCCTCGTCGTAGCCCTTGTCCTGTAGTTCGAGTGATGTTTCGGCGATAGTTAGTGCCTCTTCTTCGGAGTAGCCCTCGTCTTGCAGATCCAAAGATGTCTGAGCGATGCTGATTGCGTCCTCTTCCGAGTAACCAGCATCCTCAAGCGCAGAAGCCGTCTCTGTTATCTGCTGAACCTCTTCGGCGTCGTAACCCTGATCAGCGAGTTCTTGCTCGGCCTCGGGAACATCAGGGATAGTCACCTGCGGTTGGGTCGTCGTCGTTGTAGTTTGCGGGATCGTTGTTGATTGAGGTACTTGAGTCGTGCTTGGCGTTGGGGGGATCGTCTGCTCAACAGGTGCCTCCGTGGTCGTGGTGCTGGTTGTCCCGGTCGGTGGTGCCGGCGGTTCAGTAGTAGTTGTCGTTGTTGTAGTACTCGTGGTCGTTGTGGTCTCGGTCGTTGTGGTCTCGGGCTCAGTAGTAGTTGTTTCTGGCTCTGTGGTCGTCGTAGTGCTCGTTGTGGTTGTTGGCGGTTCGGTAGTCGTCGTTGTGGTGGTGGTCGTTGTCGTGGTGGTCGGGGTTGGCGTCCCTGAGACTTTGAGGTAGTAACCACACCACGAGGAGTTCCACGCGTAAGTGGTGATTCCGTTGTTCGTACCACTAGGGAATGTTGAATAGTTGTCCACCCAATACGGCTCTATGACGGCCCACTCTCCGACAGAGATCAAGCCAGCGTTTACTGCGGCGACACCCATATCGGAGTCATCCGTGTACGGATTGGAACCCCAAACCGCACCACCCTGCGACTTACCTACGACGAGCCTCGGCGTGTATGGGCCACAACCACCACCACTCTCTGATGTATCGGGAACTGTCGGGCCAACCCTCACCGTCACTCCTTCAGACCAACCGGAGTAGACGCTCAACGTGTCGTTATCTGCCCTGACGGAGAAATAGAAGTTCTGCCCTATTGGGCCAGACTCGGCGATCACGGGGTACGCGATATACATGCTCGTCTCGTAGGAAGAAATAGCTTTGCCCTCACAGCCGGCGCAGTACCAGGTGATGGCGTACCGTTCTGGCTCAATGTTTCCCTCGTTCGGAGCATCCCACGAGATGTTGACACCGTTACCAGAGTTGACTACGGCAACATTCGTCGGCTGGCTCATGAACGGAGCGATCGTGGTGGTGGTACTCGTCGTAGTACTTGTAGTAGTACTTGTAGTACTTGTAGTACTTGTAGTACTCGTTGTCGTCGTTGGCTCGTTGATTGCTTCCGTGTTGACCGTGATTTGGTAAGACGATCCGTACCATGCGTTCGGGTCGCCACAACAGACTCCAGCGCGCAACCTGTATGAGCCAGGGCTAAGAGCAATGGAGATATACGAGTCAAGACCGTAGTGGTCATCGTTAGCTGCGATGAGTTCGCCTGACCCGTTGTACAGCCATAGGTGACTGTCGATGCCGTACCTCTGTGCGTCTGCGGTGACAACGAACTGTTGGCTGGAAGTCAACGAAAAGAGAAAGTCTTGCGCCTGAGTGACTTCATAGGTAGATGCCATCGCCCTGCTGGGGAAAAATGCACCGAACATCCCGAATAGGATCATGACGAGACCGACGACGCTGATCGGGTTGACTCGGCCTCTGCCCTTACTTGACATCCTCATAACGACTTTGATAGTAATGTCGTTTGTTCGGAGTCTCTCCTAGACGAACCGTGTTATTGCGTTGATCTCCATGCGGCGTACAGGTCGTCCGTCACCGAGATGACCCACACTTGAGATTCGTCCTTCTCGTCCTTGTCGCCAACTATGGCCCAAGCGATCCTTACCTGTTCCTCTGGCACGCATACGCCGACATGGCACTCAAGACCAAACCTGTTGATGAACCATTCCACGACACACCGACCTCGGGAGTCGGCACACTCCTCGCCACCCGGGCAGAGGACAGACAGGACCATTAGTTCACTCCTATTGAGTTCAAGCCATAGGACGTGTCCGTCGTCGTGCCAGATGAGATCGTCAGTCGATGCGTTGGTCATATGCCTGTGCCAAGAGTTGCTCGGTGGCAACATCTGCCGGAGGACTATTGAGTAGTGCCACGAGTTCCGCAACCTGTAGTCGGAGGGCAATGTTCTCGGTCGTCACTTCGCCGATCTTTGCCGACATCTCCCTGATGAGTCCTTCAACGGATATTTCGTTATTGGTCATTTCATTCCTCCGAACATAAGATACCTGCGATGGTTCGCTAGGTCAATGCGATAAGACTACTTTGGTCCTGTACCTCAATGGGTTATGATTGACAGGGAGCGTCTAAGCTCGTACGCCTACACGGAGGTCGAAAATGCCCATAACGCAAAAACGCCTGTTTGGGCCGGTAGTGGCGGTTACGACATCTACGGATACGACTGCCGGTAGGTATCTCGTCCCATCTCTGACGACCACCATCGTCAAACAGATCATCATCTGCAACACGGCCGCAAGTGCTGCCACCGTCTCGGTAGGTATCGGTGGGGTTACGGCAGCCGTCAGCATCCTCTCGAGTATGGCAGTAGGTGCTAACGAAACTATGACCGTGAACTTGAGTCTCGTACTTGCCGCGGCAGAGAAACTGTTCATGACAGCGTCGGCGACGACGGTTACCTTCACGGTCGTCGGCATAGAGGAGACCTGATGCCAGCCTTAGCCAGGTACGGCTCAAACACCCTCGCCGCCTTTCTTGACGCACCGGACGTTGTATATGGGTCAGGCTCGGATGGCAATGTCACCATCAGCACGAACACGACCATGACAAGGGATATGTTCTACAACAACCTGACGGTGAACAGTTCAATCACACTCAATACGGGTGCTTACAGGCTGTTTGTGAAAGGCCTGCTTACTCTTGGTAATGCAACAGTAATCGGCTTTACCACCGGCTCCTCCGCGGTCGGCTCTATCTATGGTGGGGGTGCAGTCACAACATCTGTGACCTCAAGTCTTGGTGGTACAGGGAGTGGCGGAACATATACCGCCCCCGCTCCAACCGCGGCGGTTGGGGGAACCCAATGGTACGACCAAGCAAATCAGGCCGTCCTTGGTTACTCAGTAACTCCGACAGGTATCACCTGGCTTAGGGGTGGTGCGGGTGGCTCGACCGGTGTAGGTGGGGGTATCGTTATAGTCGCCGCTAGGTACATCGCCTGTACGGCTACTTCAACAAACGCCAAGTTCGCCGCGCCCGGAGGATCTGCCAATGCTGGTGGAGGTGCCATAATCATCGTCTCCTCAAGGCCATCGTTGCCATCAAATGTTGATACTGATGTGGCTGGCAATGGCACGGGGTCTGCCGGCACGTCAAAGTACATACAGTTGGTGTAACCGATGTCTGCCGTTGATAGGTACAACATAAAAACAGTACAGAGGATTGGTAACGACTCCGTCTATGGCAACGGTCAAGACGGCACGGTCACACTCTCGGCAGGTACAACAACATTGACTCGGGACATGTACTACGACGTACTTACCGTCCCGAACGGCGCGTTTCTCCACACAAACGGTTTCAGGGTCTTTTGTAAGACGAGTATCACTATTGCTAGTGGTGGTTTTGTGGGTATCGGTACATTTTCGGGTGGCTCAATATCTGCACCGAGTGCGGTGACTGCGGGTACGGTCAACGGAACTCACTCTCCTGGCGGTGCGATCACATACAGGATCGGTGGTCTCGGTGCTGTGCCTGCGGGCGGAACCGCCGTTACTCCGACAGACGGTACGTCGATTATTAACGGCAATATACCAATGGCGGTTAGGGGACTGATCGTCAAGGCCACAACAAGCCCCGTCGGCTTCAATGGCGGGGTCTCTGGGGGACAGGGGAACACGGGGGCATCGGGCAACCCTGGTGCATCGGGTGCCCCGGGCACTACGGGGGCGGCGGGAAACACTGGGGCGAATGGAAATGCAGGGACAGCGAACCCTAGTAATCCGGGTGGCGCAGGTGGTGCAGGAAGTGCCGGTAATCCTGGTTCGTATGGGCCTAACGCAAACACGGTTGGTGCTGAGGGTGGCAGGGGCTATTCGGGCAACTCGGGCACGGCGGGCAACGCTGGAAACCCTGGACCTGGTGGTGCGCGTGGTAACGGTGGTGCCGGTGGTGCCGGTGGCCCAGGTGGTGCCGGTGGCTCAGGTGGTTCTGGCGGACTAGGTGGTGCCGGTGGCAACGGTGGTATTGGTGGGGGGATTGTCATCGTTGTGGCGAAGAGCATCGTTGGCTCTGGGTCCATAGTCTCACTCGGCGGCAACGGGGTAACGGGGTTGGGTGGGCAGCTTGGCTCAGCAGGAAGTCCCGGCTCAGCAGGAAGTCCCGGCTCAGCAGGAAGTCCCGGCAATGCCGGCAGTCCTGGGAATCATGGAATCCCTGGTGGTTTTGGTAGCGCAGGCAATACTGGCGCTGCTGCGCCGGCCCTTACCCATGCAAACCCTGACAGCGTCAGCAACCCCCATAGGGCAATACATACCGTATATAACGCAAACTACGGCACGGGGCAGCATGTCCACTTTGGGACATATCAGCACGATGTCCACAAAGCCTCAAAAAGCCACAATCATGGGGTTCATAACCCTGCCGCAGATCACTCCATTGCAGCGGCCCATCACCATACGGGTCATAGTCATAACCCGCACCATGACGGCCCGCACGGCCACAACCACCACATCACACAGGGTGGTCCAGCGCACCACGGCCCGCATCACTACCACCATTACCATAACGCCACGATCGGGTCGCACTCCACTCAGTACATTGAAGTTTCTCTCTCAAACTCAAACCATGGTCCACACTGGGTGCCAACAGGTCTCTACCATAATGCCCCCGCCGTACACCATCATGCCAACCCTCCGACCACTTATCCGGGTGGCAATGGGGGCGCTGGTGGTGCAGCGGGAAATCGTGGTAATGCCACCCAAGGCAACTCGGGCAACCCTGGAGCGGCGGGCAACCCTGGCGCAACGGGCAACGTTGGCGGCACCGGAGGAGTAGGTAACTCCGGCGCAACTGGAAACACTGGCGGAAAGGGTGGTGGCGGTGGTATTATTGTCGTTACCGAAACAACGCCGAGCATCTCGTACAATGTCAGTAAGGGTGCTACGGGTGGCGCCGACGAGACCGTCAGGACATCTTCCGACGGGTATAGTTACCTCATACTGAACGCCTAGAAAGGGACGATATGGGATTCCGTACAAACATCTCTAATGCTCAAAAGAAGATATTCCTCGAGAACGCTCTTGTCCGCCTTGAGGCAGAACTCTACGAACGTTCACTCGAAATGGGGATTGACCCCGACACCTACGACTACTCGTCGTTTACCCCATCAAATCCACCCAGCCATCCATATGCGGAGACACGAATACCTCAGATCCTGAATCTGATCACTCAAATGTCAGACAAACTGGAAGCACTCGGCGAGACTCAGTAATGCTCCGTTACCTGTACGTTCCCGAAGGGGAGGACGGGAACGCAGACAATGTTGAACTTGCATCAAGACTCATGATGCCCATGGTTGTTGGGTTGACGGATTCCTACGCACATCAAGTCAATGATCCATCGACGCCGTGCGTAGTCTCCATACCGTCAATCAAAAAGTTTTTCATGAGAGAGGCAGTTACGATTGGGTTGCACCATGTCGTGATGTACGACGATGAGTTTGTCAATATGAGAAATGAACGGGTTGTCCTTGAGGTTGTATCACCAATGGGTACGCAAGTACTTCAGCCTTTGGTGAAAGAGGTACACCACGCAAGGTGGGTGTTCCTAACCGAACATACGGGGACCCATAGTTGTGATGTTGTGATTAACGGTGAACCAATGGGCATAGGGGGGGATTTTGATGTTCAAGGCTTTTGATAGGCCAGCACCGGGAATACATGTCTACGACACAGACATGAACTCGTCGGCGTTTATCAAGATGCTCGAGGACGAGTGCTCCGACGAATGGAGCAGGCTGTCATGGGACGAAGCCCGCACCGGAAAAGGGACGGTCTCCGAATACCGTTCGTCCAAGGAGTGCTTACTGCTCCCGATAATGAGCCCCAACCCGACCTCGCCCATCATGGAGACTTTCTCAAAAGATGTTCTCTCTGTAGTGGAACGGTGTGTATCTGACTTCATTGCGTACCACTCAATACATCAAGCCCCTCATGAGGGCTGGAGGGTTCTCAAGTATTTGCCCGGGGGAGAGTACAGGACACACCATGACCACTACCCCGGCAACGAAAGAACATTCAGTTGCGTTGCTTACTTGTCCAACTCGGGGACGGGAGGCGAACTCACCTTCCCGTACTTTGACGTGTCCGTTCCGTGCGAGACAGGAAGGGTTGTGATGTTCCCGTCAAACTTTCCCTATGCTCATACTGCTGGCCCGACCGAGGGGACAAAGTACTCACTTGTCACCTGGTATCACTAGGATGATGACTATGAGCGATACACCAATCATGCCAGGACTGCCAGCGTCACCGAACGGTGGGGAAACATCAGACGAAGATCAGTACTACATTGAAGCGTCGGGGCCAAAACTTAGGCTCATAAACTGGGCCGCTGGAGGTGGCATCTCAGGGTGTTCGGTGTTTGACACACTTGGCCCAATGATCATTGAGGGGGAGTCTGATGATTGAGCATGACGAGGCATCGCACATGAAGTATGTTGCGGCCAGGGTTGCGTATCTATGTGATCTAGCCATGGTTGACGAAACAGCGATCACCGCTGATAACTACACAACTATCAGGGACGGCCTTAACACCTACCTAACTGGTGGAGAGTTGCGTCGAGCAAAAGTAGAACTTAGGAACATCATCTATGTTCTTACGATGATTCAACATCTGAACGGGAGTGCCTCATGACCAAGCCAATGACCGTAGTGACCATGGAGCAGGTTCTTGAACAGAGCACAAGGGTCGGGCGTCCGAACGCGTTCCCAACTCAACAATCCTTGATTGACTTCTGCCAGATTGTTCACGGAGAATGGCTCTCAACCGGGGTTGACCAAAGGGTGTTGCAAGGTAGTGACGAGTTCTATCTGGCCTCCCTCATGGGGACAGAGGGCGGGGAGTCGTTTGCCCCCTTCATGGACGGACTGAACCTCCTTGAAGAGATGTTCGCCATGCTCGGCAAGGGGACTAGGGCTCTCATCATTGGGGCACCCGGGACGATTGCAATCGTGGCAAATGTCGTGAATCAGGTTGTCACTCCGTCTAACCTTCAGACCAAACTCATGGAGAGGTACTGCGACACCTCACTCATCCCAAATGTGGAGATGACAACGTATGAGGCATTAGTTGACGGTCTTGTTGAGTTTGACTATGCGCAAGTCTTGCTACATATGGTTGCCTGCGATCAGCAACTGCTTCACGCAATCATTGACGCTCTCCCACAGGGCAAGGTCATGGTTCTACAGAACTCTGGTAATGGTGGCGAACTGTACACGGCACTTGACGAATCATTGTCGCACCACATACACTCAGAAATAAGAGAAAGAGGGGATGTGCTGATGTATCACCTCCCGGGTTTCATAGCACAAACAATATGTATAAAGAAGTAGAGACCGAAGCACCAATCTCGTTCGCAATAGTCGGCTCAGGAACAGCCGGTCTTATATCCGCCCTCATGCTCAGGGTCGCCTTCCCAAACTCCGACATCACCGTTGTCTCGTCGAGCACCATCGGTATTGTTGGCGTCGGCGAGGGAAGTACTGAGCATTGGAAGCAGTTCATGGATACCTGCCGCATACCCGTGCATGAAATGATTGCCAAGACGGGGGCGACCCACAAGTACGGGATCAGGTTTGAGGGATGGTCAAGTACCTTTCCCGACTACTTTCACAGCGTCTCGGGCGACGAGACAATCTACGCTTTTCAGTTGTTCGCAACCTATATGGGTTTCTTGGAGGCCGGACAATCGCTGACAAGTCAGACATCGTCAATCGGCCTTGTCAGGAATCAGATCAGGAGGGAAAACCTCCACGGGAACACTAATCAGTTCCACTTTGACACTTTCAAGCTGAACTCATACTTCACCGAACTGTGCGTCGTGAGACAGATACGGTTTGTGGACGGCGATGTCGGCGAGATCTCATTCGACCCTGACTCCAACAACATCACTTCTGTGACCGTAAATGACGCGGATGTGGAGGCAGATTTCTGGATAGACGCATCCGGTTTTTCTCGCGTCTTGATAAGCAAGTACGAGACTGCGGAGTGGCAATCCTTTAGCAAGTATCTCCTATGCGACTCTGCTATTGCCTTCCCAACGCTCTCCGACCCTTCTGGGCAGATACGTCCGTACACAAGAGCGAGAGCAATGTCCTCCGGTTGGGTTTGGGAGATACCGACACAAGAGAGAAGAGGGAACGGGTATGTCTATAGCTCCGCCTTCTTGACGGAGGAGCAGGCTGTTGACGAGGTTGCCTCCGTCGTGGGTCGTGGTGTCGTGCCGGCTAGGCGGTTCAAGTTTGATCCTGGCTACATGAAGGGTTCTTGGGCTAACAACTGTTGCGCCATCGGTCTAGCTTCGTCGTTCGTTGAACCTCTAGAGGCAACCTCAATAGGTTCGACTATTCAACAACTGAGGCTTCTCATACCATCGGTCGCTGCCTACAAGCCAGGTAACAAAGCAATGCAAAAGAAGTACAACTCCGACATGGACGCAATGATGGACAACATCCTCACGATGATCAGGATGCACTACATGTCCGATAACGCACACACTCCGTTCTGGCGTGCCTGCTCGGAGATGCCGATTAACGACACACTTGCTGAGCTCCTAGAGTTGTGGTCCGAGAGGACGCCGTCAAGAATGGATGTCCCACACGAAAACGGGCAAATGTTCCTCGCCCCTCACTTTTTCCATGTTGCTCAGGGGCAGGGTCTATTGAACCCCGAGGCGGCAGGACTCGCAATACACAACATGGGGTTGCGTCAGCGAGTTGACTACGACATGAATGAACGACGCAGAGAAAGGTACTCACATGAGTTGGTTGACCACGCTCAGGCGCTCCTCGAAACAACGAACTGAGATGCCACGACCACGCTACTCAGGCATGAAGATTAAGCCTGGGGAGTTGTTTATTAGTTACCACGACGACAGGTTGCTTGAAATGCCACCGTTCGTGAACGAACTCTCAAGACCACCATCATGGTTCAGGTCAATCGGAAAGTTCCCTGGCTCCGTCAGGCGTTGTGCTGGTATTTCTGATTACATGGCGATGGGTGTCACATTGCCACTATGGACGAATATCAGGATGAAGTTGTCTCCCGAGGGAAATGACTGGTCCGTCAACTGGGACAACTTTTCAGAGACCGAGGCCAGTAAGGATCAGTACGAGTTTTACGTGCGATCATTTGCCCACGAGCAGACCGGGAAGTGTCCGATGACCTCGGTAAGACAGGTAGAAGAGTCTTTCTATCCAAAGATTGTAACGCCGTACTACTTTAGAACTGCACCAGGCTGGTCAACGATCATCCTGCCCAATCTGTACGAGCCGTCACCAAACTTCACCGTCACTCCGGCTGTTATTCATACCGACTTCTACCACACTATGAATGTGGTTCTAAATCCTCTTGCAGGGGAGGACTTCTCAATACCTTATGGGTATCCGATTGCGCACCTCATTCCCTTTAAGCGTTCTGCTGACACGAACAAAATAATCTTTGGCGGGCCTGAATATCACAGGTTGTTGGCGGGCAGGGGTTTTGGTAATGGTTCGCTTCACCCATCGGGCGGGTCGACAGCGCGTCCATATCGTATGCACAAAGTCAAAGTGGACGCGGAGATTGCCGAGAAAGAAGGCGGCCGTGATTGAGTTTCCATTGGGAATAGCCTCGGCAATCGGCGTCGCGGACAATGTGATTGACCGAGATATCTGTGCGGAGATTGTTGCCTATATTGAGGCCAATCAGCACCTGACGTACGACGGGCTGACGGTAGGTGGCATCGACAGGAATGTAAAACGATCAACAGACACATGGCTTTCGGCCTACAACAATAGGGCAGAGGGAGATCAGAAAGCCCAACTTGGGACATATAACGATGTTCTGTTCTCACACCTCTCTCCACTCCTTACTGAGTACTGCTCTCGTTTTTTCCATCTACAAAACTGGATCAACCGTTACGACACTGGCTACCAATATCAAAAGTACGAAAAGGGATCAGGGCGTTATTTGAGCCACATTGACGGGGCCCCATTTGACATGCCGCCATTGAACGAACGTGTCGTCGCAGTCATTCTGTACCTCAACGATGTTGAACGTGGCGGCGAGACATGGTTTGACCTACACGAATACGCAGTACGACCAAGGGCTGGAAGAGTCGCCATATTCCCAACCGGGTTCAACTATCCTCACGGCGGGCGAATCCCCTTATCGGGCGACAAGCACATCGTCAGTTCGTTCTGTTACAGCCCGTGGGACGATCGACATGCCGATCACTACCGCAACTTCATAGTGGGAACGGCCTAACCGGCACTATCAGCCGACGACAACGACCCTGTATGTCTGCGGAGTTCCGCCGCCAACTGGAGCCTGATCGAACAGGACGGTAATCGTGTTGACCGACGCAATCCTGACTTCGGCATAGACGACATCGTTGTTACCCGAGAGGGTGTCGTAGATCATGACGACGACATCGGTCGTATTGAGCGAGTGAGTGATGGTGAAGCTTGTCGCCGCTCCGGTTCCCGTGATATTGGTGGCGTACTTGGTGGTAGCCGAAAGGTTTGCCCTAGCGTCGGCCGCAGTGGACGCTCCAGTTCCACCGTAGGCAACCGCCACAGCCGTGCCGTTCCAAACACCATTAACGATCGTGCCGAGGGTGCTGATTGTGTTTTGACCAGCATACGTACCGGCAATGTCCACGGCGTTTGCACCGACAGTAATACGGTCGGTCGTTCCACCAACATTGAGTGTATTGCCATCCTTGGTGAGACCATCACCAGCAATAATCTGCCCGGCTCCAGAAAACTGCACCCAGTTCATAGGGTTGGTGCCAACGGTGATCGGGCCGTCACTTGAAACAACCCAGCCACTATCGGCGTTGACGAGACCTTCTTCTACGAAGGTGAATGTGCCACCAGAGACCGTACCTGTGTCGGCGGTGCCATTGGCATCCGTAGCCCTATCGGGAGCACCGGAGGCTTTGACGACATAGATACCGTTCTGCGATGCGGTTGCCTGATCCTTGACAAGGACGCGATCACCGATGGCAAGAGTGACGTTCGTGTCGATTGTGTCGCCAGCTTCAAGAGCCGTAGCCAATGTGACGGGCCCAGTTGTGGCAGCGCGGACTGACCTCTTGACATCAAGCCCTTGCCGAGCGGCATCAACATATGCCTTAGTGGCGGCATCCTGAGGGTTGGTCGGATCGGCGAGGCTGGTGATCTTCTGACTATTGAACGAGACGCTACTCGTTGGGGCCGCCATCTGATCAAGCCTGTTGGCCTGTACTCTCGTATCAAGGTAGTAGAGATTGGTTGTACCCTCTGCAAGATCGTCGGTGTCGTGGTTGGCGAGTGACGATACTTCACCGGTGACATCACCCGTAAGATCTGCGGTGATCATATTGGCCGCAAAGTCACCGTTGGAGTCCCTCTTGACGAGCTTGCTGGCGGTATTTGCGTCGGTGGCGTCGGTGAGCATGGCGGCGTATTCCATGGTCATGAAGCCGTCAGTACTTGAGTTTGCCTCAGAGATAGAGATGGTGACGGTAGTGCCTTCAACTTCAACGCTCAGGGGTGCATCTGCCGTGATTGACTCAACAGCCGAGTCAAGTTCAATCCAAGCCGAACCGGTGTAGTAACGCAAACGGCTTGAGCCGGTATTGAAATAGATCTGACCAGCGACCGGCGTACCCGGGTCGTCCGCAAGGTTCTCGATCCTCGCCTTGATCAGTTGATTCTTCTGAAGGTCAATGCTCGTCAGGAACTTTGCCATTTTTCGCTTCTCCGTGGTCGTCGCCCAACGCGGACGGTCTTCAGACGACTAGGCTAGATCAGTTTCTTGGTTATGTATTATTGACAATAACGCCGTCAATCGGGCCAAGCTGTACAAATCTTTCGCTGATAAATGGGTCGTACTTGGCAGATATTTCGGCGACGAGTTGCTGTATCTGGCCGTTCCTGACCCGTTGCGCCGTAGACGGCCCAATGTGTTGCTTGTAGAGCATCTTTGGGATGTGGGCGAACCTCGTTGCGATGAATGTCCTCACGACCAGGTCGTAGTCATCGGCAACTGGCAAGGATGTGTCGTGTCCGCCGAGAGCCCTATAGACAGACGACCTCCACGCCCTGACGTGATTTGGCGCAGACACAATGTGCCTGATGGTCTCGGGGTTGATCGGCGGTGCGGACATGACCCAGACATTGTGTTGTTCTGACCAATACTCCGATCCGTATCCGAACGCCCAGCCCGGGGGATACTTCCCTGACTGCCCATCCGGCAGGATCTCGCACCAATCTGAGTACACGAATCCGACCGTGGGGTCAGAGAAGGCGGTGGCAATCTCGCCAAGGCAGTCGGGCGTGAGTTCATCATCGTGGTCAAGTTCCACAAGGATGTCCCCCTCAGCAACCATAAACGCCCTGCGTTTGACTGTGCCAATCGAGCCAGAGTGAACGTGCGAACGGTGTGCCACGATCTTGAACCTCTCGTCAGAAGCAAAGCCATAGACCTGTCGCCATGCCTCGTCGTTCGTTCCGTCGTCCCAGATGACCCATTCCCAATCGGTGAATGTCTGAGCCTTGAGACTTGCCCATGTCCTTGCAAGCATGTCGGGCGGAGTGTTATGGATAGGCGTACATATGGAGATCATGACCGCATACTACGAGCGTCGTGGTTAGATAACTTCCATTAGGAACCTAATGCGTTCGTCTCTCACATCTGTTGTTGTTGCGACAATGCTTGAGACAGAGGCTCCAGCGGAAGACATATCCATAGAGAAGCCACGATTAGTTCCACCTTGCTCATAGAGCCTGAGTTTGTCTCGATACACATCAACAACTACCCCACCTATGAGCGTGGTGTTGGTCTGTGCTTTGATCAGGACTATCTCGCCACCCTCGTCACCTGACGAGCCATTGACATTAAGTCTTCCACCAAGGCTAAGGTCGGTGCCGTTAAATGTGAGGTTTGCACTACCTGCAGCGGCGTTTGAGCCGTCCTTGTAGACGACCTGATTTGCTGATCCAGCAACTGGACCAGTTGCTCCCTGTGGACCCTGCGCTCCTTGTGCTCCGTTGGTTCCGTTCGTTCCAGCTGGACCTTGCGGACCTTGTGCGCCTTGTGCGCCATTGTTTCCATTGGTTCCAGCTGGACCTTGCGGACCTTGTGCGCCTTGTGCGCCCTGTGCCCCATTGTTGCCATTGGTTCCGGCGGAACCCTGCGGACCTTGCGCACCTTGTGCCCCATTATTTCCGTTGGTTCCGGCGGGACCCTGTGGGCCAGTCGCACCCTGTGACCCCGTCGACCCAGTTGACCCGGTGGCACCTTGAGGACCCTGACTGCCAGTTGCTCCTGTCGCACCTTGTGCGCCATTGGTCCCGTTAGTTCCGTTAGTCCCAGCGGCACCCTGTGGGCCTTGAGAACCTGTCGCTCCTTGAGCACCATTGGTCCCGTTAGTCCCGGCAGCACCCTGCGGGCCGGTTGCACCCTGCGGGCCGGTTGCACCCTGTGGACCTTGCGAGCCAGTTGCTCCCTGAGCACCATTTGTTCCGTTTGTCCCAGCGGGACCCTGCGGGCCGGTTGCACCCTGTGGACCTTGCGAGCCAGTTGCTCCCTGAGCACCATTTGTTCCGTTTGTCCCAGCGGGACCCTGCGGGCCGGTTGCACCCTGACTTCCGGTTGCACCCTGCGAACCATTAGCACCTTGAGCACCAACGGCACCTTGCGCTCCCACATCACCCTGCGGGCCTTGAGCACCTGTTGCACCTTGCGCACCCTGAGAACCAGTCGCACCCTGCGGACCTTGGGGTCCAATGTTGGCAATAACTAGAAGAATGTTGGTGTCGTTAGAGAACCCCGTCGCGCCCGTGCCACCAGACGAGTCGTATGAGACTGGCACATCAACCCACGAGTTGACGTGGTCGGTGATAGTTCCGTTAGCAATCCACTTCTGAAAGTTTGCCGAGTTGCTCGAGTCCTGAATGTAAATAACATCACCAGTTGATATGACACCAAGGAAAAGGTCAATGTCATAGCCATCAAGGTCAACATGGTTGATCTGAAGCTGCGTAGCAGAAAGTTGTGCAGAGTTGTTATATGTGACATACGAAGTGCCAGGATTGCCACTCGTAGAGCCGGTGCTGATCTTGTACTTATAGAAGCTCGAGGATTGCCCGGTGGCACCCTGCGGACCCGTTGCACCCTGCGATCCACTACCACCGGTCGCACCCTGTGGGCCAGTTGAGCCCTGTGAACCTTGTGCGCCTTGTGCGCCCTCGGCACCTTGTGGTCCTTGAGTTCCTTGCGGACCGTTGACGCCTTGCGAACCTTGAGGACCGTCGGCCCCTTGCGAACCTTGAGGACCGTCGGCACCCTGTGGCCCTTGTGAGCCATTGTCTCCCTGTGAGCCTTGCGGTCCATTGTCCCCTTGAGGTCCTTGTGGTCCGTCAGCCCCTTGAGGTCCTTGTGACCCCGTTGTTCCCTGTGAACCCGCTTCTCCTTGAGGCCCTTGCGGTCCTTGTGTTCCTGTTTCCCCCTGCGGACCCTGCGGGCCTGTTGAACCAATAGAACCCTGCGGACCCTGAGTTCCTTCGGGTCCTGGTTCGCCCTGTGCTCCGGTCGCTCCTTGCGAACCTGTTGAACCTTGTGGGCCGGTTGCACCCTGTGGGCCAGTTGAACCCTGTGACCCTGTTTCACCCTGACTCCCGGTAGCACCTTGTGGGCCAGTCGCACCCTGTGAACCAACATCGCCTTGAGACCCTTGCGGACCCTGCGAGCCTTGTGCGCCATTGGCACCCTGAGGTCCAGTAGCACCTTGTGCGCCGACATCGCCTTGAGGACCTTGCGAACCTTGAGGTCCACTGTCGCCCTGTGGTCCTTGTGAACCAACCGCCCCTTGAGCACCTTGTGATCCCTGCGCCCCTTGGTCTCCCTGCGGGCCTTGTGGTCCAGCATCGCCCTGAGGACCCGTGTATCCCTGCGGACCCTGTGAACCATCAGCACCCTGCGCCCCTTGTGCGCCAGTTAAACCCTGCGCACCATCGGCACCCTGCACACCTTGTGTCCCTTGTGGCCCTTCTGCGCCCTGCGAACCTTCTGCTCCCTGTGGGCCAACATCGCCTTGTGCGCCGGTTGAACCCTGTGGTCCTTCAACTCCCTGAGTACCTTGTGGACCTTGTGAGCCGTCAACACCCTGAGTGCCTTGTGCTCCCTGCGCTCCTTGTGCGCCTTGTGCGCCTTGCGCACCTTGTGGCCCAATGACCTGTGAGTTAACCCAGTTTGAGCCGTTCCACTGCAAAACATCTAGTCCGTCGGGATCGGTGATGACTACATTGCCGATGTCGTCAAGTGCCGTTGAACCAAGAGCCGTGCTGTGGTCAAGCGCGTCGTGTCTTACGTCGGTCAGGTACTGCGTGTGGTCGTCGTCCGAGAGGCCGGTCATTGAGCCGTGATCGGTAACAGGGGTTGTCGGGACGGAGCCACCCGTCGTCGTTGCCACGCGCATGTCAATGACTGCGGTGATCCTTGCATTTGGGGTGTTGTCGTAGGCGTTGGCGGTCTGATAGACGATTTTGTACAGGGGGCGGAACTCGTAGACCGGGAAGTCAGAGAGGTTCATGTCCTCCCACTTCGCCGCCTCGGCTGAACCCTGATCGGTGTACTGCGCCTGACCGAGCATACCGATGACGGGGGCATGAAGGTCGTTTGTCGCCACAATGAAGGTGACACCAAACTTGTTGTTGTCAATGTCGGGCGTTGACCATACCCCGGCGTTGTAACGGTTGTAGGCGACTCTCGCCGTCCCCTGCTTCATAGGGAACTTGGTTGCGGAATCCCTCCTGTAATGGGAGTTCGTGCGGTAGAAGATCGGGATCTCCGCACCGCCCTGAAGTACTTGTTGGAATGAGTGATACGCCGGCGAGGCCGAGTGCGTGATCTCAATCTTCTTGTCTTCGTCAAAGAACACGCCGTTGGAGATGTCAATCTGAGCGTGAGCGTCAAGTGAGCCGTCGCCAGTAGTGCTGTAAACGTTCGCCCCGAAACCACTGGCGATCGCCGCGCCCCTGGTTCTATGAAGATACTCGTGCGTTGCCCAGTCCATGACGATGCCGTGGCGCTCGTCCGCAAAGAAGTGGTCGGTGGCATCGGTTGAGTTCCAGTAGACATAGGCAACCGGTGCTTGTGTCTTGAGATCAAAGAACGAGGTTGAGTACGAGAGCGTGGCGGACGAGTTGTAGTAGACGAAGTAGAGAGCAGAGGTATTCGGGAACGTGACGCTCTCGGAAGTCGTCTTGACATACCTTTTTCCGTTCACCCATACCGCATGAGATGTTGTAACGGGGGAGATCGTGAAGATCCTTGTCCCTGTGTCGAAGTCAAGTTCGCTCTGCGATGCGTCCTCGTGGCCGGTTGGTTCGTGCGTCGGGTACGACCCGTTGACCCAGTTCGTGCCGTTATAGATCAGTACTTGTCCGTCGTGGGCAGATGTGATGACGACACCATCAACGGCGGCGGCAGGGACGAACTTTGTACCGTCATAACGCAGAACTTGCCCGGTCACAGCACCCGTGGGGTCAAGTTCTATTCCGTCAACGGATATAGAGGGAACGGTTATGCCACTGAGATGTTTCGTGGTCATGTCAGGTACGCCACCCCGGCAAAGGCCGAACTAAAACTAAGCACGACTTGATTTTCGCTCACATGATCTACATCGCCGAAGACCATGGTGTCGGATGTGTCGAATATGGCGATGGCCGCAGGCTTTGTCTTGAGGCCGTGGTTGATCGTCCACACATCGGCGGGCAGTGCCTGATCGTGCTTGTACCTGATTCTTTGGTTCTTCCATGTATTGGTTGAGTCCTCGTACATGAGAACTTCCTGATCTGCCGCACTCGTGGAGTTCACATCGGTGATGTCGTCAAGGGCAAGAAACGCCAGGAGCTGAACATAGGTGTTGCCCCAGCCAAGTGCCGTCTTTGGTCCATAGAGCTTGCCGTTTGGCCTGTCAAAGAAGTAATCGCCGATTCTTCCAATGGAGTTGGAGGGTGCGCCTTCTCCGTCAATGATCTGCGTACCTGCTGGACCCTGCGTCCCCTTGGTGACAACGTCAATGACGTTCTGCAGTTCCTGTGAGACAACGACGAGGTTCTTCGTCGCCTCCGTCACCTCAACGAGGTTCGGCGGGTCGCCTGAGACATAGACGTTACTGACCTCTTGGCCAACGACAATCCTTGTTTCGCTCACCTAGTGACCTCAAGGTTGAGCTCGAAGTTGCCCCTCACGATCTTCTGTACGCTCTGATCAGGGGCGATGATCTCAATGTCGTACACACCAGAGCGTTCAATGGCGGCAGTCTGAGTCGCAGTCAGCGAAATGGTGACTGTTCCCTCTTCTTCCCCAATGGTAATACTCCCGTTCTGGGTGGTGAGGACGGCAAGTGTGGTGGTGGCAGAAACATCCCTACGGATCTGCATACGGGCGGTATAGCCAGAAAAGTCATACGGATGGTAGAGATCCGGGTCTACCTCGTCCTGATAGGTGACCCTAAATACCCTCTCAAACGTGCTTCCCTGGTCGCAGGTGATGTTGTAGATGCCGGCGATCACAGTCTTACCTCCCGATTGTCACCACAATCATAGGCGTTGACCGCCTCAAGGATGGTAGCAGGTTAGTCGTCGTCCTCTTCGGCGGCTATCATTTTGGCCGCTTCGAGCATCCCAAGAGCCATCCACGGGGTGACACCCTCTGAGCTTGATACATGCAGGTCTCTGTCGCCGTCAACGAAGACCTCCATAACCATCACCCAATGGGTAATGACTCCGCCCTCTGGGGAAAGGGCCGAAAGTGCCTCGCGGATGACGGCCTCATCGTCGCCGTCCTTTGCCACGTCAGCCTCCCTTGGGCTTCCTCGCGGCTTGCATCCTTGGAGTGGCCTTCTTCTTTAGGGCCTGCTCATCGTTCTTTATGGGACTTTCGCCGAGTCCTTCAACCTGCTCCCTAAGCAACGCAACCTCGGTAGCAAGGTCGGTATTGCGCTTCTCGCACTCTTCCATTGCGGATCTCATGTCCTCAAGGTCGTGCTTCATTCTGTCAATCTCAGCCTGCAGGTTCTTGACGATGCCGTCATAAGCGTCCAGGACGGTGTTTATCTTTGACACCTTGTTGCCGTCCTTCTGCGTGTGCCAGAGGAAGAAACCAGAGATCATGGCGACCACGGCGGCCGTTGCTCCTGAGGCGACTTCGGGGGACATCCGACAAACGATACACGACAGTCGTGACAGCAACCCCTAGATGTCAACGGTAGTAGGCGGTCTCGGTGATCGTTCTGTAGAGGACTCTCAGTCCAAACGATACGGCCGACGCCCTCCAGTTAGTCAACCCGTACCCACTGTATGTACTAAGCCTCGTGCTCGTGTATCTGACGATCAGCCCACTGCCCTCCCACTCGGCGATCTGCGTCCAGAAAAAGTTCGCTACTGGAACGTACTCAAATGAGTGGGTACCTGTGGCGTTCTGCGTGGTGTACGTATAGTAGGTGTTTTGAGCATTCGCGCCAACGTACGGGATCGTGCCGATGGCACCTGCGTTCCAGGTAGTAGTGCTAGTCCCACCGACCACCGGCTTCGTTGAGTCGTAGTTGTTGCCAAGCGAGACATACATAATCACGTCTTTATTGAACGCATTGGTGTTCAGACCGTATCTGAAACCCACAATCCACCTAGACTGATCAGTACTTTCTACTAGGTTTCCTCCAGCGGGGCGAGTGTTGTAGGTGACATACCTCGGGATACTCGGTGCCCATGTCGCCCAGTCAAACGGCCAGGCGATCCACTCGTAACTGTCAGCGTTTGAGGGTTGTGCATTAGGACCAGATATCCAGCCGTTTACGTTACCCGTGCCGACATTGTTCTGATCAAAGTTGGGGGCAATGCTTGAACGTCTGAGGTTGGCGGAGGCGTAAGCCTGATTCACATCAACCCATGTTGAGAACCAGTTGCTTGTGGCCGTCCTCTCGTACTCGTAGGCGGCATATGTCGTTCCGCCGACAATAGTTGAGTCGGTAGACCCAGAGTTGGCATCTGTAGCCGTCACACGAAGGTAGTAGTCGGTGCTTGCCAGAAGACCAGTGAAGGCCAATGTCGTATCTACGGATGTCTGTCTGTTGTTAGTGGCGTAGAGTATTCCGGACGTATAGTCCACATAACTTGTTCCGTTCCAGGTATACACGTTGTATGTCATTGAGACCGCTTCGCCGGAGTACTGAACCCTCCATGTGAGGCCCTTCCTGACGGCCCCCGTGGTTGTCCTGCTCGTAGTGTCGTGCGCTTTGGCGTAGTTCCCCGTCAATGTCGGTGCGGGCGGGTTGGCATTGGTCGTCGTGAACGAGATTGCCAAGCCCGAAGACTTCAGACCGCCAGAGTCAACGGCGTAGACGGTATATGTGTAGGACGTATTTTGCGAAAGGCCGGTAATCGCCTTGGAGACACCGTTCTGAGAGAAGGTTGCCGATGTTGCCCCGTCCGCCCATATTTCGTACCTATTGGTTGAGGCGAGGTCGGTGGATGTTGACGCCGTCCACGAGATCGTTCCCCCGGAGGAAGTCAGCGATGCGGACGACCCCGAAGTGACGGGTTGCGGGTTGCCGTTGGCGGTCGTGGCGGTATAGAGCATCTCGCCCGTTCGACCACTAACCGTCACCGTACGGACACCGAATGTATATGAGGTAGACGAGTTCAGGTTCGTCCAGGTGTATGTCCTCAGACCGGCGTTAGTAACGTCTCCACCCCAGGTTGCGCCGCCATCAGATGTGAACTGATACTTGGAGAAACTATAGATAGTCGGTTGCGTCCACACAATGGTGAAACTTGACTTGTCGGGTGACCCCGTTCCCGAGGCAGATGACGAGTGTGACGAGTAAACGGGCGGAACCGCTGCGTTGTCCCAGACAAGTTGCCAACCTGAGCCAGTTTTGACATAGACCAAGGAGGCCTCCGTCCACGTTGACGCACCCGTCTTGACCCTTATGTTTGGGGCTGTGTTGGTCACCTCTGTCCATGTGGAGGCACCGGTCTTTACATGGATTGCCATGGCGACCTAGTAGGTAATCCAGATGTCGCCAACAGCACCCTGAGTAGTCGGAGTCGTCCCCGCAGAGATCCATACACCCTTTGCCGATGGAGCACTATTGACCGTTCCTGCAGCCCAGAGGGCGTTCTTCCATGCAGAACCCGACCTGTAGTACAGGACGTGGTTCGTCGTGTCAACGTTCATGTTCCCGTTGGGCGGTGTCGTTGATGGTGCTCCCGCAGAAGTAAGGACGATGCCTCCGTTTACCTTGATTCCGCCCGCTCCAACCGAAATACTCGCAAGCCCGGTGGTAACACCGTTCGGATCAGCCAGTGCGGCGAGTGCCGTACCGTTTCCGCCCGTGATGCCGTTGCCGGCCACGGAAGTTGTGAGGTGTGTTGGGCCGATCGTATTCGTATTCACGATCAGGTTGCCCGACGATAAGCCGATGGTCGTTGAAGTATTGACCGAGAGTCCGTCAACATTGGAGAATGTCAATCCGCCAAGAGACTTGACTACATCAGAGTTGAGTTTTGCCTTGCCAATGCCCGTGTCTTTGACCCTGAGCGCACCACCGACAGATAGTTCAATGGTGCTTGCGTCGGTATTGACCGAGAGTCCGTCGAGCGCAACGAACACAAGACCACCATTAGTCTTCACTACATTCGAGTTGAACTTAGCCTTGGTGATGCCACCGTCCTTGACGATGATGTTGCCAGACGAGAGTTCCGTCGTTGACCCATCGGTATTGACGGAAAGTCCGCCGGTTGCGCCAGCCGTAGTCGCAAAACTAAGTCCGCCACTTGTCTTGACGACATCCGCATTGAACTTTGCTCTGCCAATACCGGCATCCTTGACGATGATGTTGCCAGAAGAGAGCTCGGTCGTGGTTCCGTCTGTATTGACGGAGAGTCCGTCAACATTGGAGAATGTCAACCCGCCAAGAGACTTGACTACATCAGAGTTGAGTTTCGCCTTGCCCACTCCTGTGTCTTTGACTCTAAGTCCACCGGTGACAGAGAGCTCAATGGTCGTACCATCGGTATTGACGGAGAGCCCACCGGTCGCACCCGCCGTAGTTGCAAAACTAAGTCCGCCGTTGGTTTTGACAACGTCTGCGTTGAACTTCGCCCTACCGACGCCCGCGTCCTTGACCCTAAGACTGTCCGTGTTGATCTCAAGTGTGGAGTCGTCAACATTGACGGACAAGGCGGTGCCGCCACCCCCAGCAAGCCCGTTACCTGCCACGCCGGTAGTCAGGTGGGTCGGGCCAATCGTGTTGGTCTTGACGATCAAGGCATTTGACGACAACTCAATAGTCGCACCAAGGTTTACTGACAGACCATCCACATTGGTGAATGTGAGTCCTCCAGTTGCATGAACAATATCGGTGGCAAGTTTTGCCTTACCAACTACCGCCGCGGCAATCTGAGCAGCCCCGATTACCCCATTACTAAGGGCGTGGTTATGATCTGCCCTCGCAAGAGACGTCGACGTCCCTTCGGCACTCGTGCCAGTAATAGATACGCCGGTTGCCGTACTGATGGCGTGTTTGTGATCGGCACGAGAAATCCTAGTAGAGGCACCCTGCGGTATCTCAATCGACCCAGCAATGACCGTATAGGCATCGGCTGACTCTGCCTTGTCGTCAAGCGTATTCCACGCTGTGCCATTATTGTACGAAAGGACACCCGTTGTGGTGTCATAGAAGAATGTTTTGGAATGAGCGGCCTCGGAGGCGACGGGCTTTACCCCCGTTGCCCCGGTTCTAAATATGGCTACAAGGTTGTCCATTGACAAGTTGTCTTGCTGAAACTGCGCCCTGCCGAAAGGATCGTCGCCTGAGGACCATGTAGTCAGCCCGATCCTCGTTGTTGTTCCTGTAGCCATTTGCTTTCCTCCGGTCCGTTATGTATTGTAGCCGTGATAGACGACTACCCCAGCTGGCTTGGCAAGGTTCGCCGCCTTGACCACGAGATCCACGCCGAGTGTCTGAGATTCGTTTGTTTTCACGGTTAGATTCCATGAAGAACTTAGTGCGCCGTATTCCAAGACAACCCTCTTATTCGTCGCCCAGCAGTCAACCGTCCCGTATCCCCTGTCAACGAGGCTGGAAGTCATAATAAATGAGGTTGGGCTGACTACCGAGTCAACCGTTGAGGACGTTTCAAATACGGTGTTTTTCGAGTCATAAAGGGCAACGAAGTCGCCAGCAATAAAGGGGTGTGCGAGAACTGTGGTTACTAGCACTCCGTCATCAGTGACAGTGGCTGTTGCTTTGCTGTCAAAACCGTCAAGAACTGCCATAACGGCGGCGGATATAGCCCTATTCGTTCCGGCCCTGAGGCCGGTTGCCCTCGTCCTGACCAGGTGGGCAAGCGTACGAACGGTATCAAAAGCCAACGGATTATCTGACTCAAGTTCGGCCCACGAGGTATCGGAAACTCGGATTGAACTCAATGCTGTTGAAGTTCCGTTAGTCCCTGGCTGTGACCAAGTAAGTACCTTGGTGCCACTATTGGAAGTGAGGATTGAGTACGAACCTGAGAAGCCTCCACTATTTGTAACTTCAACAACATCGCCGACTGCCGGGAAGTACGCAGGGCCAGAAGTCTGTATTCCGAGGGTTGCGGTGACGACTCCACCTGTGCGGACAAATGACGACGACGGCCATACGGAGTTGCCGGTCGGGTCAATCGCAGTCTCTAGGCTTGACCAAGTTCCATATTCATTCTCCAACCAAAACCACGGCGTACGACCACCACTACCACTCGTAATCGGTCTAACGCCAACGAGTTGTGCCAACCACGGCAACCACTCAGCTTTTGCCACGGTGTCGTCTGGATAGTACGCAGGATCAACGAGCGTGCATCTGTCATATCCAGGGATGCCGTCAACTGCTGGGATGTAGTCAAACCCAAGTACTGCCGAGAGGATATCGTCGCCAAGTTCCCCGGCAGCGTCAACGAACCGTGCGAGGTGATATGACTCCTGCTCGTCTACATCGTTCATGTAGTCGGGAAAGTGTCTCATGACAAGATTGGTGAAACGATGGTATGGCTTTATGTAGTTGGGAATAACGACGACTTGATCAAACCACACGGGAGCACCGTTGGCGTATAGCTCAAGCAACATTGACCTAGTGTCATGCCCCGTTGTAAAAACAACCGACGAGAGCACCCACTTTGAGTAGGCGGTTACTGAAGTGGAGGTATGTATTGTCTCAACTTCTCCAGCAACATCACGAGTCGTCACCCTGAGTCCAAACTCCGTCTGATCTGTATCGGAGTAGCCAAACACGAACGCCCTGTACTCGGTATCTGCCGCAAGGTTGATCTGACGAATAAGGAAGCACTCAGACGACGTACTGGCTGAGTTGCTCAAATAGAGAGATGCGGGAGGTTGCTTGTATCTCGTGATTGAACGAGAGATGGAGTTATTGCCATCTGCCTCCCAGAGTTCGGCAATAATGTTGATTTCCTGCTCATCTTTTGTTAGCAGGTTCTTGTGCGACATGACTAGACCACCGTAATGGTGTGATCGCCGGATATGACAAGTGGTGCCTGATCGGCGAAAACAAGATCGCCCGTAGTGCCGTCAATGTAGCCAACGAACGCCCAATCGGTTGGGACGGCTGCCCCAATATTGCCGGTGGTGTTGAATGTGAACTGAGTCGTTGATCCGACAGTGACCGTCGTCAGCCACCATGTTGTTCCATCATAGATTGAAACATAGTTGGTGTTTGCGGAACTCATTCCGTGGGCGGGGGTGGTAGTCAATGTGCGGTTCGGCGAACTGTACGTTGTCGTGAAGGGTGGCGTCGTTTTGGCCCCGGAAGAAGGAATCTTGGCGTCAGTTATGGAGAGGGTGACTGCCGAGACATATGTAACTGCCCTCTCGCCGTCCGTATTTACTGCGGTTGAAGATGCCGAAATGACATCATTCTTCCTCAATGTCACGTCCCATGGCCAAGTATTTGGGTTGATGAGCGACTGCAACGCCGAGGTAATCGCTGCCGACATCTCTGTACCGTTCGTCGTGCCATACGGCGACGCAGATACGGCGCAGGAGACGGTGATAAGGAACGGGTCTACGACCGCAACTGTTGATAACGGATGTGAGATTGACTCCGCAGCAAGTTGTATTTCGTCCTTTGTTCCCCAGTCGACGGAACTCTGCAAGGTAGAGCCATTGCCAACTCCTGAGAATAAGTTGGTTGAGTTGACGTCAATCGGAGCAACAACCAATGTCACACAACCGACTGACGACTGCCTGGCAAAACTGACACCGTCAAGAGTTGTTGCCCTGTAGACCTCAGTGAAGGTATTGGAGTTGGTAACCCACTGCGTGTAGTTGTCGGCAGTAACTAGCGAGTCGTTGACTCTTGCCAAGTTTGCCGATGCCCTCTCAAAATAAGTGAGGTCATCCTCGGCATTTGACCCGCCGGTAACTGCCGTAGCCAAATAAGCGGAAGCAACTTGCGGGACTACAGACAGGAGGTCAAGCCTCGTACCGGTAGGTAGCCCGTTGAAACCATCCGTAATGAACGTGCCGGTAGCGATGACATAACCCGTTGCTGGGTGGGTCGTTGGCGGTGTGGCCGTTGCGGCCGTTGGTGTCTCCGTAGTGTCGGTTTTGACGATGGCGAAAGTGAATGTCTTATCGCCCACGGAAATGATCTCAAACGGATCATTGAAGTCAGTATCGGTAAAACCGGCCAATGTCACTGTCTCGCCGATGGAAAAACCGTGGTAGTCGGATGTTGTTACCGTAGCGACATTGGTGACGACGGCAATGCTACTGACGGACTTGGCGTGCGTCAGTTGGACAATCGAGTCGGTGACGAGCACCAATGGTGTGGAGTTCAATGTTGACTGATAGAAGAGTCTTGTTCCTGCTGGGATTGTGTAGGAAGAACTCGTTGACCCTCTGAGTTCAATAACCGCCGTCGGGGGGACACCTTCGCTTCTCTGTACGTCAAAGAGCCTTAGGAGAACTTGTACGACGCCACCGGGCAGCCTGTTGATGGATGTGACGAGGTTCGCCACTTCGAGTGCCATGGACTGAAGGATGACGGACTCAAGAGAACCCTCGGTCGGCTGAAACTCTGGGAACACGACCTTCATGTAGTCAAGAGCCCTGAGGTAGATTGACTGACTTTCGAGGTCGTAGAGGGTTAGGTCGACGAACTGTCTAATGTCGGGACTAGGCATTTAGGACAACGCTCCGTTCTGTGTTTACTGCCACTGTTGCGGTAGCGGGGATGACTTCTACTACGACCTCTGACTTGCCAGACGGATCGCCGTACACGAATACCGACTGCACGGTCACCTCAGGGTGGTAGGTGGCCATGCCGACTACAACTTCCGCTGCGTCAATACTCCTGAAGGAAGGGTCGTCAATGCCGTAGAGGGGGGACATGGGTAGTTCGCCTGGCTTGGTGGACACGAACTGCAATGCCTGTTGATGGGCGTGCGCCTCCGAGCCCTGCCAGATCCTCTCTGGCCGGCCGTCGTCGCCAATCCTGAACGGTATTGAGAGTAGTTCCATCACTTGCCATTCTGCCACAAGGGGCGTAGGTCGGCGGATCTCACGAGAATCTCCGCACTGGACGGACAGAGTAGGAGTTGGTCTTAGCGGCTGCGGACTGAGAGCCAGAGAAGAAAGTCTGAGTCCATGCAGAGGTGGCGACACTCTCAGAAGAACTCCAATAAGAGACAGCCGAAAAACCACCAACGCCCAACCGTAAATGAACGACGTCATAAACCATTTTCATCTCTGCAACGCTTCCGAGATACCAGTCCGATTGACCACCAAAAGTTAACTGATCGCAATAATATGCGGCAGAAGTTGCGGTATTTGTATGCCCTTGAGCAACAATGTCTATTGTATTTTGATAGCCAGCGCCTAAAGCCATTGAGTCCGCACCCGTAACGAGAGTACTTTGATAGTTCACCGGAGACGATGGTGCCCAAGTTCTTAGTACTTCAGTAGTGACTGGAGCTACCTCAAGGTAGGTAAACCCTGTGTGCTCGTCATACCTATCAACGAAGAAGATTATCCCCCCACCTGGGCCAGTATCGCCGACCTTGTAGGTGAATGTCGTACCGAGTTGCGTTGAGGCGGTGGCCCCAGCAGAAGATACGTCCAAATAGAAGCCACGGTTGGTTCCGCCTGTCTCATAAAACCTGAGTTTGTCCCGGAATACATCAACAGCCACTGCACCTACAAGCGTGGTGTTGGTCTGTGCCTTGCTTAGTATTATCTCCCCACCCTCGTCACCTGACGAGCCATTGACATTGAGCCTCCCACCGAGGCTAAGGTCGGTGCCGTTAAATGTGAGGTTTGCACTACCAGACGCCACATTGGAGCCGTCCTTGTAGACGACCTGATTTGCTGATCCAGCAACTGGACCAGTTGCTCCCTGTGGACCTTGTGGTCCAGTCGCCCCTTGTGGCCCCTCTATAACAGCAGGGAGTTCGTTGGTCTGTTTTGCCCTTCCAATGACGATGAGTTCGTCTTGTTTCCCTTCGAGGAAAGAGACGATCACAGGATCGCCAATAGAGTATGTGTCGGTACTTTCGCCAACGACATACAGCGGGCCGTATTCCATGTCGCCAGAAAGCCTTGGCACTCTGACCATGAGCCTGTGGTCGGGTACGCCGGTGACGACTGCGTTCCAGACGCCCATGGCATTAAAGGCTACGGACGCGTTCTTAAGTGGGGTCGTATAACGGTTCACTCAAAACTCCCTGCCGTACTACTTACGAAACCGCCACCAGTAAGGTCAATCTTGGCGAGTAGTTCCTGCCTCTTCTTGTATTCGTTGGGCAGGCTCGGTGTTATGGCGGAGACGGACACGGGGTCGGGTGTCCCCTCCTCCCATGAGACTTCGCTCACGAGCAGGTTGGCGGTAAAGCCTGGTATCCCCTCCATCGTGATGGTCATCCCCGGTCTGAGTAGTCTGCCGACTTCCCTCTCTACGCGGAACTGAGCCGTCATCTCTTCATAGGTGTCGTCTGACCTGCGAACCGTTGGGCACTCAAGAGGCTCAATGACATAGTTCCTACCTGAATCCGCACCCTTGTAGCCAGAGGCGAGGAAGTCAACGATTGGCCATGTCTGTGCGCCAACAATACCGTCAACACTGATCTTGAAGAAACGTTGCAACCCAACGACGGCGTTGTATGTCTTATTACCAAATATCCCGTCCACCACGAGCGTGGGGTTTCCTGCCCTCTGCCTGAGAACTTCCTGAAGATACTTGACATGTGCCGTATCCTTGGACGACTTCTTGAGGACGGGCCTTCCCGGAGGGCTGTCAATCTTTGGCGATGTGAGTGCGGCGACCGATGTTGAGGCGGCGTCGTTCAGTACTTGCGTCCCGTATCTAGGCGTCCACCTGACGACCGTAGTCAAGAAGCCCGGCGTGGCCGATGCGTCGGATATTGCGTACTTGCCAAGCAAGAACTGTTGCGAGGTGAAGAAGAGCCTTCCGCCTGTCTCGAACGCCATGAACTGGTTGTCCCCCGCGAGCCTCTTGATGACGTCCCATGTTGACTCGTCGGTCGTGTCGTTCCTGATACGGGAGATGGACGACTTGGCTGCCGTGCTCTCGCCGAAGAAGTCAAGTCCAACGAGTCTTGCTCGTTCGGAGCAGAAAGATGTTGCCGAACCAGCCGTGAAAACGGCAGAACCCTTATCTCTCCTCAACTGCTGTATCCCAGTTAGTCTGCAATCAAGAGTCACCGACTCGCCTGCTGAACTCTGCGATACCTCAATAACGGATATCTCAAAGATTTCGCCGAGGCATTTGATCTTCTGCCTAAGTTGAAAGTAATCGGCGTTCATGTAGACAAGACCCGGATCGGCAATGGTGATTGACACTTGACTAATCTCTGCGGCCGTGAGGCTCACGCTCATACTTGTAATGATCTCGGATATATCGGCGGTGGGGCCGTCTGACTTCTGATATTTCCCAGTGGCCGCAACTGGAGAAATATCTGCTCCTGCGGACTTATAGGAGAACAGGACGCCGAACGCCACGGCAACGACGACGAATGTTCCATCCCACCCCGCACCAAGCCCCGAGACGACAATGCCGTCACCAATGGAGAGGTTGTGTGATGCCTGTGAGGTTAGAACGACGATGTCGTCCTTCCTGGACTTCGAGACGACGACACCTGGCTCGCCGAGGTCTCCGAGGAGAACTCCGGTTATCGCCACGACTACGTTCCTCCGCCAGATGTGCCAGGGTTGTTCGGTGTTGGTCCAGCAAGCAGGATCTGGTTGATGAGTTCCTCGTCGCCACCACGTTGTGTTGAATCTGTTGCGCCAGGATTCGTTGGACTGTTTCTTGACGAGGGTACATCTTTGATCTTTGGCATACCAGGAACGACGGCTGGAGTAGCCATAACTTCCGTAAAAGTAATGTCAGCCTCGGCAATGGTTATTTCGTTGTCGGCGTTCCTACGCATGGCCTTGAAACGAACATCAGTTATTCTCCACCTTTTGGCGGGGTCAACTCCTGAATAGAAGATCGAAACATCGTAGTCAAGGTTGGCGAGACCCTCAAGCGCGTTGATCTGCGACTGCGCAGATGACTTATATGTCCTGTCGTTGTTGATCACCATGACCGTGATCGTCAGTTGCTGAAGGTTGATGGACGAGACCCTAAGTAGGGATTTCCTGCCGGGGCGAGCGATTTCGCTGTAGTTGAGGCCAACCCTGTTGGTTGATACCTCATTTGGGGAGATGACGAAAGAATACGAAATCCTCTCGGTGCTCGTTGCGGACACCGTGGCAAAGGACGTCAACTTCAGTTTCTTGGCATCAGGTAGTACCGTAATGGCAGGTGCTGATTGTGCGGCTATGTTCCGCGTGCCATTTGCGGTCCAGCCAGACAATACGGGCATAGTGGTTCTTCGATTTGACTGAGCAGTACGCCTTCGGAGTTCGGCGATTGACGCAGAACTAGATACGGTTCTTGCCGTCGCCTGAGTCCTAACGCCTAAAGGCGGTTGAGTCCCGAGTGAAGGTCTGCGGATCTGAAAGTAAGACAATGGGGGTAGTACGGCACTCATGACCTCTCCCTCCTATTTCTCTCAGCCCTAGCGATCCTATCCATGACTGCGTCAGCGATCTCCTGTGCGTTGGCCCCGTCGCCACCGTTTATCTCAAAGTTGTAGTTGTTGATTGAACTACCCGAACCGCCCGAAGCGTAGCCGACTGAACGGGAGGAGGTTGTGTCACCGACGGGTGGCACGACATGCAGATGCTTGTCCGCCGTGCCACCATGGAACTCGGCAAAGCCACCGGCCGTCTTGACATTGTTGGCGTAGGAGACAAGATTATCGCCGACGAGATCGTAAGCTGCGCCCGTTGCATGGTCAGAACCCATCGAGCCGAGCATCGTGTTCCTGACGCCAGAGGTAACGGTGCGTTTGCCAGGAACCATGGAGTTGAGGCTGGCGTGCGATGACATAGTGCGAGCAAACCTACTGCTCGTCGTGTCGCCAATCGCATATGGGTTCGCACCAGGAACGTCTTTCGTCGGATCTAGCTCAAATAAAGCTGGATCTGGTCCACCGGTCATTGCCGACCTAATCATTGCGGCCACGTCTGCCCCCGCCGACCGCATTGCCTCTGCCATCGCCGTGGGTGTGTTGAGCAATGTACTACCGAGGATATTCTTGAGTTTCTCCTCAGCAGCGGGGTCGAGTTTGATGCCTTGATCCGTTAGATACTTTTCAAGATCAACCATGCCCTCGTTGAGTGCCGAGACGGGGTCAGCACCACCAGCGATCTTTCCACCGAGGATCTTCGTGAGTTCGTCAATCTTGCCGGTAAAGCCCTGATTGAACACGGCGTCGTACTGCGCCCTCGCAAACGGGTCGGTCTTCGCCCTCTCTAGGTCTGCCAACATCCCAGTACCGGGCTTATTCGGATCGCCAAATATAGATCTGGCCAGTTGGTCAATGACATCCTGCGACACATTGCCCTTAAAACTGTTCATGACGAGTGTGTACAACTGATTCTGAAGTAGGCCCGACTCGCCAGTCTTGCCGAGCATCTGCTCAAAGGTATAGTTTCCTGCCGCAAGTTCGGACATAGCATTGCCGACGACTTCGTTGAGTGTCTCGCCGGCTACCCTCGTTCCTTCGGATGCGCCAACACTGCCCTTGACCGCAAACATCGTCTCAAGTTGCTGTTGCAACCTGCTCCTGGACTCGGCGACCGCCATGTCCTTCTGTGTCTGAGTGAGCAATGTTCTACCAAGTCTCCCGGCACCGTTGGCGATATCTGCAGCAACATCGCCCGTCATGCCAATCAACGTATTGAACTCATGTATGCCGACACTCGTCTCCTCAATCGAGTAACCGAGTTCGTCAAACAGAGAGGCAACCTGACTTGCGGTGACACCCGTTCCATCCAGGGTGTGCATCGTCTTTCCGATCATCTCGTCGTAGACCTTCTCTCGGTCTGCGATTTCTCTCAGTGACGCTGCAAGTTCTTCGCTCATGATGTCAGTGTCACCCATTGAGTCAATGAGTGCTTTTCTCTCTGCTTCTAGGCTTGCCTTGAGTTTCTGTTCAGCTTCACCAATCCCGTATTTATACACGCCCTCTGTGGCGTAAGCCATGTCCTCAAGATTGCTGATTACGCCGTCATCACCGAACATCTCATCAAGTTGGTCGTTGGTGAACGAGCCCATTTTCATGATTTCCTCGGTCATGAACTTCATTGCTGCGGAGTTCTGATAGATGTCGCCGCTTGTCCCAAACTTTGCCCGCGCCTTTGCCTCAACACCAAGTCGAGTTGATTGAGGGATCTCTGCTTCCCTAGCTCCAATCTCGGCAATCTGTGCTGTGAGGCTGTTTGGCCCCTCGCCAACTTTGGCAAGATTCAGCTGCAACCTGGCGACATTTGCTCGCGCCGCAGCAAAGTCCTCTGACCTATTGAAAGTCTTATTGCCGAAGACATTCTCCTGAACGTAGTTGCGCGCCTGATCTTCGTTTGCCTCTTTCTGCTTCTGAGCGTTACTCCTGCCGCTAAGAAAACCGAGTCCTCCACCTATAAGCGCACCTGCGACCATCCCTGCGGGACCAAAAGCGGCTCCCATTGACATGCCCATCCCTGCGCCAGACATAGCACCACCAAGACCAGCCATCGTCTTGTTCGTCCCGGCGTTCTGCTGAATCATGCCACCGATCATGGTTAAGCCAATGGTTGCGCCCATCGCACCGGCCGCCTTGCCAAACTTCGCCCCGGCATCCCTGACGAAAGCCTTACCCGCTTCCTTGCCCTGTACCTTGCCAGTTGCTATTGCTTGAAGTTTCTCGGCCCGAATCTGCTGAGCATTGCCCGCCCTATTGGACTTGATGCCTTGCCTCCTACCTACGGCATTTTCCCTCGAGTGCAGTGATTCCATCTCGCTCTGCGTAAACTTGGCACCATACTGATTAAAGTAGGACTTGCCTTTCTTGGTAAAACCACTGCGTTTTACATAGTCAGAAAAGGTCTCCTGACCCATTGCGCCCTTAGTCCTGGCCAGCATGGCTTGCCTATTTGCCATCAGAGCGTCAATCCTTGCCTGCCGCGTAGTAGCGACAGATCCCTGAATGATGTCACCCTTCCTGTTGGTGAAGCCATCAGTCATTGCACCTCTTGCACCTGAACCCGCCAAGTGCATAGAGTCCCTGACACCCATTCCGCCACGCAAGTTCTGAGCAAGGCCGAAACCTAAACCACTAGAAAGTAGTGCCGATGGTATCCTCCCCGCACCGATGGCACGGTTTGACGCATAGTTGCCAGCACTCGCCGCACCGGCCCTGGTATTCATGCCAAAGCCAGACATGCCCATCATCAGTGGCATCATCAACGAGCCGAGTATTCCACCGCCACCCATACCGCCGGCCATGAACATGGAAGCGCCCATTCCCACGCCGCCCATGCCGCCGCCACCCTTCAATGTCCGCCCAATCACATTGCCAGCGGCGTCGGTCTGCGTGTTTAGAACTTTGCCCCTGCCGCCCATAAGCTTGCCCATGAGGAGCAAGGGGAGGATCGTCTGTAGTCCGGGGATGCTGGTGATCTTTGAGATTGCCGACGCAATACTTAGGAACGACGTGACTATGGGAGCCATGACGACTTTGAGTTGGGCAAAACCAGTGATTAGGTTTCGGATGATCTCTCCAATGTTGCCGATCGCCGTCTCAAATGAGTTGAGCGGGGCCGAGTCAATGGTCTTATTGAACTGCTCAAATAAGTGACCAAGCGTCTTGACTACCTCAACGCCGATCGGCTTGAGGATCTTGTTGTAAAGCTTGTCCCACCCTCTGGAGAACTTTGCAAGCATGTCCCCGGTGTCGCCAAACCAACTCCGCACAGAACGTCCCCAACTCTGGAATGATGTAATCCATCCAGAAATCTTGCCCATGTTTGTGTTGATGGAGCTGGCAAGTTTGTCAAACATTCTCGTAATCGAGTTATTGTTGTTGTCCTTTACATCAAACAATGTTGGGAACACTTTGCCGACAGTGCCGTTGATCTTTAGGATGAACAGACTGATCTCACGTTCAATGATCGTGAGTGGTCTCTTGAACCCTTGGAGTAACGGTTCGCCCATCCTGGTGAGTTGCTCCTTGACACCCATTACCGAACCCTTGAACCTAGCCATCAAGGTGTCGTTGATGTTCTCAAGCGCACCCTGGAAAGGCTCAAGTGCTTTCAGTTTGCCTTCTTGAACTGCGTCAAAGAACTTCTTGTAGGTGACTGCGCCAGACTTCGCTGCCGCCTCGCCCTTCTTTGTTCCGCCAGCCATCTCATCAAACGCCTTAGCCAACGCAGGCGACGATGTCTGAAGTTGGGCATAAGTCTGAGCAGTGACCTTGCCGTCTTTTTGTATTTGCTGAAAGGTCTTCTGCATCTCTGCAAGTTTTTTAGGATCGCCAAGCGAATAGTTAGCAAGGTTGGCGAGTTGATTACGGAAAGTAGCGTCAATGACTTGACCCTGCTCGGCAGCCGACTGCATGATGCTCGCCATAGTCTTCTGATCAAACATGGCGAAACGCCTATCGGCAAAGAAGGCGTTGGTCTGAGTCTTGGCGTTACCAATCCCTCCGAGGATTGGCGCAAGTTTGACGGACTGCACCTCCCTTAGGGCGGCCAGAACCGTCGCTATCGCACCTACGGCGACACCGGCGGCGGCACCGGTAGCACGCAACAGAGCATGGAATCCCTTCATTGCGGTCTGTCCGGCCCAGAGAGCAAGTTTCATTGCACCAAGACCGGCGGTCAGAACCGCAAGCTCAATGCCGGCAAACTTGGCAAACTTACCGAGCCTGCCGAACATTTGACCCAAGGCCTGGCCCGACTTCATTAGGTTTTTCTGCGACTTGTCACTGCTCCCCGCTTTTTTGGAGACATCGTCAAGTTGCTTGCCGTAGTTTTGGGCACCCTTGCCCGTGCCACTGAACTGCTTCTCAAGTGCCTTGAGGCGTGTCTCAAGAGCGGCGATCCTCGCCTGTGCGCCAGCGTCGTCGACGTCAACCTTGATACTTACGGATGCGTCTGCGCCTCCAGGGATCATGCTCAAGTTTGGTCACCTCCTACGCAGAGACGGCGACCATTAGTTGCCCTGCCTCATTTTACTGGATTGAGCTTCATGGTCGCGTGCGACCACCTTAGCACAAGCGACGCGGAGCATCCAGTTAAAGTCATCCGACCCAAGAACGGTGATGGGATCTATATGGAACATCTCAGCGATTCTCGCTGCAGAGACGACATGTGGTTCTTCGAGCAGCCAGTCTAGGGCTGCTTCGTAGGGTCCACCTGTTCAACCGAGTCATTGAACCCGGCGGCCTCCATGACGGCAAGCGCAGTTGCTTCAATGTGCGGTTCAACGACATAGATAGACCTAATGGCTTCTTGCACGCGCTCTGCTCCGACCATCTTCATGATCTCGTCTGAACCGAATACAAGTTCGTCGCCACGGTCGTCCCTTGCGGTTTCGCCGTCCATGATGATTCCGGTGCAAGTGTTGGCAAGCACATAGCAAGCGAACTTCGTTGCGTCCATGCCGTTCTTTGTGTCCTCGCCAGAGTTCCTGCGCCATGCGCGGACTTGGTTCTGGTTGATGTTCGGCGAGTAGCGAACAGCCATGCTGGGACGCTCTGGAACCTCAAGGAAGATCTCGGGTCGGCGCACCTTCTTGGTGAGTTCGTTGCGCAGTTTACTGAGCGTGCTCTCACCAGAGTCAACCGGGTGCGAGTACATTTCGTCGTTGTCAATACCGTCCATTTGTAGCCTCCATAGTGTCGTAGTAAGACAACTAGGAGACTAGCAGAGGATGTACGCCTCTTGCGTCAGATGACGACTGTCGTTGCGGGGGTGGGCGTCGTGCCGGTGAAGGCAATGTCGGTCGCCTTACTGACCGAGAACGTCAACGAGAAGGTTGCGGGTCCACCTGAAGAGGCGTCGCCGTCTGGCTCGGTGATGTTGACGAGGATGCAATCTTCGTACTTGCGGGTGTAGCCAGTTTGGTTGCCGTCTGCGTCAAGCGTCAAGATTTCAACCCTGAAGTACTGCCTGCCGACTTTGTCCCTGTAAAACGAGATGACAGAAGCGTCAACTGCAGGATCGTAGTGACGAGTGACGGTGACGTCGCCGACTTCGATGACCGAAGGCAATACTTCTGGGAAGGTCGATCCGCCGTCGTAGACCTTTTCTACTGATGCCTGAATCTCTCCGCCAGAAACTTGCGAGAAGTAAGCCCTCGTGGCACTGCTGAAACTGTTTGCAGTCGTGTCGCGCCCGCCCTTGCCTTCGATGGCGATGACTTTGGCTACTACTTGGCGCTGTGAAATCTTTGCCATTTTTTTTCGTTCCTTTTTCTCAGAGTGCTGCTGTTAGCGTTGACTTCGTGATCGTCAGAGTGACCAGGTCGGCCACACCAGCGACTCGTACTCCAACCCTAGCGGCGATCTTGCCCTGTGCAAGTTCCGTGATCGGGTTGAGAGCATCGGAGACCTCGATTGAGTAACCGCGGTCAACCTGCGTGCCAAGGGTGTCCACCATTGCGTAGAGACCACCGTTGTCCTTGACAACCTCAAGGATTGTGGTGAGGCTTGACGAGATTGCGCCGAAGAGGTTCTTCCTGCTGTCGATTGGGCTGAACACATACTTCTCAAGCGAGCTTTCGCAATCAGTTGCGATTTGGTTCACTGTGTCGCGGTATGTGATGTAACGCCAGTTGGTTTCGTCAGCCGAGGCAGAACGCGCACCGTAGATGCGGATCTGTCCGTCAATGACTCGGATGGCATTGACTCGACCTTCGTCAAGAGCATTGCCAACGGTCTTGTTGACCTTGGTGGCGACCCCATCGTTGACGAGACCGACGATAAACTTCGCTGAAGACGAAACGCCTGCGGCAGGCTTCCATGGTCCTCTGTTGGCGATGATGTTCCTGGCCCTAACTGCCGCCACGTATGACTCTGGTGACAAAGTGCGCGTTGCGCCGTTTCCGTCTGGAGCCGATACCGACGGCCAGTAGAAAGCCATATGGCTTGCAATGGACTTGGCACCAGATGTGGTTCCGGCGTAGTCTTCGGCGTCGGCGATTGCTTCATCTGCAGAATCGGCTTCATCAAAACCACAGATGGCGATCCTCTTTGTGGCTTCGGCATGATCCCTGAGTCCGCCCCAAATGGTTGAGCCATTCTTTTCGGGGATAGCCACAGCACCGGTGCCAAGGTCATCTCCAAAGTTGTCAAGCGCGGCGACGAAGTCGTCGTTTGTGAACGCAACGTTGTCAATGTCGTCATCGCCAGCACTGAGTGACTCAGTCTGAGTGGCAGGAATGAGACTTGAGACACCTGCTGTTGCGACAACGATGCTTGAGATGCGACTGTTGATGAGGGCGATGCCTTCTGCTACTGAAGCAAGACTCGGCGAACTCAACACCGTTGTGCCATCAAACTTGACGACGAGCGAGTAGGTGCTGGATGTCTTAATGATCGTGACCAGGATACTGGATGACCATGCGCCGTCATTGGCTGCAGTAAGGGTCATACAGACATCGTCTTCGGCGTCAAGAAGGCTGACCGTTCCAGCGGTTGCGTCTGGCCCAACGAGCCTCTGGACTACGGCACGGATGCCGCCTTCCTCAAAGAATGTCTCAATGTGTTGATAAAGAGTGCAGTTTGCGTCATATCCGCCGAACTCTGCCTCAAAGTCAGCCATACTGCGAACGACAAACGGCGTAGCAACGCGACCGCGTTCTGCGGTTCCGACCACGAAGAATGTGCTACTGGGGGCGACTTCTACCCCAGTGCCTCCGACCCTAACTCCTGTGTTGACGACTACGCCGGGCATCAGTTCTCCTTCGCCACTTTTGGCCTTGTTGGCCTTTTCGACTTGTTTTCTTCTTGGGTTTCTTCGGGTTCTTCGCCCGCTGTTTCGCCCGATTCCTCAACGGGAGCTTCTGCCTCTTCCTCAACGACTAACGTCTCGGCCGGTGCTTCTACTTCCTGTGCGGGTTCTTCTGGCTTTGCTTCCACCTTGGGCTCTTCTGCCTTTGAGGGTTGTGGGGTGGACTTTAGCACCACACGACCACTCTTGAGAGCAGATGTCAAGACAGGATCTGAATCGTCGGCTGTTGCCGTTGAGCGAGCCTTGACAATCGTCCCATTGGATGAGACGACGACGGCTTTCTGCGTCATATTGAAAATCAAGACCTGTGCCACGCGGAAATCCTAACCTAGTCAACCCTCATCCGGGGACAACACCCCGTAGATACCTGAAACGTCCGTAGTCGTACCGTTTGCGACACCGGTATCTGGGTCAATCTCCGTCGCCGTCGGCGTGAACACATTGGGCCTTGTTATGGCCTCGTCTAGCGACAATGTGTAAGCAATGAACGAACCGGCAACAGCTCGATCACCCTTGACATAGGTGATATCCGAGAACTCTTCCCGCATTGAGGTTTCGTCAATGAGGAGTTCATGATTCTCGTCGTCAAGCGACGAAAGAGACTGCCTATCCAGGAGCGCAGAACGGATGACGGTAGTCAACCTGTCCCTGCTCTCTGTAGCGAGTTCGGCATGAGGCTGCCTGACCCAGATGTATGTCCTCATGTTGTAGGCAACTCGATAGACGGGGTTCATCCCGTCGGTGTAGTCCGTCCTTGTCATTGACGGAGTTGAGAGGGCGACCGTAATCAGCATGGGCCAATGGTCAAGAGCTGGCGGCTCATACGAGAAATACTTCTCAGGAACGGGTAGGCGTTCTGAGTCAAGTTGCCACAGGTTCCTGTATCCGATGATGCGTTTTGGCAAGTCTTCCTGAAGGTAGTAGGACACATACTCCTTTGCTGACCACGGTCCGGACATCATGGGAATAACGCCCTAAGGTCGGCCGAGAATGTGTTCGGCATGATGTGCGCCCTAATGCGCCTAGCCATAAGGTCAGCAAACCCAGCAGGCTCAAAGACGATCTCACGTTGAGGCAACCTGCCCTTGAGGCTTCCGTATTGGTGAAATGGAGCGAGCCTGTTACTGATAGTCAACCTGGCTTCTTGAGCACCCACATCGCCACGGGCGGCCAAGACGGCGGCGCGAAGCGATCCGTTGTTCACGAGTATGGGGGCAACCGGCGGATAGCCGTGCTTCGCCCTCCACAGGCTGGTCGTTGGTGCTAGTGGTTTCCAACCTCCGACCATCGAGCCGCTGGAGTCAAAGTTCTCCTGAAAGGCTGTCCTGAGGTAGTTCACACCTTCTTGCAGTGGGATGCGGTATGAACCCATATTTCTGCGCATGGCTGAAAGTTCCGTCGTATCTGCGGAGACCGAGATCTTGACGGTGACTTGACTCATATTTGCTTACGCCTGAACGCGTCAAGGCCAGCCTTGTCTGCCTGAGTCAAGCCGATCTCGGCAATAGTGGCGGCCCTGTTCTGAAAGTCCTTGAGACCCACAACGTCGTCGGTCATGTTCTGCATTTCCCTAGACGCGGCACGGATCATGACCTGTTTGATGAAGGCGTTCGCCGGGAGGCCAGCCTCATAGACGACCTCAATCATGTCGCCAGCCCACACGGAGTAGAGATCAAGTCCGTACTTCCTCACGAGGTATTGCTGACCCTCGTTAAACTCAACGGGATCGGGCGACGGATATCCGAACGGATTCAGTATCACACTTGAGACGGAGGTAATCGGCGCATTTGCCAAGTGGATGGTGTAGGTCGGCATAAGAACGCGGATATTGGCATTAGTGGTGTCCAACGAACGGTCGTAGAAGTATGACTCGGTGTTGATGTAGAGGGTGTCCTCGGGGACGATGTGCGTCTCCGTAAACTCCCTAATCTCAACGGGGCGGTTGATGTACGCCTCGATCTCGGCCTGTACACCAGCGAGGACGAGTTCCGCCGCATCCTGTTGCCTGTTGGTCAACTCGCGATCCATGTAGGCAGCGAGCTCGCGTACTGTGACGAGCACTTTTGCCTCCTAATCAGTTGTTGTTGTTTGTGCCGCGGAGTCTGCCAGCAACATTGCGCAATGCCCTTGAAAGGATATTGCCCTGCCTTCTTGACCTGTTGCTATTGCGTGGAGGGCGAGTATTTGACTGCCTTGGCGCGGCGGTGCCACTAGGGGCGGTTGGTGAACGAGGGGTTGAACTTGGTGCCGGTGTCTCGGGTGCTCCAGGGGGATTGTCAAGAGCCCTGCCGGCTCCAGTACCGGGTACGGGGGGTGCCAAAATACTCTCGCCAGGTACGCCGAATCCGGTTGGGTTCAGTCCGCCATCGCTTGTATCGTAAAGGACGCCGGGGCCAAAAGCCATGCCCTGTTCGGTGTCTGCTCCAACTCTTCCTTGAGGCACTTTGGTACTCCCCTGCGTGTCAACTTCGTACGCGACACCATACCACAGGCCACGGTTCTGTTAGTTATCCCTGTTTGCGGGCCTCTCAATGGAGATGTCCCCGGCAACTGCCGTCCCGGGTTTCGGTGCTTCAACCGGCACCCAACCGCGGGAGTAGGTGTGTTCTTTGATGGACTTCCTCTTGAGGTAATACCCCTCAACGAGAACCTCATATTCGTCGTTGGTCATAACGAGAAGGTTCTGTACGGTACGCCTGTCGTACTTATTGGACGCAATCACCCATTTGAGCAAAGCCGACAGTTTGGTGGCGACCACCATGCCTTTTGCCCTGTTCATTCTGACGTGCATAATCATGGCGTCAACTTCGTCGCAGGACACCCAGACAACAGGAACTTGATCGCCGACCTTGGCCATCACGGGCTTCTGCTCCTTAGCAATAACCCATCTGAGGTTGCCGTCAATGATCGTCCTGTCCTCAACCCTGACTATGAGTGGTTGCAACCAACCCCAATCGGCGAGCGACTGCAAGAGCAGCCTCTCGTCAGGACGCAATAAGTGCGACGATGCCCAGGGGGCGGGTTTTAGTGAGTCAATATGTACGGTCTCAATGTTTAGTGTCATTTCATTCTCCATCCTGTGCCGCAAGATATTCCTGCTCGGCGGCTACTTTCCTCTTCCAGTCCTTAGTCTTCGGCCCAACGGGTCTCGCCGAAGTTGTATGGAACTCATTCATAACCAATGTCCTGACGAGCCACGAGATTGGGTACGAGACCGAGTCGGTGATGTGCTTTTTCCTAAAGTCGGCAACAGCTGCCTGTGCCGTCCTCTTGATTCCAGGAGTGAGCATGTTCTCGTCAATGCACCTCTTCACACCATCCCAGCCGTCGGCGGCATAGTCGGCGATGTAGGCGTCCACATCAAACTCGGGCCAGAGCCGATACTGCGCATCCACCTGAGGAAAGCAGTCGTAGAGTCTGTCAAACCACTCGGGTTCGGCGGCCGTGTAGTCCCTTAATCTTCTGATTGCGACCGAGTGCAGTGGGATGCCGACACGCTGTACACCACCAACCATGGCGGCGACGTCGTAGTACTCGCACCACTCTGCGCCGTGCTCCTCCTGAATGAACTTCAGCACATCGGCTGCAACCCAGTCGTAGATCGGCTTGGCAAGCATGAGTGGTATTGACTTCTGAAGTTTGTACGGCCTGGTGATGTAGTTCTCGTTCAACTTGTTCACCACCGAACGGAAACGAACCATCGACTCGTTTGCTCGCACGCCCGTGATGAAAGCGGTGCGCCCCTTCTTGCCTTGCATTGTGTAGTAGTCGATTGGCTCGGGGAGTGGCTTATCTGCGCCCATCCCAAAATGCCCGGCGTGGATTGCCCACGATGGCATTGGCCTAATGAGTCTGCCCTGAAGCCTGCGCATCTCTGACCACAACAAGACATACTCCCTCTTGCCGAGAACCCAGCACTCCTGCCCAACGGGCAAGCAGTACCACTCCATATCAACCCAGTCAAAGTTCCTGACTTTCTCAATGAAGTCAACGACGAGTGGGCTGACCATTTCCTCGTCTCGGAATATGACCTTCACCGGCCCGAGGCCACGCTCCTCGTGGAGTTCCTTCGCCAGGTACAAAACTGCCGTTGAGTCCTTGCCTCCGGAGAACTGTATGCACACCGTGTCAAAGGTGTCGTAGATGTGTTTGATTCGTTCCCTTGCTGCGTCAACGCATGACATATCAAGGAACATTCTCTGCCTAGACATCGTTGTCCTCCTTATTCTGAGACATCTTCTCGTCTGCTTGCTCCCATGTCATGGGAACCATGACGGGTCTTGCGCCGCACTTGCCGCAGTTCCCCCATCTGCCTCCGTTGTAGTGCCCTTTGTGTAGACGGCAACACTCAACGACTATCTCGGGGCCAAACTTGCTCGTCAAAACCTTGCGCCATAACTCGGTCAATGCGGTTCTTCCTTGTCCACTTTTCCTTGGAACGGGTCGCTCCAACGGACGGTCGTCCCCTGTGGCTGACCCGAGGCATATGTCTTGGAGGGAACACCGAAAGATGAAGACTCGTACTTCTCGACCCTCTTTATACTCCCATCGGGAAAGAACTCAACGCTCTTTACTAACGGGCAGGCGGCCGGGGTGTGTGGGCCGTGTCCGCAGTATTCGCATACGGCACTCATCTCAGACCTCGCTGTGGGCGTCAATGAACGACATGACTTTGGATGCGATCGTGTCGCCGTCGTATGCAGGGCTCGCCCTGAGCCACTTCACAAAGTCCCACCATCTGCTCATCTGCGCATTGTCATCAAACACGAGGCTGAACGAGAATACGGCTTGCTTGCCGCCACCAGAAGAACCAGCTGCCGCCGCACCCTGTGCCGCCGTCGCCCTCTGATCGCTGGCTGGAGGGGCGGTGTACTGCTTCGTTCCGTCTTCCCTAGTCTCGACGCCCATCGGCATAACGGGATCCATGAGTACCGGCGGAATGTATGCACCAGCAGCACCATTTCCGTTGATTGAACTGTAGAGCTCTTCTAGGTCGGTCCCGATGGAGGCAACCTCGTACTCGTCCCAGCCCACGGCCTCAAATAGTTCGGGGAACTCCTCGTTCACCGTAGAGAGAATGTCGTGTAGCAGTGCGGGATCAGTGCGCCCAAGGTCGGCGACCCTGTTATCTACGAGTGCAAAAGCGGCCGCCCTCTGATCGTCGCCGTCCATTTGTACGGCGGCAACATGAGACCATCCAAGACGCTTCACGGCTTGTAGCTGATGGTTGCCAGCCACGACGACATAAGTGCCGTCGGGCTGAGCTTTGACCACGATGGGCTTGACCTGCCCGAACTCTTTATAGGACGCCGCGATCGCGTCGACGTTACCGATGCGCGGGTTTCCGGGCAACGGTTCGAGAAGTTCAACAGGCAGGGCAAGATCTTGAAGTGCGGGGTTGATGTTGTGGTTCACGACATCACCTGCGCCCTGACATTTGCGTTCAGAGTTCTGAGCGCGTCGATTGACGACCTGATGCTAGCGAGTTTCTCCCGTTTTGCGCGCAGTAGTCCGTCGGCGATCTTCCAGTCCATATGCGGATCAGATATTTGATAGTCGGCCCAGGCTTCGCGTTCCTTGATTGAACCCTGAGCCGAAAGGTACGCCTTGGCCCACTCTGACTTGAATCGGGATTCTTTCTTGGCAGCGTCAATCGACAGAGTCTCAAAAGTCTCCGTCTCCGACTCAAGGTCGCCGATCAACCTAATGATCTCTTCCTCGATGTCTACTTGGCTGATTGGTGCGTTCCTATTACTTTTCATTGGTACCTCAGTGCTACGCGGACGGAAATCCCGACCAGTCAATCTTGTCTAGTGCCGCCATATTGACCGCAGGCCAATCATATTCGCTTTCACCGAGATGCGCTAGTCCCATTTGACGCAATATCCACGCATCGCACATATCGTCGGCCCCCTTGCCACTCCACACGATCCCGGTTCTAGCCGAGATAGAAGAGACAACCTCGTTCTTGGACGCGTTCCCCTTGCCTGTAGCAAACTTTGCCCGGCTTGTTGGAGGAACGTCAATGTATGAAATCCCCGTTTCGTGAAGGGCGAGTCTCATTACGCCACCCAGTTCACCCAATGCGTGAGACTGGCTGTTTCGGGAAGAGAACGAATAACCCTCCACTATGACAATCGGGTGGTCCTGTGCGGTGACAACAAGCATGACCTCATCTCGGATGTTTGCGAGGCGTTCCATGCCTTTCGTCTTTGGTTGATAAGCAAACGAACCTTCCTTTGAGCAAACTCCCGTTGAGGTGAGGCTGAGGTCAAGTCCAATAATGCTAGGCATTGGCGGATACTACCAACCTTTGTCTAGTAGCTGACATCAAATCTTCTTGTTATATTTCTTTCACCAACCCACGAAAGGACATCAAATATGTCAACAGCAGTCTTAGCCCCATCAACAATCACCATGACAATCCCGGGTGGTCTGAACGCGAGCACGAGCATCGTCACGATGGCAATGCCCTTCGCCGGCAAAATCACTGGTGCTTATGTCGCTGTGACCACGGCCCCAGTAGGCTCCGCTCTTACCGCAGACCTCAAGGTCGGCTCTGATGTAGCAGCAGCGTTCTCGATTGCCGCCGCTGGAACTTCGGATGAAGGAACACTTACTGCAGCCAACTGCGACTTCGCAAAAGGCGATCTTGTCAGTCTTGATATATCAGGTGTCGGTTCAAGTACCGCCGGCTCAAACATGACGGTTGCATTCACAGTTGTTGAAGGCTGAATAAACCTCTGAAAGGATCACTCCACTCTTGACGGGTGGGGTGATTTTTTTATGTCAAAATCCCAACAATCCAACACAGGAGAAACAAATGTCCGGCATCATCGCACCGTCAATCGTGAACTACGACTGGACCGTCAGGAACAGTGACACTTCTTACCTGAATGTGTCTTTCCCATTCCGAGTCAAGATTGAGAAAATCTGGTTTACTACACAACAGATTTACAGCGCAACTAGCGGTCTTTGGGGCACCACAGACAACGGCACTGTGGACATTGAGACAACCGATCGACGACTGTCCCTCGCAGCGATTAAAGTCAAGAACTCCAAGACACAGCACGGCATTTACGACAACCCGACAGATTGGATGTTCGGCTTTGAGGATGGTGGCTGGGATTTCGTTCCAGACGAAGACCTCAAGCCAACAATGTGGCTTGGAAACCCAGATGACGCCGCCGGCAACATTGGGGCATGGTCCACACAGCCGTATTTCGGCAACGGCGTACTTGACCTGCGGAGCACCGCGGCAACGCCTATTGACAAAGCCCGCGCAATCAACTACAGCTGGAATGAGGCTGAGTGGAACGCAAATACGTACCTCGCAGATGTTGCGGTCATGAACACCGACGAGTTACTTCAGTTGTTCGTTTATGCTCACAGTGGCGACTGGACCGGGTACGAAAATGACGCAAAGGTCACAATCTCGGTTGCCTATTCTGGCATGTCTGACGAAGAAGCAGTTTCCGCTTCAGCCAAGACATGGCTTGAATGGTGGAACGACTAATCTTGCCGCATGGCAATGAAGATGATCTGGTTCTGGAAAGGGCCTCCACTTAATCAACGATGGTCACTTGTTCGCAACTATCAAAACGACGAACATCCAAAGCCATCAACTGTTGAGTCCGATTCGTGTCCAACCAAGTCCGAATACTTTTCAGGCTCCTCCCTATGCGAGGACGGTCACCTTTCCGTTGATCTCAACGATGATCAGTATGACGGTGCTCCAGCAACTTGGTACGCACTAGAGGAGAACAGCACTCCTGTCCCCATGGTTACAATCCATGCGATAGTCAGCGATCTGTTCACTCCGGGGTGTGTTGTTGATCTGAAAGATGCGGTAGAGGCTGGCCTCAAGCCATCAGACAGGGCAGGGTTCATAAAGTGGTTTAGAGAAGATTCACGGATTCAACAGGTGTTTGTATCGCCGAACTGGCGTCGACAAAGAATCAGCACGGTTCTCTTTGGTGTTGCGGACATTATTATTGTCTCAGGGGGTTACGGCCCGTATCTGAACGGCGGGGACGTCACCACACCTGACGGTGAAGAACTGCGTAAAGCGTGGAGCAACTCCCCAAGGGTCACCCCTCGTATCGGGTCAGTGCTTCCTCACGAGTCGTAGGCGTGCTTCGCTAGACCTAGATCAAAGGCGAGTTGTGGCTCGTTGCCGATCCTGCGATGGCACTCCCGGCAGACGCACATAAGGTTTGACTCGTCAAGTATTGACCCGCCCTGCGACCGCCTGACGAGTTCGTGGACATCAACGGACGGTCTGCGTATATAGACCATGAGGTCGTCGTACGCAGCGAACTTAGGGCATGCCTCGCACCACCGTCGTTCCGACAGCAACCTGGCCACGAGCGGGCGGCGGAGTTTGTACTCCTCCTCCTTCTTCTTGGACCTATTCCTCAATCGTCAAGTTCTTCCGAGAGCCTTTTGGTGTCAATCTCTGAAAATCTCCAAGCACCAGCCAAGGATGACCAGAGCGCCTCGTCAATCTGCGTTGGGTCAATGCCAAAACTCTCGGTCATTTCCCTATGCTTCTCGATTGCTCTCCGTAACAATGGGGCATCATCGTCGTCAACGGCATCGTGAGCAATGTTGATGCGCTCGCACTCATCAAGCCTTTTCTCCACGTGATAACGGAAACGGAGAACCTTTTTCTTGCGTTCCTCCGAAGAAGCCTGCGCCTCGGCCAGCAGTCTGATCCCGTCATCGCCAAGCGACCCGTACATCTCCTGATCGTCCTCTTCGTGTTCTTCAATCTCTTTGACCTGTTGGTCAAGATTATTGAGGAGGGCAAGAATATTGACCATCCACCTATCCCGGTTGTCGGGGAGGCGGAGGTACATCTTTTGCTCATCGGTTACTTTGTTCTTAACATCATCGGCGACGAGTCTTGCAAACTGATCGTCGGGCATCATGGCTTCATCGCTCCCAGGCGGGGCAGGTCGGCTTGTATGAGCACCAATCGCAGAGCTTTGTTCTGTTCGTGCTGAAGTTGTCTGTTTCGCATGATTCTCTTAGTTCTTCCCAGACCCTGGCAACTGTCTCCCTGGTCTCGGCCCTGAGTTGTTCGGTTGCTTCATACACTACCCGAGTCCCCTTGCCCTTCAGGTAGATGAGTTCCGACGAGCCCACCGGGAAGCCCTTATTCTCCTCAACAAGATCGGCGTAGACCATGAGTTGAAGTTTCTTGTCTCGGTCGTATGGGGGCTTAGAAACCTTGCCCGTCTTGTAATCGCCGATGGTGGCGACTCCGTCAGAAACGCTCCACCTGTCAATGAAACCAAGAACCGGCACGCCAGCAACATGACCCCTTACCTCGTCTTCAATCCCAGCAAGGTCTACCTGATTGGGGTCTTCAAGACCAAAGTAGTTCTCGACGCACTGCCAAGCGTTCCATCGCATCATGTGCTGCGCATAGGCCCCAAGACCCAGAACTTCCTCAGCGTGCTTCTGCCACTTGTCGTGCCATATCTGCACCATGGCTGTCCTGGCGAAGGCCACGGTACGTGAGCCCTTCTCTTCCTTGAATAGGGCTTCAAGAACTTCATGCGTCATGTTCCCGATGGCTTGCGCCTCGGTCTGCTCGTCGGGGATCTTGTCAATCCTCCCGAGCTTGAACTTCAACGGACACTGAAGCCATGTTGAAATGGACGACGGCGAGAGCCTCTCGGGCATCTGCGCCACGGTTTAGTCTTCCTTCGTTGTTGCGCCAAGTTTGATCCTGAGGATCTCGGCGACACAGGCTTTGAGTTGCGCCTTTGTGGTTGAGCCACCACGCTTTGGCTTTGGCTCGCCTGGGTAGGTGTTCTGCCACCACTCTCCAAGTGCGGCCTTCTCACCCTTGTCCATGGCGGAGATGTGTTCGTCAAAAGCATCCCACATCTTGTCCTCGTCCGTTTTCTCAGCAGCCTGTTTGGCGGGCTTTTCAACAACTGGTGCGACCGGGGTTTCGTACGCCTCGTCGGCATAGATTGCGTCGTCTGTACGTGCGAGGTAGAGACCGAGGCCAATCTGCTGTAGTGCTTTCTTGAGTGCGTCGGAGACTGCGCCCTTGAACTCGTCGCCAAGGTCGAGGATCTCGCCAGTCTTCTTGCGTTTGACCGCCTGTCCGCCGACACCGTCGTAAGTTGCGTGAACCTTCTCATTCGTCTGATTGCTAGGCACGGTGATGCTGACACGGACATGAGCGATCACCCAGTCGGGGTCAAGTGCATCGCGGCCAATGCTGACGACCTCGCTAGACCAGTTGCCAATCCCAATCACCTTGTTCATCTTGTTGATGACTTCGGCGATGGGAAGATAGGTCAGTGCCCGACCGCTCTTGTTGACCGTTCGTTCCATCTCGACCGGAAATGGGTCGGATAGGGCTAGGTAAAGTTCGTTATTGTTCATGTTCATTCCTCCGTTGATTGTTCTTCTTGTGAAAAAGCGACGCCCATATTGCGTACTACTAACGATGTCTTGGGCTCGCCGACATCGCAGTATTCGTCGGCCACGAGACCGATCTTTGACAGGTTCTTGACCCGCCAATACGAGACTGCGCCATAAGACAGCATCTCAAGCATCATCTGCTCGGTGCTCTTCATGACCTCGCCCGTATCCATGTCAATGGACGATGCAACAATCCTGGTTGCAACCTCGTTTGCGAGTTCGTCGTGCCTCCACGACTTCCTCGGTGCGCCGACTTTCTTCTCAATCATCTTGTTGCCAAAAACGATCTCAGGGTTCTCACCCATGATCTCAATCAACAAAGACGAAGTGTATTCCCACGCATCGGCTAGTCGACCCTTGACTTCGTGCAGGTCGGCGATCAGTAGTGCGAGCGAGTCTTGATCGCCTGCGTATTCTTCGGCTTTTTCATGAGCCTGTTCAATGAGTGCCTCAATAGAGGAGCGCCAGCTCTCGTCGTACATTTTTCCTCTTTCAATAAGTTAGGTGTATTTACTAGACGATGATCGTAACACGATTCCGCTGAGGAAGTCCAAGTCCTGCCAAAAAAGTGTAAGCACCCACGGCGGAGTCCACCTGGTCGTCGTGGTTGCATGCTTCTGGGAAAGACGACATTTCGTCAAGCCACTCGGTTAGCCATGAGCCAGCAAGAACCCTGACATTACCGTTAGCGACCGCCGCCGCAAATGGCCTTGCTCGCGTTGCTTTGTCGCCAGTTGCCCTAACGCCCATGAAGTCGTAGCCCGGGACGACATACCTTGCGTATTGGTCTAGAAGGTTCTTGCCGGCCGATCCTGGCTCCTGCTCAACTCTGATGGAAACGGTCGGCCCATCGTCGGCAGCGGTCTGAGCGATGAGGCGTTCTACGGCTTCACCCTTGCCCCTAATCCTCTTCACATCCATAATCCAGGCAATGCCTTTGTCAAACATCATCAACGTACCCACGGTCCAGTCCGGGTCGGGGTTGGAGTACGACGGCTCGGTCGCTGCCATGTCCCAGAACCTGACTACCCTGGCTGAACTCGTAGAGAACTCTGGCATCTCAAATGGGTCAATAATGACAAAGTCCTGTCGCTGAAACATTGAGCCAAGGGAGGTGACCCACCAGTCGCCGTCCTCTAACCTGCGCCGTTCAATCGGATCAAGTTCGGCGAGTGCCTTACGGTATGAGTCGGGGTCAATGCCGGGGTTGTCGGTGAGTTTTGACGGAACGAAGATCCTGCCGTGCGATGTGCCCTCAACCAAGAACCTCTGTCTTACCCAGTTTGGAGCGGGGTTGGAGGCGCACCTCATTCTCAGGGGAACTTGGGATAACGGGCCAGACGATGGGCGACGGAGTCGAGAGAACAGATAACGATAGTCGGACTCCCTGATCTCGGTGACTTCGTCCATGCCAATGAACTGCAACTCGACACCCTTGTAACGGAGGTAGTCGTCCTTGTTGTTCAGGTAACCAAACCCGATCCTTGCCCCCGAGGGGAAAGTTGCGGTATAGGTGTTGGCGTTCCACCTGACATCGTCGTGAGGTGCGATCCATTCCCTGAAACGATCCATAAGGGCTCCAGGGAGAGTGAGGTCTTGAAGGGTGCGCCTGAATAAAAGGGCGGAATACCCCGGGATATCCACATACTGCATTGCGGCCATAAGTAGGGCCGAAGACTTGCCACCGCCTGCCGCCCCACCGAACAGAGCCTCCATGGCGTTTGTCCTGAGGAAAACCTGTTGCTGAACTGACGATTTCTCAGGACAGTACGGCGGTTCTTTCGGTTTCAGGAATCGCAGTATTTCTTCCCAGTTCTGGGTCATATCGCTCCGTCTAGTAGTATCTGCCCTACCCACATCTCCTAGGAATGTAAGGTGGTAGCGTGAGATTACCGCGCCGCGTGTTACAAAAGATCAAAGACGGGATTGGAGGCAGGGGTTTTATGGCCTACATGCTTCTCATATCCTTTGTGGTGTGTACCCCAATCGGGGTTTTCTTCTATTCCACCGGAGCAGGTTTTGTGTCAATCGGTGCCTGCTCGCTTGTTGGTGCAATGATCCTCGGAGCTGAATAATGGCCTGGAATACCGGCGGAAATAAGTCCCTGTCCAACGACTCAACGAAGGTCATCCCGCCTGGTGCGCCGATCTCAACCAACCCTTCTTACGCCGTTCGTGGCTACCACGACTCGTGGGATATTGAGAGGGTCTATCGAGACGGCGTCAAGAAGGTCACCTGGGTTTACCGTTGTATTGACGCAATCGCAGGTAACCAAGCACGCCTGCCAATCATGGGCCACAAAGACAACAAGCCGGGTGGCGAAGTAGTCAAAGACGCTGCCATTCTTGACATCCTGAATATGCGCGCAAATGTGGGCGAAGACTCCTTCGCTTTCAGGTACAGACTTTCTGCCCAACTCCTCACCTCAACCAGGGGTGCGTTCGTTGAGATCGTAAGAGGACGAGGCGGTAACCCAATCGCCCTCCACCTACTCCCCCCGCAGTTCACATCTCCGATTCCCGACCCAAGAAAGTTCGTGTCCTCCTTTGAGGTCAGGCTTCCCAATATGTCGGTTCAGTATGTCAAGCCTGAGGATGTCCTCTGGTTCAAGCATCCGCACCCACTTGACCCGTATCTCTCCATGACTCCACTTGAGGCAGCTGGCATTGCCGTTGAACTTGAGTCGCTAGCGAAGTTCTATAACAGGAACTTTCTCGTGAACGACGGAAGGCCAGGCGGTCTGTTGGTCGTCAAGGGCGAAATGGACGAAGACGACAAGGACGAACTCAGGTCACGATTCCGCGGGAACATCGGTCGAGCTGGCGCAACATCGGTCGTCGCTTCATCCGACGGGGTGGACTACGTTGACACAGGAGCGTCACCGCGCGAGGCGTCCTACATTGAGATGAGGCAGATCTCCAAAGAAGAGATCCTGTCGGCCTTCGGTGTACCCGAGTCTGTTATTGGTAATGCCGCAGGACGCACCTTCTCCAACGCCGTTGAAGAGACCAGGGTGTTCTGGCTTGAGACGATGCCACAGCACCTTGAGATGTTGGCCAGAGGCATGGATGCCCTTCACCCCGACCTCTACTTTGACTTTGATGTTTCGGGTGTGCCGGTATTGCAGATGGCCAAGAACGAAGCCGAACGTTACCTCATGCAGGAGTTCGGCTCCGGTCTCATCACGGCAAACGAATATCGCATCGGCACAGGCAGGAAGAAAGTTGACTCAGAGTTGGCTGACTCAATGCTTGCCAACCCGAACTTGACTCCGATCGGCAACACCGAGAAGAAGCTCGAGCCCCCGGCACCTATGGGCGCACCTGGTATGCCTGGCGCACCTATGCCCGGAGCAGAAATGCCACAGGAAGAACTCCCACCCGAGGGTGAGGTCAATACCGCTGGCGGCGAGACCATGGATACGCCAGAGTCGGCAATCGTTCCCGACACTGAACTCTCGGCTTCGTCTTCGGTTGGGACATGGGCGACCAAGCAAGCACCAAATAACACCATGGACGACTCTTGGGACACCAAGGAACTCGGTGACTCCGATAGGTGGGCCGAGATCCTCGACAGCAACCTTGAACGTTTCTTTGAGCGTCAACAACGCGTCGTGCTTGAGAAAGCAACTGGCGCAAAGTCAAGGAAGGCAATGGCCGTTGGGACTCTTGAGGTTGGGCAAGTGTTTGACATTGACGTATGGAACAAGCAGATGCGCGACGATGTCAGGCCGTTAGTCAAGTCCATCGTTGAAGACGCCATGAAGACCGCCAACGAACGCACCGGTATGCCGATGGATTCCTCTGAGGAAGAAGTTGACCAATATGTGGACGAACAAATGGCGAGGATGGAGAAGTCAAACGACTCCACTAAGGATGAGATTGCGGCAGCCATCATTGTTGCCACCGCAATGATGAAGGACAACGAGGAAGACGGTCACGTGCTCCTCAAGGCAGCCATCATTGCTACTTTCGCACACCTTCTCGCCAAAAGGAAGCGCACTATCGCCGAACACGAGGCACAGACCGCTTACAACGCAGGCATGTGGTACGGCGGGAAGCAGGCTGGCGCAGTCGGCAAGCGTTGGGTAACGCGCAAGGACTCAAAGGTTCGTTCGGAACATAGGTTGCTTGAAGGCGACAGGATTCCCCTTGCCGACGGATTTAAGGTCGGACAGTACGAACTCAGATTCCCGGGCGACCCGTCAGCCCCGGCGCATCTGACCATCAACTGCCGTTGCAGGCTGAGGTTTGACGTCTCCTAGTACTTGACGTTGGTTCTGAGAGTGGCGACTTCTGCGTGCGCCTCTTCAAGCCGAACACGAAGTGATTTAACCTCGTTGATCAAGGCCGGTAGGTCAATAACGAAGAGTAGTTCCCTCGCCGAGAAGGCGTCTTCCGACTTCCCCCATAGGAGTTTGTCGAGGCGTTCTTCAGCGCGAGCTACGACATCGTCGTTCACCACGAGTCCTTGGGGTCTTCCCCAGTCGCCGACTTAGCGGCGAGATACCTAACACCGAGCCACTCGGCAACATTGGCGACGACGCCATTGCCACACATCCTGTAACGGTGCGTGTCGGCCATCTGCACGAGTTCACCCTTGTCAGTGACGCCGACCTCAGTCCAACCCGAGTCCCAGCCCATCAAAAGTTCACATTCCTGCGGGGTCAGCCGCCTCACTACGAGACTTGTGCTTGCGTCCATGTCATATTCTCCTTGTTCTTCGTTCAGGTTATCTGAGACGGTTTCTCTAGTCAATACATGCGGACGAACTGAACCGCCCTGTCCTGCTCTGATCGTGTTGGCGATACCTTCTTCGCCCTGTTCGGCGGTCATCCCGCCGTCTCTACCGCGGAAAGCAACAGGCCAAGATTCGGTAACAATAGCGAGTCCACCTTGATTCACGACCGGGTTTAGTCCACCACTAAAGGCATCAAGTGTCTGCGTCACCTCGGTCTTGTTGATGTAGTAACCACCATTTGGTCTATCTGGCTCTCTTGGCGGTGCGCCCATAATGTTGTAGGCGATCACGTGCATATCATGGCCGTGCATGGCGTTCAATGTGAACGATTGCCCATCCTCTGATACCACGGTGTTGCCCTTACTCCCCTGAAAGTTGAGCATCTGTATGCGTCGTTCGTCGTACTGTGGCTCCTCCGTCTCAACAGCCGAGGAGACAACGGCGTGCGACGACTTTGACGCACCAGCCCTGAGGGCGTTCTTAACTACACTCTCGGCCCAGTTCTCCTCGCGCATCGACCTCGGCTCAAACAACAGGACACCTTCTGGCAACGGATGAACGACACCAACGGACTGCCTCGTGCCGGCTCTCAACGAGTGATGAAGTTCCTCGGCGATGGAGTCGTTGTACTCGTCATAACCGTAGACATCTTTCATTCTTCGCCGACCTGCTGTAGTACGGCAGGGTGGTCGTCCTCTGACTTGAATATGATTGACTGAAATACTGCGTTCGTACTGTTGTGCTGCCCCTGCCATCCGTGCCCAAAGCCTCGTAATGTAGGGGAAATCTGTGCGCCGTCAATGTTGCAAGGCAGGACGACGTCGTTAGGCATTACGACCCTCTTCAACCTGCACTATAAAGATCTGAGCGTGGTGAGACTGTGGTGACGGTTGGAGTGCGTTCACACACAGGGCCGTGTCCGTCGGCGTTGCGTGGAAGTTGTTAGCCTTCGCGTCCTCCCTGATGGAGTACGCCTGAGGCAATGCGTAGACCTGAAGAAAACCCGACCCGATGGACTGATGCGAACCCTGTCCCTTAGTGAGGTCGCATACTGTCAGGGCTGCAACGGTGTCGTCTCCGGTCTCCGGTGGCACTCTCTGATATTGCGTATCCGTTATGTTGTCCACCTCGGTCGCCTCCGTCTTTGGTATGTCGTGGATGATCATCGGGACATTATTTCCACCCGTCCCCATCATCTGAGTGAGGGTCGGGTAGTAGTCCTCAAACATCCTAAAGTCGTCGTTCCTCTTCCCGTCAAAGCATAGGACGTACCCGACAGCCATTGAGCCGCCAGTGTCAAGTGTGTACATCGGATCTCCTGGCTCACCAACATTCATGCCGTTTGCCTTCGTGTTGGATGTTCTGATCGGCGTAACCATCTCCGCCCTGGATTCTTCGTTCATTTCTAACTCCTGAAGAATGAGGACATGGTGCGAGGAGATCGTTGGCGAGGGGCCGTCAGTTGCGTAGACGCGTATTGCCTGCCCCATGTCAGGCCAAGGCGTGAAACAGTTGTTATATCCATCAGTCAACGACACCGTCGTCCTCTTGGTCTTGTAGGACAAAGTTGGTGTTGTGCATGCCTGTCTCGGCATTTAGCGATCCTGCGTAACCCGGCATGATCCGAACCTCATCTCGTTGGTTTTGCTGAAATAGCAACGGCGGTTCGGTTGGGTCATACATGACCGCATGTCCGCCACCCTCGGCACGCAAGGTTGGGAAAACGGTCGTCGATGCCTGATGGTCAAGTCCCTGTGTGTGGGAAAAGCCAATGATCCTTGGGTCATACTGATGCTGAACAACGAGGTTCTCGCCCCTGCTGGACGGAACACCGCCATCGCCACCGCTCCTCAGGCAAGCTGCAACCTCGGGCTTGGTGACCACGATATTCTCAGATCCACCGCCATAAGTGCCACCCGCGGCACGAAGTGTGCCAACGATGTCTTTGGCGTATTGAGCAAACTGCGACTCGGTATACCAGGTCGTCTCATCATGAATGGCTAGAACGGTTGCCCGAGAGTCCCCTCCATTATCAAAGGACGTCAATGTCGGAGCTACTCCGCCTTCTTTCCATGTTTCGTCGTCGGTATTGCTCTGTGCCCTACGAGACTTTACGAAGCCAGTTACTTCGTTTCCGTCGTTTCCCGCGTCTCCTCCGGGTCGTCCGGCTCTGTGGCCGCCAGAGTCGCCAGAGCCGTCCGAAGCGGTTCCGGAAGAACGCGTTCGCGTCTCTCGGCCCGACGAATGATTCCCTTGGCCGCCCTCGCACTCAAGCAGTAACGGCGCAAGCCCTCGTGCCATGGTTCCAGAACATCCGATAACGTAGATACGACGCCGTCTTTGGGGAACTCCGAAACGCTGGGCATCGGCAACACGCCAGATGGCTGTCCGCTTTGGTCCCACCAGGACGCCGGACTTGGCCCACTTCTGCTTAGGGGGCAACTCGACGAGTGCTCCTGTGATTCCCCACAACACGGCAGCAAAGTCGGCTCCGTCGTTACTAGATAGGGCGCCGGGGACGTTTTCCCAGAGGATGTCCGCCCCGATTTCGTCGGCGATGCGGCATTGCTCCCAGAAGAGTCCCGAACGAGATCCATCAAGTCCCTTACGACGTCCGGCAACGGAGAGGTCCTGGCAAGGACTTCCTCCGGCGACGATGTCTGGTCGAACAATGTTGTCTGAAATGAGTCGTTCACGTGTTACCTCTCTCACGTCGTCATAAATGTATGTGTCTGGCCAGTGCTTACGAAGCACCATTTTTGCTTTTGGGTCAATCTCGCACAATGCGACGACTTCCATCCCGGCTCTTTCAAGACCAAGGTCGAGGCCACCCGCACCGCTAAAGAGCGAGAGAACTTTGATTCTGTTCATGTCACCTCATAGTTTTTGTTAGGTACTGACTGACAAGAGACTAGCACTTCCATGGGCGACGAGCAAGTCATCGGCGTCAATGATTCTCACGCGCCAGCACTATCACATTTCGGTTTCCGATGGTGAACGCAACTCGGCTAGGTTCGTTGTCATGTTCTCCTCCGACGGTTCAAGTGCCGACACAATACTTGACGGCATCTCAATACTGAGGGCGGACAGGCAATCCTGCATCATCTGTGGACACCCTACTGGAGATTGCGTCAGTCACTTTGGCGAGGCGCAAATACCCACCGAGGTTCGTGTACAGTTTGCCCCCTTGGTCGAGTCCCGCAAGGAAGAAGAAGTCATCTTCGTTGCGAAAGATGTCCATAGGGACGTTGCACTTTCCTCCATGACCAGGACTCGCATCTTGGTTGCGAAGGCGGGGACATACGTGACCAAAAGCAAGGCCGAAGAACTCGGCATTATCTGACAATCAAGAACATCACACAAGGGGTAATAAAAAATGGCACTCTCAAAGGATTTCGTGTCCTCCTACTCTGGCCGACAGGCCCCCTGGGGCTTTAGCGGCCTTGGCGAGATCGTCTACCTGCGCACCTATGCGCGGGACATTGACGGCAGGAAGGAAACATGGCCCGAGACAATCGAGAGGTGCGTCAACGGTGCTATTCAGATCGGAGCGAACCTGTCCGATAGCGAAGCCGAGGAACTGTTTGATCACATCTTCAACCTGCGTTGCTCCCTGTCCGGTCGTGCCTTGTGGCAACTCGGCACACCGCTCGTAAATAAGTACAACGGCACCAGTCTCAATAACTGCTACTTCGTCAACATGGAAAAGATTGAGGACTTTGAGCTTCTATTTGACTACCTGATGCTCGGTGGCGGCGTTGGCTATTCGGTTGAACGTTCCCGTATCCACGAGATGCCCAAAGTCAAGACGAATGTGTCCATCTCGCACGAACGTACGAACGACGCAGACATCATCGTTCCTGACAGCAGGCAAGGATGGCGCAAGCTCGTCCACTCGGTACTGAAGTCGTACTTCTACACCGGTAAGTCTTTCACCTACTCAACGATCCTTGTCCGAGAGTTCGGCGCACCCCTCAAAACATTCGGCGGAACCGCATCTGGCCCCGGCGCACTCATTGACGGTATTGCGGATATCTGCAAGGTGATGGACGCAAGGGCGGGCAAGAAACTCCGCTCCATTGACGTTCTTGACATCTGCAACATCATCGGCAGGATCGTCATCTCTGGATCTTCTCGTCGTTCTGCTCAGATCGCCATTGGCGACCCCGACGACGTCTTATTCCTGAGGGCAAAGAACTGGTCTACGGGTTCCGTGCCGGCATGGCGCGCCAACAGCAACAACAGCGTGTACGCAGACTCCTACGATCACATCCTTGGCGAACTGTGGAAGGGCTACGACGGTTCTGGTGAGCCGTACGGCCTCATTAACCGTGGCTTGGCAAGGAAGGTCGGGCGTCTTAACGAACCGAAGCCAGACCCCACGATTGACGGGTTCAATCCCTGTGCCGAGATTGGTCTTGGCGACGGCGAGTCCTGCAACCTCTCGACCATCTTCTTGCCGAACATCAAGTCCAAGGACGACCTCCTGGAGATCTCCCGCCTGCTCTACAAGGTGCAAAAGGCGGTCACCTCAATGGAGTATCCATATGAGAAGACCACCAAGATCGTCAACAAGAATCGCAGGCTTGGACAGTCCATTACGGGCGTCCTGCAGTGTACCCCAGAGCAGATCTCATGGCTTGACGAGGCGTACAAGGCACTCAGGGACTACGACATCTGGTTCTCTGAGCAGACGGGCATTACCGCATCGGTAAGGCTTACTACGGTTCAGCCATCGGGAACATTGTCGTTGCTCCCGGGTGTCACCCCTGGTATTCACCCAGCCTTTGCTCGTCACTACATTAGGCGCGTGCGTTTTGGCGCATCCGATCCGTTGGTGGACAAGTGTAGGAAGCGTGGCTATAAGGTCGTCCCCGATGTCGGTCTTGACGGACGCGAGGACCACACCAGGTGGGTCGTTGAGTTCCCGTGCGAATCCCCGGAGGGTTCAATCCTCGCCGCCGATATGACCGCCGTAGAACAACTTGAGTGGGTCAAGCGCATGCAGACAATCTGGGCAGATAATGCCGTTTCGGTAACCGTCTACTACCGCAAGGAAGAACTCTCGTTGATCAAGGAATGGCTGAGCGACAACTACGACAACAGTGTCAAGAGTGTCTCGTTCCTCCTTCACGCTGATCACAACTTCCCCCTTCCGCCGTACGAGGAGATTGACGAAGCGACTTATCGCAAACTCCTTGGGAAGATTGACTTCTCAACACCGTTAGTTGATACGGCAGGAGACTCGTCCATTGACCTTGACGACTGCGCCACGGGGGCTTGCCCCATCAAGTGACCGACGTGCCGTTCTCGGAACTAAGGACATCGCAGGCCGCAAAGGTTCTGTTACTCGCATCACGAGAGGTCGCTAAACGTGGCCTCTGTAAAGGTGCGGTCAGGAATAGGAACACGGGGCAGGTGAGTATTGTCGGTGCGATCATGCTCGTCTCGGGTGTGAAGTGGAAGAACCTTAGCGACGACCCCGAGGCCGTCTCTAGGGATGTACCGCAAACCAAGAGGCCAGCTGCACTGCTTGCATGGGAGTGCGTTGATTCCGAAACTGACGACATCTATGCGTGGGAAGATGACCCGTCTAACGGCACGGAAGAGGCGGTACATCTACTTGTTGGGTGCTATGACACCCTTGCTATTGCCAACGGCAAGAAGTAAACGAAAAGGCTTGTTTGGATTACATTCATTACAAGCCCGTACAAAGCAAAGACCCCCCGCCATTTCTGACGGGGGGTCTTCGTTGCCTAAGGTAGGCGGATTTTGCTTATCAGGGTGCTTCCGCCGGCTCATTGTCAAAGGAAACCTTGACGAACGATTCCGGACGCTTGACTGCGAGAGCCAAACGCTGTTCGGCCAAGATCACAATCGCATTGCGCACGAAGAAGTCTGCGTGCTGTTCGCTGATGCGGATGTTCGCTTGTTCGCGGTCGTACAACTGAGCACCGGTTCCGAAGGCACCAACGAGTGCGGTTCCTTCTGCGATTGCCGGTGTGTCGATGACGGGCATGCGCCAGACCCTTGCCTCGGAGCCGACCTGCATGGAAACTGCCATGAGGTAGGTGCCTTGGGTGTTCTTGGTCAGTTCGAGATCTTCCCAGTCGTTCGGGTGAAGAACGATGCCGGTCGGTTCGTAGTAGGCCAAGAAAGCCAAGGTCGCGGCGCGACGAAGCGCATCAGCCTTGGTGTCCGGAACTGGTGTGGTTGCGCCGTCTGACCATGCGTATTCCTGAACGCCAGGGGTTTCAAGAACACCGAGCAAGTTTTCGCCGGTACCGTCACCATTGAGGATTTGGTAATCCTCCTGAAGGCGGAGACCGTAGAGGAGCTCGTTGTCGATGATTGAACGCAACTGCGGTTCGTCAGCCAAAACGTTCCTGTGCGCAGCTTCCCAGTGGGCGAGCGTACGAACTGGAGCCTGATGACCTTCGAAGACCATGGACGATTGTGGCTTTGCGGCGAAAGCGCCACCACTACGTTGTGCCACAGGCGCAGCGGCATTGACCGCCGTGGTGCCTGGGGTGGTGAAGCCCAACTGACGGAAGTATTCAATAACTGCCGCGGTGGTTGTGCGTGCCGGGAACAAGTCGCGGACGCGACGTGTGCGCATTGGCGGGATGACCAAGGCATCGCGTTCACGAGTTCCAAAACCAGTGAATGAAAGGCCGGTGGTGTCGAGCAAACCGCTGTAAACGTCCTTCTGACCCCAACCTTGGCTGGTGATGTCACCGCTGTTGAGAATGAAGGGGCTGGGCATGTTTGCGCCGTTCTTGCCGCCCTGAAGCGACTTGAACTCGGGTGAGTCAAGGAACAACTGACCAAGGCTCTTGGCGCCGTATGACGAGCGAGCCATTTGGCCGGCAGCGGCTGCTGCTCCGACTGAATCGCTTGCTGGTTCTGACGACCACGAGTTGACCTGATCCATGGATTCAAGACCCTCGATGAGGCCCTTGATTTCCTTGATGTCCCTCATGTTTGAGTCGAAGGCTGCCTTCTGCTCGGTTGAAACGACGACGGTGCCTTCTTCGACCTTGAATGAGTCGGCGATGGTCTTGTTGTCCGCCATCTTTTTGCGAAGTGCGTTCTGCAGTTCGCTGATGCGTGCTTTGTCTGCTGACATGGGTGCTTTTCTCCTGTTTCGGATTGTGTGTGGTTTGTGGTTTTCTGACTCAGGTGGCTCAGGTCAGCACCCAGCCCGTCTTTGTCTTATACGGAACAGTACCAACATGTACGGCTTGTCTAGTGGAAGCCTGCTATCTCATTCAATGGAGTCAGGGAATGACTCAACGGCCGAGTTGGGGATCGCGGCCATATCGTTCTTGCCGAGTGACCTAATGCCTTTCCTGACAGACTTGAAATACGAGGCAATCCTCTTGTTGTCGGGGTCAAGTCCAGAGTCGTCAAGCGACTCCGCTCCCGAAGCCGCAACCACATAGATCTTTTGCCTCGTCTCAGGCGAGAGCCTTACGTCATCACTCATGTCGGAGTACAGGCCACCAACGGGGACAACCTCGTCTTGACCCTCTAACCTCCTACCACCCGAGACATGATGACACCTGGTTGACTCATAGACATTGTCTTGATCTGCGGTGGCCGGCACAGAGTCAATCATGCCTGTCTGAATCGGCGGATCTGGTGGGACGACCATCCTTGGCATCGGTGGCAAAGCCGCCTGCTTGGCAAGCATCTCGTCAAGGAGTGCAGCCTTCTGAACAGGGAACTCGCCCCCTTCAATCAAGGCTGCGTTCTGTCCCCTCGTCTCGGTTGCAAGAGCAAGTTGGGCCAGGACGTTCTTAACCATGGACCGGTGGGCCTGATATGCCGCCTCCTCGCCATGCCTGTCAAAGCCCCTGCCCGTAGCGGCGTGTCCAAAAGCGTCGTGGACAGCGCGGAACATATCGTTGATTTCGTCCGACCAGTAAGGGTGCGACCCGGTTGACTCCGTCTTGAGGACTTTCAGGACACCGTTGTTCTCGATGTCGTCCATCATCTCAACACCGTCCGTATACGGATCATTGTCAACGAACTCAACCTTGACACCAAAGTCATCGGTCAGCATCCTGAAGTGTTCCTCAATCTCCGCCTGAAGGGCGTCGTATGCCTCCTTCGCCTCGGGAGACCTCTCGGGCAATCCGTTGTATGCCTGAGCAATCTCTACGCGTTTCTCGGCGGGAACTGCCTTCACTTTAGTAAAGTCAATACCTGAGTCCTTGAGTGCCTCGGCCAGCGAACGAACGGGTTCTGCTGTTATGGTCTCGACGCCCTCAACCTCTTTCCTCTTGACCTTGCGCGCAGTTGCCCTCTCGGCCTTGTTGCGAGTCCTGCCCGCACCCTTCTTGATGTCGTCAAAGTAGTCCTCTTTGTAATCGTTCTTGAAGGCAAGTCTTGCTTTACCAACGAACTCCGACCACTTCTTGGTGTCGTGAACGGCTAGTACGCCGTCCTTAAAAGCTGCGATAGTGATCGGCGAGTTGTGGTTCTCGTTGTTTACGAGCTCAAAGTCGTCAAACAGACCGTTCTCCAGTGAGTACAAAACGGCACGGGCAACGTCAATATGCGTGTCAACGAGGATGTCATCCGGGACACCACGTTTCTCTTCTTTTTGCCTAGCCTTTGCGTCGGCGAGTGCCTTGCCGATTGAGACATCGGCAAACCTCCCCTTCATTTTGTAACCGGCGGCTCGGAGTGCGTCAATCTTGCTATGGAAAGACTTTGGGCCGCCATCTCCGGTTGAGTCAACGACGACATGAAAGCCCTCAGAAGCAGCCCTTGCTATGGCTTGCCTCTGGATATATGTTGACTCGGAATGAACCGCAGAGGCCGCCTGAGTCGGGTCCATGCCCGCATCAGTAAGCTCCTTGACCAATGAGTCAAACTCGGGGATCATATGCTTGATCTCGTCGGCGTCTAGGTGGACGGCGTCGCCTCGTGATGGAGTGTCAAAGAAGCCGCCCTGCCTGAGGAAGGTCTTCCCAGAGGCAGGTCCGCCACCCATAATCCATGCCGCGGGGTTCTCTTGTTTCTTTGGCGACCACTTGCCGTTGCCGTAGATGATTGAGTTGATGATTGCCTCGTGTAGGGCTCTACGTTCTGCCGGGATTTCACCCGAACCAATCCCAAAGTGGTCAAACGTGCTCTTGATCCCGCCATTCTTGGCGCGTCCTAGTTCGTCCATTGTCCTTGGAGAGAACTCGCCCTCAATCTTTGGAGCGTGAGGATACGCCTTCTGCGTATTCACCAATGACGAGTGGTTGATCCTCTGAGGCTTGAGTTTCCTGAGTCTGTCTGATGAGATTCTCTCAGGCACACTTGCTGTCTTCTTTGGCTTGATTTTCTTGGGTGCCTTGCCGCCATCAGCAATCTGTTCTACCGCAGATTGCATATCACTAGCAATCCTTCGTGACCTGGCCCTGCCGAGTGCGCCCTCACCGGCAGAAACTCGGATTGACCTGTCCTGCCTCCTGGAACCGCCTCTACCGAATATGTCTCTTCCTCGACCAACACCCGAACGAACTGCGTCCCTGACGGCACTAATGCCAACGAAACGCCTCGTTGGCTTGCCCTCGTCAATCCAACCGTCGCGGTCGGCGTCCACCGGTTGAGCAGCCTTTGCGGCACTTGTCCCCGTGCGCTTCCATGGGTGTCCCGCAGGAAGGAGGTCGTTGTCGGTCGTGTACTTTCGGTTCTTGGGTGCGCCCTTTTCAAGTATCACAAGGAAGGCGTTGACCCTACCCATGCCCCATTGTTGACGAGACGAAACATCGGGTCGATGGGACGAACTGAACGCTCCCATACCTCGCCTCATCACGGCCTTCAAGGCTGGCGATGATGTGTATGACCACTTTGGTTTCCCGGCTTTTTTCATTGCAACGTTGTGCTCGCGAGACTTGACCACGAGGGCTTTTTCTTGCTCGGGCGACAATGAAATATCGGACGCCTTACGAATGGATGATGCAGAATCCTCCGCATTGGACGAAGAACCACGGACGCGTTCCGATGGTTTTGCTGGCGTTGCCGCTAATCGTTTTGCCGACTTCTTGTTCGGGTGTCCCGCTACACGCAGTTGCCTGCGCACCTCGCGTTCTATCCTCGCTGCCTCAAGCCTGCTGCCGGATCTTGAGTACGCGCCATAGCCCATCGTCCTATCAAAAGTGACACCGGTCGTGCATGGCATCCAGACATTGACACCAGACCTTGTGGTGTAACGCCTAATCCCGGTACAGCCAACCTGCCTTGCACGCATCCTTGCTGCGTCGGGAGAGGTGAATACATCAGGATCGCCGACCTCTGGGGTGAACGCCTGTAGACCCTTACCCTCTGCGGTGAGGGTTATTACACCGGACGGTCCTGAAGCGTAGGAGTCACCCATGGGGCCTACTGGTTTTGCCGGTGACGCAGAGACGATACCGACACCGGGAACACCCGTCATTCCGTAGGAACGTTGGGCAAGATTCTCCCATCGACGCACCCTTCGTTTTCTCTTCCTGCCCGATGCTGAGACCATCTCCTTGCCGGAGATTGGCTTATTGAGCCATGAGTCGTCCTCGGCTAACTTTGATATGCGTTGCATTTCTTCAGAGGATGAACACGGCATCCAGCCACCATCAACTTCATGCACGGTGTCGCAACCCATCATCTTCGCAACGGCGAGTGCCTCTTCCCTAGTGGCGTTCTTCTTCTTCTTGCCGTTTGCGGCTTTGATGCCTTGTTTCTCTTTCTCGTTGGCGTACCTCTCAAGAAGACGTCGTCCCTTGGCCGCGAGTTTGGCGGCATCGTCCATATTCTTTGGCACAGGTTCGCCCCATGCCCTTGCCGATAAAGCAAGGCGTGTGGGTTTTCCGTTGTCGTCGACCATTGGTCCTGAAGGGTTGGTAAAGAACCTCGTGAGGAACGAACCTTTGCGACGCATCTTCGTCGGCGTGTTGGCTGCTCCCCTCACGCCGGGGCGGAGGTTTGCGCCCTCGGTCTCCCTGAAGTGCCTACGTCCAGCCGCGGTCAGCCCGCCGTCTGGATCACGCAACGGCTCTTTGGCACTCATGCCTTCCTCCACTTGGCCTTTGTGGCTTCGACCTTCCTAGCATTTGCGCCGGTTAGTGCGACGACCGTGGCGTGCATACTCTGCCCATTCCACCTGTCAACATAGGTATCGAAGTAGTCCCGTGCTTCTTCTGCATCAAGTTGCATTGCGTTTGCCGTGAGCGACTTAGCCTTTTTGGACATCGGCGAACCCTCGGGTGCGTAGAACCTGAGGACACCACTTTCCAAGACGATGAGTGCGATCGGCGTGTCGGCAGCGTCAATGTCCCTGCTGTAGATATAGGCGGCGGAGTCGGTCACAATGTGTCCTGTTCGGCTATGTAGTTGATGAGTTCCCGCATTGACTTAGAAGGCCCGCCCTTCACCCACTGTGAGTCCTCTACGGTCAACGGCCTTACGGCTATGTCGGCGGCCCGATCAAGGGTCATGAATAAGATCAGACCCTCTTTTGTCTTTGTAATGGAGGCAGGTCTCATGGGTGCGAATACACCTGTCGTCAGCATTGAGGCTTCTATCCACGCATCATTGTCGTCGCCGACGATCTCAGCAGATGGAATGACATATTTTGTTGAGGGGTCATCAAGGTAGTAGGAAGCCATGGGGTGATTGGTGTCCCACATAACAACGATACCCGTCGAGTCCTCTTCGTCGCCCGGCATCTGCCTGACATCGGCCGGTGCAGGGGCGACAGACTGATACTGATTGAGTATCTCGGTGAAGTTGAGTGTCTTCTTCGTCTTCATGTGAATAACCTACCCGCGTCCATGACTTAGACCGTTGTGCCTTCTGCGGCAAGTTCTGCGGGCGAGGCTTTCTTTGGCGTTGCGATAGAGCCGAACTTGCTCTTCGTCCATGTGGGTCCGAGTGCTGCCCTCACCTTGGAGCCGGCCTTGGAACTGACAATGAACTCCTCGATTGGTTTGCCGTTGATCTCCGTGATTCCGTCCGCCTTCAACTTTGCTATTGCCTGGATTCTTGGTCCTGGCGGAAGGATGACGAACGAAATGTGTTCCATCGGCGTAGTTCCGTTGCCCATGAACTCAAAGACCTTGCCGTTCTCCAAGAGGCTGATCGGATCGGTTGACCCCATATTTTTTGCTGTCAAGCCGTTTGAACTCGTCGGGTTAAGTGCGCCGTAGGGACCGTCGTTAGGTCCGTGCGCCCACCAACCAATGTCCCTCATCTGTTGCTCTGCGTCAAGGACGACAAAGGTGTCCTTGCCAGTTCCCCAGAATGTTGCATTTATGTGCTGACCGCCTGCGCTGCCGAGTCCTGCCGAGCCACCAGCAAAGGCCGACATGAATAGTCCGTCACCACCGCCAGACATAAGGTCAGTCATCGGCGACGCTCCGTACCCACCCGAGCCTTGGGCTGCGCCTCCACTGAGTCCACTACCACTCATCACCTGCTCAGACTTTGATATTTGTCCGCCGGACTTAATGAGCCTGACGACGTTTGATCCGTCGGTGTAAGTGCCCATGCTCTTGGCAAAGTGTGTGGTCTCCGCCAGTTTGGGGTGTTTCTCAAGCAATGTCTTGTAGCCCTCGTCGGTCAGCCTGAACCTGAGCCTGCCCATGCTGTCGTGGTACGGCTCAAGGTCGTTGACCGTTAGGCCTTTTTCTGACGCCACCCGCGCCAACCTGACGGCCATGCTGTCCTCGCTGTTGAGAAGCTCCTTGTCAAAAGTTCTGGCGAGCATCCCGGCAGCCCTCATCTTCCAACCGTCGTCGTTCACATAGCCAATGTCCGAGACGCCAAGTGAAGAGAGGGTTGATGCAACTTTCGCTGCGTCGGGCTTATTGTCCGGGTAAAACACCGAGGTGAGTCCCCTTGAGGAATAGTTATCCCCAGTCTCCTTCGTGTCGTAGTTGACCAGGACGATCGCACCATCGGGCATCTGTGCCATGACATACTTCCCGTCAAAGGACGCCGCCTCTGTGATTGGGTTTCCGTTTGGTCCGATATTCCATTTGCCACCGCTGTTCTGATACGCCTTGTGGCCTGAGCCCATCTCGAGTATCTTCACCATGTTGCCTTGAGCGTCAACGCCGGATGCGAGTGCCTGTCCGATTGACTTAGATGTCTCGAAGTCAAGCCTGGTGGACATGGAGACGACTGGTGACTTACCCTCGCCAGTCTGCGGGAAAGCCACGAACCTGACGCCTTCCTTGGTCTGTCCGCCACTCATTCCCACCGTGGTGTAGTGGATTGAGGACGGGTCAACCAAGGACTGTCCGATGGCGAGTGTTACCGTCTTGCCTCCCGCAGCGGGTGCGTTGCCAAATGCTTCTTCACCCTCAATCGGTGTCGGAGAATATAGTTTCGGAGCCGCGGCCTGCGGTGCGAGTGTCTTCGGTGCTTGTGATGCCTTCATGACACCCTGTCCAAGTTCTGCGTCAACCTTTGCCCTGACGGCGGCGATCTCGTCGTCGGTCATGCCGAGTTCCCTGAGCATGGGGTCGACATATGAGTCAAGCCTGCCCTTCTTCTCCTCAAGAGCCTGAGCCGAGGTGCGCGCCCTGCCAGCAAGTTTGCCCCCAAGGTTTTGTCCTTGGATGAGTTTCTCCGCCTCGCCTGCGTAGTCAACGGACTCAGCGCGCCTAACGGCGTTGATGGTCGCTTCGGCAAACATCTGCCTGCGTTCCGGGGTATTCATTGACTGCTTGGCAGTCTTCCATGCGCCTTCTCCGTCAAGACCGCTGAACATGAAGCCAAGTTCGTCCTCGTCCGCTGGCGAGTCCTTACCCTTACTGACCTTCTTGCCATCCTTGTCGTAGAACTTATGTCCCTTGAATGGGCCGAAGGCGTTACCGTGGTCGATCGGGTGATAGGCAACTGATCCGTCCGGGAGTTCAACCGCAATCCAGTTATCGCCCTGACGGTCGTAGTACCTGAACAACGAATCCATAACGACGCCGGTAGCGACAGACTCGGGGGTCAACCTGGCGATGATGTCGTTCTGCTGAGCAGACGGCATGTTGCGGATATGACCAAGTGGCTTGCCGTCATAGAGCATTTCGGAGGACTCAATGAGGATCGGAACTTGATCTGCCTCTGCGTCATACTCAGGGTGGAAACTGGGGAACTTGTTCGGCGATTTGTCAACGACGCCAGCAGTACGGCCACCAGATGATGGGAAGCCCAACATCTGCATGACCTGATTGCCAAACAACTCTCGGACGCCTTCTTGGTCGTTCCTCGTTGCTGACTTGATGACGAATGTCTGACCTGTCGTCGTATCGAGGAAACGTTGTGTCTGATCCTTGGGGCCTTTACCGTGGTCGTTGAACCCGGAAGCTTTGGACAATAACTTGAATCGACCACTTCCGCCACCGCCACCTTCGGTGTTTGCCCAGATGCTCTCCTTGAGGAGTTCGTTGGGGACATCGGCAAGGCTTGCGCCGTCGGCAATCTTCTGCGACCACTCTTTGACCAATGGATGGTTCTCGTCAATGGGCGAGGAGTCGGCTGACAACGGCGTCGGGACGAACTGTCCGATTGCCTTGCCGTCCACCGAGTTGACCCCGAGGTTTGTCGTGCCCTGATAGCCCTCCGCCAGTTTCGGCATGTGAGGCGCGGTGGTGAGGTTCATTAACTCCGTTGAGTCAACGACAGGAATCCCGCCGACCCCGGAACTGGAGAAGATCGCCTGCGGTGCCGGCATACCCTCCTGGATTGCGTCATCCATCTTGACGAGGGTGTAGCCACCAATGTCATCCTTGAATATGCCGACGCTCGTTCCACTAGGCATGATCGGGGCGATTGCCGCGGCGATCTCGCTAGCTTTCTCAATCGTCGGTGCGTTCTCGGATATCACCGAGGACTTCTTCAAGTCATACTGCTCGCCACCGGCAAACACGGTAGTGAACTTCTTCTTGTGCGACTCGGTCACATCGCCATAGACCTTCGTCGTGGCATAGGCCGCCCTAAGTCGTGCCTTGGCATCATTGACTTGGTCGTACGCCTCTTTGATATCGTTCCCTGTGGTTGCACTTTCAAGTGCCGCCACGGCTTTCGACAGATCTTCCGAGGCCACCTGCATCTCCATTTTGAGTTGCGTGTCGCGTTTCAGTATGTCGCCGATGCTCTTGGGGTTCTTATCAAGCATCTCCTTGAGTTCCTGCTCAATCTCAAGTGCGTCCTGCTGTGCCATCATCCGTGTTGCCATGAACTTCTTTGTCACGTCAAGCCTGACGGCGGTCTCCATCATCTTTCCGATAAAGGTGTCTGGGCTGGTGGTCTTACTAGCGAGTGCTTTCTTGAGTTCAGCAATCGTCATCTTCTTTGGATCTTGATCTCCGATCGCATCCTTGAGGATTGCGTTCATGTCGGCAAGTCGTTTCTCGGCGTCCTGCATCGCCTTGGACGCATGATCAGGGTTGTACTCTGCGTTCTTGAAAAGTTTGTTCTCCCACTCCTGAACAATGGAGGCGAGCCTGTCACCGGTTATGTTCCCGTTGGCTACGAAAGACATGTCTGCAGGGTTCTCCGCAATGCGCAATGCTTCCGAAGCCATGCCGGCGTCGTCGATCTCCCCGACATTTTCGCCAGCCGAGTTCATAGAGCTGTATGTCCACAGTGGCTGACCGAAGAAGGTGGGATGCTTTAGAGCAAACTTGAGGTCTTCGCCACCGAGTGCTATTGCAAACTGCTTTGGGTCTCCGTTTTCGCTCCAACCCTTTGCCCTTACGGAGAAGAGTCCCCACTCGCCGTCTCCGTTTACATTGAGCGAATGTTCAGGGTCTTTTTCGGCAGCGGCGGTGTTTTGATCAAAGAACTCAACTACATTCTGCTTCTGTCCCTCAGTTTGAGCGTTCAACACATTGAACATGCCAAGGGTCTGAAAGCCGAGTTCCTTCAGTTCTGAGATTTGCTTTTCCTCAAACAATGTCTTCAACACTTCGTCGGCAGCGTCGGAATCAAGTTCGTCCCACGGGATGTCATCTATGTGCTTGTCATTCTTGCTACTTGTTGCCCACGAGACATACTTCGGCGGGGTCTTGGTCACAAGGTCGTGTCCGAGTTTTTCGCTGTCGGTCATCTTGGAGAACGAGTCTTCCCAGTCCTTTGTGGACATAGCGTGGAAGTTTCCGTCGGGCGACATCACGACCACCCCGCCGTCATCGCCGAACTTCTCCCTCAGCAGGTCGTGTAAGGCTTCCTCGCTACTATCCCAGGGTTTCCCGCCAAATGCCTGAATCAAGTTTTCATTCATTGTCTTCGGAGGACCACCGGGGCCAAAAGGCTTGGTGTTATTTATGCTTGCCGAGTCCGCAGAAATGATTTTCTTGCCATATAACGGCGAGGACTCGTCGGGTGTTACATCCTCAAGTGGTTGACCAGAGTTGCCCCAGTTAGACAACTCACCTGGCATATCATCACCGTAGGCATTAGGGAAAACTTGTTCTGGATCCCAATCGTTGAACCCGTCCACTCTGGTATTGAGTACGACCGCAGTTGTTGAACCGTCGGCGGCGGTGATCTCCGCAAGTTCTAGGTCACCCTTCTTGTAGCCCTTGGGGAGGTAGTTCTTCTCGCCCGTTGTGTCATGAGCAAGTTGTTGCGCCTGACGCAATGTCGTACCCGGGGGTAGTTCAAGGTATCCCACGATTGAGCCCTCAGGGAACTTGGACTCGTCCTCGGCTCCGAGCGTCGGAACACCCTTGCTTCTTGCTTCGTCAGGAGACAGCATTGCGACATTGCCGATGGTAGCGATGCTCATTGACGGTCCGTCAATCTTGGTCGGCTTTGGTTCAGGTGTAGGGCCGGCAACTTCTTTCTCAACGTTGGCGGTGAACTCCTCGACGGTCTCCTTTGGGATCATCTTCTTCTTGCCCTGCGGCTTTGTCAACTTCTTGAAGCCGTCCATGAGTTCTTTGACCTTGGCTTCATCGCCCGGATGATCCGACTCGTATTTTCCTTGGAGTTCCTTCAAGAACGACTGCTGACCGTTGGGGCTGAGGTGGTTGAACCTGTCAAGGGCGGTGAGGCCGGGAGAGTTGCTCTCAGAATAGGCACCCTGCCCCGTGAGGACATCCCAGTTGTGTAGGTGCGTCTTGACTTTTGCCCTCAGTACGGCGTTTTCTTTATTTGCCTCCGGAATCTTGCTTATTACCCCGAGATTGTCGTATGCCTCGGCAAGATATGCCCTCATCTCCTCGTCGCCGAGTCGTTTACTGATACCGAGTTCTTCACTAATGAAGTTGCGCAATGTCTCCTTCTGAAGCTGAAGGGTGGGCTCAATCAGTTCCGTTGCGTCGGCAGGGTCAACGCCGGCTGCCTTGAGTGAATCGTCGGTGATGACCTTTGATGTCTTGTATGGCAATGGCGACGAAGGTGTGATCGAAGTTGGATTCTCCGCCTCGCTCTTCGCCGCAGCGTTCGTCAACTTGGCGATTGCCTCATCGTTGGACGGGTCGTTCTCCGCCTCAAGGGCCTGAAGAACATTCTTCGCCTTGCCTTGGCTCACACCTTCAACCAGGTTGCCAGACTCGTCTACGATTTTCTCTGCATCGGACTGAGGCTTGTTTGATACAAGGTTTGTCGGCGGAGCGTCCTTCTCTGCCTTTAGGCGCTCAGAGATTTCGACGAGTTCGTTGGTGACGGGGTCTTTGCCAATCTCGTAGTTGTCAAGGCCAGCATCGGACAGTTCTTGGAACCTCTCGGCTATCGCCTCATTGGCTCTCTCAATGCCCAGGTCGTATATGGCTGCGCGATCATCAACGCTCTCAAACCATGTATCGGTCATGCTATTGAGGTCGGCGATGCGTTGCTTGTAGGCGGCCCTACCAACAGACTTCCACTTCTCGCCGTCTGGTAAGTCCGCATAGTCAAAGAGTTCTTCGTCCTCCTCGTCTGGGGCGTTGAAGTCTGCGTCAAACTTAGTGCCGGTCGTGTTTGCGCCCGTGAGGTCGGCACTTTCAAGTTGCGCCTGACGGAGGTCTGCATTGGTTAGATCGGCGTCGCGTAGATCTGCGCCCTCGAGGTTGGCACTATTCAGATCTGCGCCCTCAAGGTCGGCACCATTCAAGTTGACATTTGCCATGTCGGCACTCTCGAGATCCGCTTCACGAAGGTTTGCGTTCTTCAGGTTCGCACCCTCCATGATGGTGTTGCTCATGTTTGCCTTGCGGAGGTCGGCGGAGGGAAGATCCGCATTGTTGAGGGACGCACCGGAAAGATCCGCTTCTCTGAGTGCTGCGCTGGTGAGGTTTGCGTTGCGCAAATCTGCACCGTTCAAGCTTGCCCTGTTCATTACGGCGTCAGAAAGGTCGGCACCCATGAGGTTGGCATCGGTCATATTGGCGTCAAGTAGGACGACACCATTCATGCTCGTGTCCCTAAGATCGGCACCCTCAAAGTTCGCATTAGGCATGTGCGCACTGGTGAGATCCGCACCAAACAGGCTTGCGCCCGCAAAGTTTGCACCCCCCAGTTCAGCGTTCCTCATGGCCGCGCCGTCAAGTACGGCTCCGGTCAAATCAGCGTCAGTAAGGTCAACGCCCTCAAGGCTGGTATTAGTCAGGTTCGCACCCCTGAGGTTTGCCCCGGTCATGTTCATATTGCTGAGATCAAGGCCAGACAAGTTCGTGTTGGACAGGTCTCTGCCCTTGAGTTCAATGCCACCGTCGTTGAGCACGTACTCAGTCAGGTCAAGACCAGAAAGGTTCATCCCAGGCGTGATCTTTGCTGGCTTCTTTGGCTTCTTCGCCTCAGGCTTAGTCGTGCCGTAACCAGCGGCAGATGCGACCTCTTCCCTGAGGCTCGCAATGTCGTCTCGTTGTTTTGTGAGACCCGCGTATATTGAGTCGTTGCCGTAATCCTTGGGCCACAACCCAGACTTCATTAGTTCTTTCGCACGTACCTTGATCATTTCGTTGACGAGCGCATCAGCATCGTCAAAACTGCCTGGATCCTTGTCTTTCTTTGCCTTCTCAATGAGGGAGTTCAAGTCGTTATACGGCTTGGCACTTAGTTGTGACGGAACTTGGTCCTTCGGTGTCTCAAGTGCTGCAGGGGTTTCAGGTTCCGTGTCGTCTTCGAGTCCCGGATGACCGTCGGCGTGCCAACGGAGTTCGTCAATCTGAGCCATGAATGACTCAGCGGTGTACTCGTTCGCCCTGAGTAGACCCTCCTTGCGAGCCTCGTCAATGTTCGCCATTGACTGCTTGGCGTACGCCGTTGCGCCTTCCTTGTCGCCAGCGTCGTAGAGTTTCTGCGCCTTGTCAACTTCTTGGTTCAGATACTGGATGCTCTGCTTCGGAGTCTTCTTTGCCGTGAGTTTCTTGGCCGGGGCAACTTCCTTTGGCTTCTTCGCCTCGGGGGCTTCTGGCTTTTCTACTTCTGGCTTTTCCGCCTCTGGATCCTTGGGCTTCAGCCATGCGGGGAACTCAGGCTTTTCTGGCTCTGGTTCTTCTGGTTTTGGCTTTAGCCATTCGGGGACTGAATCCTTTTCGGTTTCTGGTTCTGGTGGTTGCGTTGTAGTGACGGACGGCTTCTTCGGTTTCTCTGCCTCGGGAGCATCGGCTTCTAGAGCATTGCGTTTTGATGAGCCCTTGCCCTTTGAGTGCGTTGACAACGGTTCAACGCCCATTGCGTCAAGTCGTTCCTTGTCAACGATGGCGTAACCGCCGCCTGGGGCATCAACGACATACCTGTCCTTGCCGTCCTCTGAGGACAACTTATTAGCTCGAACGTAGGCGGTTATTTCTTTCTGATACTTGCCGTCCTGCTTGCCATCAAGTTTTGACTTCTTTGGCTTCTTCTTCTTTGCGTCTGCGGAAACATCGGGTAACGACGGCTTCTCCATCGGGCCTTCGCCGGGGATCTGGCCGACGGCGATGTCTTCCTTCGGCTTGCTCGGAGTTACTTTCGGCGGCTTCTCGGAGGCGTAGACGAACTCACCCTCGCCCGCTCTGTACGACTTGATCGGCTCAACGCCGAGTGCCTGTAGTTTCTCTTCGTCGACCAGGTAGTACTTACCGTCGGACGACTCAATAAGGTGAGCCGCTTCGCCATCTTGAAACTTTTTACTTCCTCCCTTTGCGCCGGCCGGACCATAGTAGGAGGTGTTGTCAATGTTGGAGATACTGTCCTCGGCACTACTGCGATTGGTCTCCTGACGTCCCCATCCCGGCGCAGTGTCAATCTTTTCGTTTGATGCCTTCTTGTTATTGGCCTTTTTCTGCTCGCCATCAAGTGACGTAACTTTACCGTCGTTGAATGTTGCGACTGGCGTTACGCCCTCCATCGCCTTCAACCTCTCGTCGTCAACGACGACGAACTTGCCTTCATCGTTCTTTACGACATGAAGGTTCTGCGGTTTGTTGTCGTCGCCTTCCTTAAGGTTGGGCTTAGCCAACGAAGAGTTGCGGGCTGCGACCATAGCAAACGCCCTATCATCCTCAGGCTTGCCAATGACTTTGCCGGGGAGTTTTTCTGTTGCGGTTGCGGTTGCGGTGATGTCCTCAACGGGGGTCTTGGGTTTTGCCGTGCTGGGATCCGGTGGAGCAAAATCTTCAAGTTCTAGATCTGGCTCGGCATCAGGTGCCGTGTCGGGGGTTGTATCCGGTTCTTTACTTGGCTTGTCCTTGGACGGTTTCTCGCGTTGGTCGCCCAGGACATAGTCACCGAACCTCTCCCTAAGACCTGCCCTACTGCGCTTTGGCTTTTCTAGTGGTTCGCCATCGGGCTTGCCGGGCTTGCCCGAACGCCTCTTGTCAATCCGTTCGGCAGCGCCCTCAAGCCTGCCCGCAATGCGTTCCTTCAACGGGCCGCGTTCTTGCCTACGAGACCTACGTTTGGACGCGGCTTGATCAACCCTGTCGGCAACATTCTCTAGACCAGAGGCGACGGCAACACGAGTCTTGCCGGGCTTCCTCTGACCTCTCTTGGAAATCTTTGGTGTCTTGGGGCGTTCCCACGGCGTGCCATCTTGAACGAGCATGTCGCCGTCGGCATCGTCTGCGTCTGGGTCGTACCCTTGCGCCGCGGCGCGTCCACGTTTTCCGATGGAAGCGAGTTTCTTGAAGTCAAACGAACCGTCTTGTTCTGGCCACAGGATGATATCCGGGCCAGATGACAGGGAGAGACTCTTTGCCTTGATCGCCTGATCGTTGGCTGACTTAGTCAAACCCTCAAGTCGTGCGTAGTGAACTCTGTCATTGGGTTGACGGAACTCGTACTGAATCTGTTCGGTCTGTACGAATGGAACACCTTTGGTGCTGTGCGAAAACGCAGTAGTTCTACCCGTCGAGAGACGGCTGGCCATCCGTACGCCGAGGGCGACGGAGGAAGCATCTATTGCGGCCTTACGCGTAAGGACGGAGAACTCTACCCGTGATTTTTGCATGACCCCGCTGTGTTCTGGACGCAGTTACTTGACGAAGAAACACTACCACCGTAGGGTGTACTACTGGATCAAGCAATAGCCTCAGTTGTCTTTTCGCCATTGAGAAGTGCGGTGATTTCCGCCCTTTCCAACCTGGTCGGTGTCCTTGGGCCGTCTACGGTCTGCGCTTCAGAGAGTGACCAGAGGATGTCTTCAATCCTCCTGCGTTCCCTAAGGGGGAGTGCATCAACCCACGACGACCATTCCTTGCCATGGGGTGAAGTTCCGATGGCGTCCACACCACCGTCAGTCTCAACGAGAACTGCGAACTTTCCACTATCTATATTCTTGACGAAAGCCACCTTGTTCATGACATCACGCCAAGAACTGAAAGGAATGACTTCCTTGATGACCTCATCTGTTTCACCCTTATTGCGTAGAGATCCTTCATTGTGCCGAGGTGAGTTTTCTCCCCCTCGGTGATTCCAGCAATGGCGAGCCTGTCAATATATGCGTCCCAGTCGAACTGTTCTGCTTGTTGAAGCATTTGTTCGTACATAGCGGCAACTTTTTCCTTGACCTTCTCCATGGCGGCGACTTTCTCAATCAGCCACTTGCTTGAACCATCCTGCTTGAGGTAGGAAGAGAAGTCGTTTTGTGAAGGCTTTTTTGCCCCACCAACACCAGAAAGAACGTTTCTCCCTGAGGACATGGAGATGACATTGCTTCCCTTGCCCTTGGCGGGGACGACCGTAGCTGGCGTCCTTCCCTGATTATTTGTGAGGTAGTCAACGATGGCAATCCTTGCAAGTTGCTCACCAGGAATGTCCGAGATGACATCATCTTTTGACATCTTGACCCCTGTCATTTCCCCGGGCGACTCAACGACCGCCCTGCGAGCATTGCTCTCGCCGAACAAATAGGAGTCCGGGGCGTGTATGCCGAGACTCTTGGCAATGTCGTTACCTACGACGATGCCTATGTGCGAGTCTGCGTTCTCTCCGTGAACGATCCAGGTAGTGCCGTCGTTCATCGCTACAGATGTCCTGCCTATCCCAATATCGGTTGACTTACCAAGAGCGAGAGCCTTGCCCCTCTCAAATGATGGCAGTGCAGCAAGTGACTCAGCGGTTGCTTCGGCTTTGATGTCCTTGCCAATCGCTTCTTGCGACGATGAGTTCACAACGGTGTCAACTACGGTCCAGCCAGAAGACTTGTCCTTACCCGAGGACTTGTCCGAGTACCAGGCCTCGTAGACCCACCTCGGCATAGTCATCCTCTCCTTGCCCTTGGCGATGACCACGAGTTCGTTGGGCTTGTCGATGTTGGGGAACGACTCGGAATAGACGAGGTCGCCGGCCGATTGCCTGACCATTTCCCTGAGTGCGGAACCGTTCTCGTCCGTCTTTCTTCTGGCTGTTGTGAGTTTCCTCATGAGAGCACTTGCTCGTGCTTGTCCAATCGGTTTGGTTGCGTCAAGCCTGATCTCACCCGAACCAGGAACGGCATACCTAATACTCGTGATGCCCGCACCAAATAATGCTAACTCCTGCCCGCCGATGGACTTCGGAGAGTTGAGCGCAGTTACCCACGTCGCTCCCTTCATGTCGGGGTTATTTCTCTGCTTAGCGATTCTTGCGATGTCACTAACGGGAGAGAATGTCACTCCATCAGCCCTCACCATTCTAATGAACGGGCCTTCGGCTGAACTTGCCGCACCGACAACACTCGCAATCGCTTGATCTCTATTCTTTGCTGATGGCTTTGCCATGCGCGGCACATCTGCTGCCCTTGCGATATTTATGGCTTCGCCCGTGTACTTGCCAGCCGTTACCCGAACACCCCTCAAGATTGAGGGTGCTGGAGTTCCGGCTATTCCAAGCTTGCCGCCATTACCGCCGTCGCCTGTCGCCGCCTCGGCGGCCATGATGATTGCCTCAAACAACTGCATACCGCAGTTTGTGAATGTGCGATTAGAAAACCTTCCGCCGTGTTCATATCCCGGTGGACACCTAGTAACGACCCGCTGTCCGCCGATCCTGCCGGGCAACCCACCTCCACCACCTGGGGTGAGGGCTCTAGATATGGTTGACCTAATCGGACTTCTCACCCTCGACATATCTCCGGGGACGATGGCAGAGCCAACAGCCTGCGCCGCCCTACCAATACGACTATTGGAACGAACGAGGCCGGCTTTTTGTTGAATAAACCTTGACGGAAGACCCACGACATAAGCGTTGGGATCGTGAACGGGAGTTTTTCCTGAACCTTCGTCGGCAATCCTGGCCGCAACCTTGAGGTCAACAATGTTGCGCCTGCCCCCGATGAGACCAAGGTGCGAAGAGAGGTCGGAGACCCTCTGTCGGTCGGCATCGACCCTCCTGGATTTTGTAGACGACACGGGGGCGATGTCCCCTGAGACGGAGTCACTACATCCGCACCCGCAGTCGCCCTTGGCAGACTTTGGGGACGAGAAGGCCGCCGCCGTCTTGACGGATGATGCGATCACCGCAAAGGGGTCGGGCCGTGTGGCTTTTATACGCATGTTGCGTATCCTAGACCCTTCAGTCTTCTTCTTCTTCGTCGTCTTCCGACTGTGGTGACAACGAGTACTTTGCTCGCAGGAGTGCCTTGTTGATCTCCTCCTCCGAGAAACCCTTCATTCCCTTGCGGAGCTGCTTTAGGAACGAGTCGCTTGAAATAACCTTCAAGAGTTCCTCATCGCCTAGCGACAATGACTCGATGCCGGTTCCGGCCGTATCGCCTGATATTTCTAGTAATCGTGGTTCTTTTTTCTTATTCATACTTTCCTCCTTGTTTCTTCTTGTAAATGATACATGAACAAGTATTGCCTGTCAACTTTCAGCAACGACCTTCTCGGCGTCTTTCTTCTTGGCTCTTGGGAGAAGATCCTCGGGACCCATGTCGGGTAGTCCAATCTCCTTGATGGCGTCTTCCATGAGTTGTGTACGCGATGTTTGTTCTGCCTTCTTCTTGCCTTTGTTGATTTCTTCCAGGCTGATCATCGCCGCGTCAATGAGTTTCTGCGCCGCCGCAAAGCCCTTTTCCCCCACAAAACGTTCGTCGGCGTTAGGGCCGTGCGCCAGCCTCTGTATCTGAGCCATCCTGTCGGTGAGGTACTTCTTGGCGGTGTCGGGAACGAGTTCCCTCATTCTCTCCCAAGTAATAGACTGAATCTGCCTCGGCAGGTAGTCCTCTCCCGTCTCGCCCTTCCACCTCTCGGCGGTCAGAACCATGGCCTGCCTGAGGAGCGGATACGCCCGCGCCGTACCGGTTGACTGCACGTGCGTAAAGGCTAACGATGATGTAATCAAGTGATCTGCCGCTACGGGAACCATTAGGTTGCCTGCCACAGCGTGGGTGTCGATGGTGACGTCCTTGTGGGTGGTGTCGTTTGGGAAAGCGATGTTGTTGAAGAACGACCTGACCTTGGTGCCGTTCAGTTCTGCGTCAATGATGTCCATGTCGCCACCCGAACGGAACAGCTTGATAGCGGTCATGTATGTGCCGAAAGAAGTTGCAGCAACAGCAGACCCGGGGTTCGGCTCAACCTCGTGGTCGCCGGGATCACCCTTGCCAAATATCGTTTTGTATGAGAGAAGTCTGTTCTTGGACTTGCCCTCCTTGATGTCACTCTTACTGAGTTCAGACTCGGGCATACCTAGATATGTCCCGCCCTCAATCTCACTGTGCGCCCTGATGGATGCGGCGGCGTTGAATACATCCATCTCCGAGATGTTCTTACCGAGGAAGTCCTCCATGGTTGGCTCAATATCGTCGGACATGTCCTTCTTGGCAAGCAATAACTTCTGTTCAAGGGTTTCAAGTTTTGCCGTGTTGAAGGCAATGGCATTGGCGGCCTTCTTCCCGTCCTTGCCTTCGTTCTCAGAAATCTTCGCCCTGGTGTCGGCGATGTCCTTCTCTATCCTCTTGATGCGACTCGCATGAGAACCCCTGTCTCCGGTTTGCCTAGTGTTCCATTCTCCCAAGGCGTAGATGTAGGCCTGTTTCGCCGTCTCCTCAGACATGATGTGTTCCTTGTCTGAGAGAAGGCGGGAGAGGTGTTCGGCCATCGCCGTGTTCTGATCCCAGTCTTTCTGCGGAGACAACGACGCAGTAACGGCGTGCATGGTGATTACGTCAATGCCAATCTCTTTAGCGATTCTGGTGTCAAACTCGTTCGCTATGTCGTACCAACGCGCCCATTTCTTGCGTTGCTCCTCCGTCGTCTCACCCATGAGGGTCATGAGGTTGTCCGACAGTTGGTTGATCGCCTTCTGTGCATGCTCGGGATTCTTGGGGTCGATCCACTCAAAGCCCGGTGCGGCCTTGAGGAACGAGAGCATCTTGCCGACCTGCTCCTCGTCAAAGTTGGAAATGTCCATGGTCGTCTTGCCCGAGGTCTTCGTCTCCCTCCTGACGGCTATGGCGGGGGTTGCGGCGTTGACTATGTTCTTTGCAATGTCTGCATCACCAATGCGAGGGAGCTTCTGCGCTCCAGCAATGTTGGACACATCGCCAATCGCTTCTGGCTTGACTCTTGAACCAGGTATCCCACAGTTAGAGCCGAGAGTGTCCGTGAACTCCATGGCATTTGCAGTGCCGGGAGGGCAACGCAACTTGCCCATCTCATCAACGACAGCGACACCCTTCTTGACGGCGTTTACCGCTCCGATGCCGGGTCGCAGACCTTTCTCAAGTTGCGACTCAAAAAGTTGAACCGCCCTTGTTGACATGCCTCTTGACATGATGGCAACCTTCATGTCCCAACGGGACATATTCGGGACATCATTAAGGACATCGTCGTACCCAACATCGGCAAGCATCGCATCTTCCTCCGACCTGACCGCAATGGTCTTGGTCTCGGAGAACAGCGTGGATCTACGTTGATTGGCGTTGATGCGCCTGTCGGCGTCCATCGCCGACCGTTATTCTGCGTCTGAAGGTTCGGCCTGCTTCTTGCGCGAACGCTTGGGGGCCTGTTCCTCCGCAGGGTGATCGCAGTTCTCGTCGTGGGTGTGTTCCTCGACTACAACTGCTTCTGCGACGGGTTGTGCCTCGGCCTCTTCAACCTTGACTTCCTCAGCAAAACCCTTTTGAACTGAAAACAAATCCGTAAAAGGCCCTGTTGGTCCTTCTGTGGCAGGTGCTTCAGCAACGACTTCTTCAACCTTTGGCGAGAGGTCAAAGACATTTTTTGGGGTATTGCTACCCACTTGGCGCATGACTTTTTTCATTCCATTACCTCCCTCAGATGAGACCCTTCTCGCGGAGTTCTTCTTCCGCGCTAAGTGCCTCAAACTCCATCAAACTTGCCATCAAGGCATCATCCTTTTGCATACCTGGCTCAACAGATGTCGTTGAGTATTCCCATTGGTCTGCTCCAAGAACCTTGCCCTCAATCGGATCTACGAACACGTCGTACGAGTAGCCGTCCTTGCCTTCGAGTTCGACGCAGTAGGACATTCCGCCCTCATACGAACTTACGGTGATGGTCAGGCTCTTGCCCTCAATGAAGCCCTCGGCGATGTCGATTGCTTCGTCCGGCGAGATGGCGTCGTCTGCGAAGGCGATTGCGTCTTCTTCAATCGGCTGCCAGCCACGATCTTTTCCGGAACCGTCGTAGAAAGCCTCGATCAGTTCGCCGTCCTTCTTACGAAG